GTATGATATCTTCGAACATCAAGGATTGGTTATAACGCTCCAATACCTTTAACATGAAGAAGTCATCGAACATATAGATACAGAACGGAACAGCCTTACCAGTTTGAGGCATACCGGCTGGTGTTGGTACCTTGATATGAATGAAATTCTTTTCATTAAAAGCCATGAGCTTCTTGCTATAGATAGCATCATAAATAGGCTTCGGTGTCTTCTTACTAAAAAATTTGTTGTTAGGTTGTGTAACCTTTGAGCTATACTCTTGAGGAATATCCCAAAAGTACTGTGACGCATTAGTAGCTCTATCGAACCTAACTACGATCTCCTTAGGATCCCAAAAGATAACCTGCAGCCTTTCTAAGTTCTTGCTAGGCTTATCAATGATCTCGTGCTGTCCCTTAGTCTTGCAGCTCTTGCAAACTTTGGTGTAATGACCTTCCTTACCAAACTCATAGTCATCAGTCTTCTCGATATTAGTAATACGGCCACATCCAGGTGTCTGACATTGCATAAACCTGTCAAAACCTTGGGCGATTGTAGCCATCATATTACCATGCGCTAATAGATTGATACCACCCATGCTCAATACTTCTTTCCAACGCATCTCTTCAAAGATCTCTTGGTAACGCTTCTGAGCTTCGGCATCATCACACTCGATCTTAAGACTAGTGATAAAGTAATTGCTTACACGTTTGATGACAGTGAAGTAGAATGGGAAACGAAACAAGAAATGATTCGCCCACCACAACTGCATGTCAATGTTCTGTGGTAAAAATTGATATGGCACTCCATAGAAAGGATTGCTGTATCTTAATTGACCAGCACCACCAGAGCCTCCAGTAAAGAAGCCGGGTATCTCGCCATTGTTGATCTCGTTTGCCATATTATAAATCTGTGTCCATCCTGCGTTCTTCCACCTCTACTCTAACTTTAGCTTGTGCTTGCTGTTCATGGAGGATCTCTTCCTTGACTATCCTTCTTAGTTCATCCATATCTACAGCAGGTCTAGGGGCTAAGTTTAAGGTAGCAGCAGTAGATCTGCCATCCCTAAGCTTTCGGCCAGATGTATTGTAGTGACCTACAACCCAACCTGACATAGGTGGGTTGCCTGCTTCTGATAGTGATTCAAAAGTTCCTCCGCCAGTTGTAATAGTAGGCATGGTGGTAATGTAATCCAGATTTACTAATTGTCAAATTTTATTTAGGACTTTTATGCTTAACTGCTTCGAAGTCAATGATAGCTGCTGGCTTGGTTAACTTGTCTTTGTTGTTCTCGTCAGCTATACCAGTACCCATCTCGTCGTAGTACTTGGCTTTCTTGGTAAGATCAAAATCGCTCTGGCTATTTTCAGTAACCATGCCGTTCTTTTCAAAGCTCATATTGTTTTCATTGGCGCATGTTGATCTAATGAATTTAGTCCAGCTACACCAGCTACTAGAGCACCACCGGCAGTCTGTGCACCATTTACAACAGCATCATAAGCTTTGCGTACTGGAGTGGTATGCTCTTCATTAGCATCAGTTTGTACAGGTTCTATTGCAACCTTAAGGATTTCTTCAATTGTAATCATGTTATTATGCACTTTTTTATGGCAATTACAACATAGTGTAATGCCATTGTTAATATCAAATCTTAAATGCGGATATGCAGCAAAAGCCTTAATGTGATGGGCTTCGAGATTACTACCACGCTTATTACATAGTTTACAGGTATAATTGTTTCTTGTAAACACACTTCGGATCCAGGCTTTATACTTACCTGATTGTCTTATTTTATTATTTTCAGGGCTTATACCACCTTTCCAATTCCAATGTTTATTACCAGCAAACCTTCCAAGCATTACAGCAACCATTTTGTCTTTAGCTTTATGTAAGCCTGCTCTAATGTTTTGTCTATGCTCCTTTGTAAGAGTTCTGCCGGTTAATGCTTTGCTAACTTTTTCACCATGGCTTTTTGGAAGTTTATACCCTTTTCTCATAACCTGACTTTTTCTTGCCTCTGCAATTTTTCTTCGATGCTCTGGGGATTTTGGCACACTCTTTCCACGACTAACTCCTTTGTTGGCCAAAGCAATAGCTAATTTATGACTTACAGACTTAGGTTTACCTGTTAATTTATGAATTTTTAGATTGGTCATTAAAAAATATTAGCACTGGTTGATTAGTGTTATACCAGTTAAATTTACCTGCATACATAGTATTGATTTTAGCTCCGTTATATGAAATAATTAATTTTCCACCCAACTGAGGTTCAAATGCAATATCATCTTCATGACTAAACACTAAGATAGTCATTCTGTCATCGAGTGTTATTTCATCAATCGTTAATTTAATTTTACCAAAATCTACTATGATTTCAACTACTTTCTTATTTTTTGCTGAAGTAGGTTGTGGCAAAGCTTGTGGTGCTGACTTAGGTATGTCAAGCATTTGATGTAGCGTAGGCACTGGTAACACAGGCTGAGCTGTAGGTAAAGCTATAGTAGGAGCCTCTGCAGTCTTAGTTTTTTTACGCAAAGCTTTGGTTGGCTGCAACTGAGCTACTGGTTCTGGTTGTACGATTTGACCAGTGAGCCTGCGATAATCGAGTTCACGCATAGGTCCGATAGTAGTCATGACAAAGCCTGGCATTAGATTGCCACCTCTAGTCTGCATACTATTCTGCATTAGTTTCTTAAGTCTCTCACCCTCTACTGTACCACCTGCTGTTTCTCCACTCGCCCTTCTATGCCCATACTCATCGTATTTACCTACGACAAAGCTTTGGACATCGACTGCGCTGCTGCTGATTGGTCTGATTTCTCGACCTGGGTCAGATCTGACCCCACTGATTTGACTTGATGATTTAGCCATAATTATTGATGTTTGGTTAGATACTCTGTTGCTTTTTTTGTTGTCTCGGGATTGTCTTTGAAATAACCTAATCCTCGATTACAACTGTCGCAAAGCAACCCTCTAACTTTACCAGTTTTGTGATCATGGTCAACACATAACATTTTAGTTAGGAGGTCTGTATTTACTTTACAAATTGCACAACTATTGTTTTGAGTTAGGAGCATTTTATCGTAATCTTCGGTGGTCATGTCATAGCTAATTTTTAGATGTCTAATTCGCATTTGTTTTAAGACGTATGGTTTATTTCGATAGTAATACGTTGTACTACGTTTACAGTATTCATCTTGAACTTTGGCATATTGCTGTTTCTTTTGTTTTTTGAGCTTATCTTTGTTCCTCAAATAATAAGCTTGTTGATACGCTTTATCGTTTCGTCTTGATGGCTTGTCGCTCATATGGTATAAATAGCTATATGAAATCTGTCACAATTACTCGTAGAGAGTCCAAATCAACTAGACCGGGCAACTACAGAGTCGACTACACAATAACTAGTGGTACTAACATTACCACATTCTTGTTTGTCAAGCAACGCATTTTATTAGCTGATGGTACATACGACGACACTTTTGTGACTGTAGCTTCACCAGCTCAGATCGAAGACATACAGCAGCAATCTCCAGCTCCAGGAGAATTCTTTTATCGCGACAATACTTTTTCACTAATCTCATCTGATCCTACTCTTCTTCAAACAACTGCAAACAACATCTTAGCTGACGTCCAACTCACGATTCAACAATCTGAGGACCTGGATGTTTTATCTACTGCGGAAACGATTACTGTTACAGATTCTTCCATAACATATTCGTAATCCCAGTTGACACACTGTCGAAGTGTGTTATATTCCTGGAATGCCTGACTACAACTATTCAGCCGCTCGTGATAAGTATCCTCTACCTGACCGACAATGGAGTCAGATAAAATCTAAGTATGGCCTTTGTAAAGAAGCTTATGGCGAAGCTCTATTACTCCAAGGTTATACTTGTCCTATTTGTGATGAACCGTTAGGTGATGACCAAGTGGTTGACCACTGTCATAAAACCGGTGTCGTAAGAGGTATTGTGCATAACCAGTGCAATAAGGTTTTAGGCTACTTAGAAGCCCGACCAAGGGTTTTAGAGCTCGTACCACATTATCTGCATAGCAGACAATCAAAAATCCATAAGTTAGTGAATATCAAGCATTTAGCTAAAATAGCTAAAAAGTATAAAAATACTAGCAAATGATTGATTATCAACAACTTAACGATGATTTGTCTAAGTTTGAGACATTGAAAATCAGGAAACCGACACCCCCTGGCTTTTTCTTCAGGAACAACCTTCATATTATACAATGACCAACGAACAATACCAATCGATCAGAGCAAACGCAATCAAGCTTAAACGTGCAAAGAAGGGTTTCATCACTTATCTACAAGCACAATTTAGCTGTGATAAAGCACAGGCTAAAGCAATATACAACAAGATGGCCAATAATTTACCATTGCCATCCATAGCTAATGACAAGGTAGTTCAGCAAAACGGCTACACCTACAATGAGCTCAACGATAAATACATCGTTCCATTAAAGAGCTATGGTAGGGATTATGTATGCCCCGGTGATCAACACAGAGCGATGTTAGCGGCTTACTCTAATTGGCAGGGTGGAGAGAAAAGCATAGCGCAGATAGCTAGACTATACAAGATGCGCAGAGAATGGGTAGTGGAGTACTTTCGTATCATGGGTTGGACTCATGACACAGTACCGATTACTACTGAAGAGATTATCCAGAAAAAGGATAAGGAAGCAATTGACAGAGTATTGCAGACTAGACGCACTGAGCTACAACAGGAATTAGAGCATGCAGATTGGAAAAGCACTCAAGCAGATGCAGAAAGCTGGAGATTGTTTGAAGCTGCTAAGCTAGATCCATTTATGCGCGTTATTGAGAAGTACACGCCTAGACCATTCAAACCAATCATCTATAAAGGTAGTCCTAAAACTAAGGATGAGACTTTGTTGATTGGTTTGAGCGATTTACATTTCGGAGGCAGAGCTAATTCAGAAGAGCTCTATTCTGGAAGTGATTTCAATAGTGAGAAAATTAAAGACATTATGGATAGTTACTTTTGTCAGATCTATGACGAAGTAAACAATCGTAAACTACCATTCAATGAAGTTGTGGTATGCAGTTTAGGGGATATTCTACATGGATTGTCTGGCTTTACTGTCAAAGGCACTCCATTGGAATCTGATTTGCTTAGAGAGGAACAGTTTGAGCTAGCATTGAATAGCTTGAATGATTTCTTCTTTAACCTGCTTACTATGTTCAAGAAAGTAACAGTCTATGCAGTAAAGGGAAACCATGCTGGTGTAGGAGACTGGATACTATTCAAGACTATACAGACTTACTTTAGGAATGAACCTAGAATCAAGTTCAACCTATTCAAGTCTAGACAAGGATGCTTTAGAGTAGGAACGACTGCTATACTTATGGACCACGGCGCATCAGATTTCGCAAAATCGATCATGCCTACTAGTGGAGCTCCTAAAGAAGCATATGTTCAAGCCCTATTCATGGAGCACCCAGAGATATTACAGGGAGCTAAGAGTAAACTAATGCTAACTGGAGACCGTCATCGCTTCTTACAAGAGGAGATGAGAGGTTTCGAGCACGTTATCTTTGGTAGCTGTGTATCAGGAGACCGCTATGCTGACAACCTAGGTTTGCATAGTAGAGCGAGACAGAACTGCTTAGTACTATCCAAGGATGGTATCAAAGAGACAATCTCGTTTTATTTCAATTAACAACAAATAAATTATGTTTAGAAGCCTCAGATTAAAAATAGGCCACATCTTGATAGGATGGGGCCTCAAGCTGTTGAACTCATGTCGTTCAACTCCGGGTGTCCCCTATCCAGAGGCAGGGATAGATGAGATAAATGAGATGATGCAATCAATCGAGTCTGATCCTAGACCGATTGAAGAAATAGTAGAAGGATCATCTGGTGCAGCTCTACAAATGCCAGCACCAGCATTACCTCCACAGCCAATACTAACACCTATTACTGAGAGTTTGAGCAGGCGTATAACTGACTTAAGCCAAACTGTCAGCAACATATTCTCACAAATGGATGCCAACACAGCCAGGCATTTGAGTGAGATGCGTGATGAAATTAATAGGCTTAGAGCTGAAGTTAATAATGACACACAGCGCCGTGAAGTTCTACAACAGGTAAGAGATAGAGCTCGCGTAGTTAGAACTAGTGCTGATGCAGTTAGGGATAGCGAAGCAATGACTCTAGGTGCACTAAGTTCTAGACACGGTCCACAAACTGTTCCTGGAATGAGTCCTATGGCGCAAGCAGTTCAAGAGGCTGTTACTGCTACTCAAATAGCTAGATCAGCTTCTGAAAGTGAAAACGAGAGACAACTTGACCGAGTTAGAGCGATGATTGAAGCCGCTAATGATACGTCTAGGGTACGCCAAGCTACTCCAATTTCGACACTTGGTGAAGCCATCAACGCTTATGGTGAGACTGAAGTTAGGATCAGGGCTAATACTAATCGTGGTAGCGAATTTATAGCTAGTGACTTTCATGTAGGTAGTGTAACAGAAAGACATCCAACCGTAACAAGAGAACCAGCCCCTAATGTTAGACATGAGACTGGTGATCGTAACCTAGACCAAACAATATGAGTATCTTAGACGGATTATTTGGAATGGGATCTGGTAGGGTTGAAGCTGATGATGCTGATGTACTAGCAGACATTTAGAACACAATCCTACTTTAGAAGAAAGAGTCGCATACCTTCAACAAGCAAATGATCAAAAGAGCATAGACATCGTTAACTTACAAAGAGAGTTACGTGAGCTTAGATTACATGTTGAAAGATTGGCCGCAGTAAATAGGAGGACTGAACAAGAGGGCATAGTCTATAGAAGCTCCACGCGACGCTATATCAGCAGCACAGGATTATTTAAGAGCTAGACTGCGTGAAAGCAGTTTTGCTGAACGTATAATGCCTGCTCCTGAAACACAGCTACAAGTAAGTAGAATAGAACAAATGATAAGAGAGAACATGACTCCTTACGTTGGTGCTAGTGTTCAAACAAACAACGTTACTATAGACAGAGAAAACAACACAATTAGAGCTGACGTCAATATCCAGATGCAACAACCAATGGAATACATAACCGTCACTCTTAACACCAATCCTAATCCAGGTAGACTGGACGACACAACAAACGAAAGACAATTAGACCCCCATTTATGAATCCAAATTACACACACATAGTTCTGTTAGTTGACGCTAGCGGAAGCATGGAGCCGACTAAACAGGCTACAATAGACGGTATCAACAGGTTCATTCGTGAACAGAAAGCTTTGCCTAACCAAGACCGTCAACTTAGCGTAGATGCAGACTTCAGCGAGTCTACTCCTAATTTGAAGTGCACGCTTAACCTCGTATTCTTCGCTTCAGATGGGCAGTACAGCGCTCCAAGGACTGGTGAGCCTGGAGACTGGTTCGGCTATCACAAGTTCATTGATCATAAGGACCTGAATGAGGTGGCTGAATTAACAGCAGCTGACTACACTCCTAATGGTGGGACTCCATTGTTAGACGCATTCTGCAAAGCTATTCGTGAAGCAGAAGCATTCATCAATACACTCAATGAAGCTGAAAAGCCTGGTAGAGTGATTTATGTTAGCCTTACGGATGGTGAGGAGAACACGAGCCGCAACAACTCTAATGAAGACTTGGCGAAGCTAATCGAAGAAGTGCAGGCTAAGAACAGACAGGTGATCTACTTAGGCGCAAATCAAGACGCTATCAAAGAGAGCAGCAAATACAAAGTCTCTAAAGGACAGGCAATGACTTACAATGCTACGAATGCAGGTTATGAAGTTGCTTTCAGGTCATTGTCAAACAACGTTCTAAGGAAACGTAGCGTAGCCGACACCAATATGATGTTTGCTTGCTCTATCACTGATGATGCTAGGTCTATCAGCGCTGGATCTACATCAACCATGCCTACTACAACCACGTCTAGTATTGGTGGGCTTCATGACGTAGTCGGTTCAGTAAAGTTCAATATCAGTGAACAGGATGATCTTGCTGACTTGCTAGCTCGCGCAGAATCAAAGGAGATCAAGAATGACATATAAGATCACAGAAACGATAACGACACTCCCTTGGCTAGAGGGTTTGAACAACGCGCCAGCTGAATTAGTTACTAGAGCTAAGATCATGGCGGAACAGGGGACACCAGTGAACTTTGGTAAAAACGAAACAAATAACTGGGTAATCCTTTCTATCAGCGAAGCAAATAACTTAGCTTACGTAGTAGCTAGGGGCTAAGAAAAAGGAACAAGGGGAATGGCTCAACCATTCCCTCTTTATGACAATAATACTCGCCAACAATATGTCCCAAGGTGAGACGGTTATGAATGCGTGTGGAATGAAAGAAGATGACTGCGCAATCATAACTGAACCGGATTACCTTGATGAGGTGAGATTCTTTGCTAACGAAACAGTATATGCTCATAATAATGTGAGCCCTGAGTTAGTCAGCAAATTCACCGCTAAGATTAACTTAATGCCGGATAGCAATCTTAAGCTAGTCTTCAAATCATGATCTATTACATCTGCATAACTACACCTGACAGAACACTTGCTCGAAGCAGCATTTCTCAACTAATATCTGTCTCTGTCTCCAATCACCAAAACTTAGGAAGCACTACTCCTAACCTAATCAACGAACCAATGACTTTTTAGCTGTAACTAACAAGAAAGCTATCAAAGATCTAAACATCAAACCCGAGGATACTGTAAGACTAAGCGTCGAGAGTGTTGAGGGTGGCTATCGCTCATTCAATGCCGAACGTTTTAAGCACGTTATCGAAGTGTTTGATGAGATGAAAGAACTAAACCTTAAAGTCGATCCTAATGTAGTCTATGTCAATTGAGCTATCAACTGGACCGTTTCAACTAAATTCATACCATACATTAGGTCTGACTCTTAGAAAAGCTAAACAACAGGCTTATGTCAATGTAGTGAAAACTTTGGCAGAAGACTTACATGCTGCTGGTTTCACCATCTCCAAAGATAAATTCAAGTCAATGACACAGGACATTGATCCAGACAGCTATCATTGTGACGATGCTGACCACGTTTATTTCACTGACTTGATCGCGCCTATCAAAGGATTAGGTACTAACTGTATTCAATCAGCACACCTAACCTTGCCTAGCACTATTCCAGACTTAACTGAACGCCACGAAATGGTTATCTTGGAAGTGACTTACAAAGGTACTAAACCACCTAAGATTGAGGATGCTTATAGATGGATAGAAAATCCGAATGGCAGGTCTGGTTATGGTAATACTCCAGGGCTATCTGTTGGTGGATTTGCAGGTGATGGGTTCAACCTCAATTATGTTTCAATCAGTGAGTTTGCCGAAGACTATATGTCTAGGATACCTGATTGGAAAGCATTTGGTGATAAGCACAAAGCTAAGCTAGTTAAGTTACAAGCTGAGTTAAAAGAGTTGCAAAAACCCAAGGCTAAAAAGAAATGAACTTATTCGACGCTACAATACAGCTAAGGAAAGCTGAACAAGATGCTAGGATGATATTCGCTCATCAATTAGTGCAATCTCTGTCAGCTGTCAGTCACGATCCTTTATTAGACTATGGCATTCCTGAGCTAACCCATACTAAAGGAATCAAAATAGCTCAGTACAATGACAATCCTGAGCTAAACCTATACTTGATGTTCTATGATGGTTGGATGAGTTTGGATACAGGTAAATACGTCATCAAGTCATATTGGGTGAGAGAACAGAACGGATTTAACAGTGTTTACAATCCTAGACCTGGAGTCAAATACGAAGTTGCAAGTTACGACAATCATAAGAAGGGTAGGGATTATACCTTTCACTGTAATTCGTTACAGGACACACCTAGCTATATCGACATGGACTATCAGATTTCAAAAATGTTCAAGTCATTGCTCCGTTCCTATAAACAAGGAAAAAGGAGAGAAGCTAAGTCTAAAGAGTTGGCAGAACAACAAGCAGCAAAATACAATCAAACAAATGGCCACAACACCAATACCACCACGAGTTGATGACCCTAAAGACGCAGTTCTTTGGGCTATCTTAGCTAGACTAGAATCTATTGACGAAACTACTGGTTCGAGAGTAGGCTTCGGCGGTAGCTTAGTCTATAACGCACACATGTCTTTGGATAGACCTGCTTTCTCTGATGAGTTAGAGCAGATCCGAGCAATCCTAAAGATCCAGGCTCCTAAAGAAGAAGAAAGGCCAGTGACCGGAGATGGCACTAGTCGTAGCACTGAAGCCGCTACCATGGAAACTACACTTCGAGATGATCTATGAGATTAAGAGAAACTGCTTTTGGTGAGATCATGAGTAAGTTCAAGGTTGCCCAAGAAAGGATGTGTCGAAATGTTTACATCGAGACACTCCATTTCTTAGCAGCCTTATCTCCTCACATCGAAGTCAAACAAGAGGCAATACTAGCACTTGACGCCGCTACTAAGTCTGGATGGCCTACTAGATTAAACGATAACTTGGATGATATTAGCACTGTCAAAGGGTTGCTGAAGTATAAGGGTTCAGACCTCAATATAACGATATCAAGGCATGGAGACATCTATCTCAAGTTCCCTACTGTAGAACTAGAGGTGTTTGAGATCTATTCTAGGGAGAAAAGGCAATGGAAGAGACAGATCGACCGTCCTCAATATCATACACCTGAGCAGCCTGATAGTGTTGAGTTAAAAGCGTTCATGCTACACAGACTACCTACCTTCGAAGAGATCCAGTCTATGTGTGGTACTGTAAAGGATAACCGCAAAACGTTCTATAACAGTTGCACAGTTAGCCTAGACAGTTCTGATTTGCTTGATAAGATTGAGGATGCTTACAAGAAATACATGTCTTCGACTAAGAGAGTCAATGGTAGTAAAGAAAGAACTAAGGAACTAGTGGTCGCACAATATGCTAAGCTAAGGGGAATCCCGGCCTATGATAGGTGGAGGATAACCCAAAAGCCCGTTCCTGAAGCAATCAAGCTATGAACAAACCACAAATTAGTCTAACCATCAATCGAGCTTATTTAGAGTCCATATCTATAATCTGGAATGCACTTATCAATGAGCTACGTACTGTAGAAGGATTCCAAATAGATGATGAAATGGTATCTAGGTTAAACGCTTGGAATGAGAATGCCAATACTCACTGGCCTGTATTTGGTAATCGTTATTCTCACACACCTGCTGGATTAGTCAGTTACAAAGGTTATCCATTAACTATGCGAATGACTCTTAGTGATGGCTGGCAGTATTGTACTATTAACATGGACCAGTGCTCAACCTATGCTTTGGGAGAGGCTGTATGCTACCATGGTAATTACTACGGCAGTGGCTTGGATACTGCATTAAACATTCTTCATACTAACGAATTAGTGAGTGGAGAAAACTCTGGAAAACCATTGAACAAAGTTGATGTATTAAAGCACTTTAGTCAGAGAAGGGAAAAGCGACATGCCAACTCAATAGCTTGGTATCTTAGTTCTAGCCCATTAGAGTGGTTGATTGAACAACTCGATAAACGCATTGACCTCATAGTTAAGTCTAAGAAAGCAGTCAACTTTACTAAGCAAGAGGAGAAGATCTACAACAGATACCTAAAAAATAGGTGGCCTAAGGTAGACGCTTATCTAAAGGCGCTACCAAAGAAGTAAATCAAAGCCCGATAAAATTAAAAACGGGCATCCATTTATGAACATATTAAACAAAATCAAAGGTTGGTGGAAGAAACGTAATGTTGAACAGGATGCTAAAGTAACAGTTCACTTCAAGCTACCTAGTGGCAGGACATTTGACATCGAAGCCATAGACCCAAACAAACTCAAAAAGAAATGAATATGCTAGCATCAATTTACGACTTTTGCACAACACACTATATTCTCACACTCTGGGTATTGTATGGTGTTATCGGTTGCATCATTGGTATATGCGATCAAGCCTACACTGATGGGTATGTAAAGCTAGAACACTTATACTGGATACCGGTCATTATCTTCTTTGCTCCAATAGCTACCTCAGTAATGGCAGTTGTATGGCTGAGCGAGCATAAGGATATGACTCTATTTAGGTTAAAGAGTGGGGCACATCCTCGGAATACTAAACCGGTTACAATAACACCGGATGCTAAGGACGAGGATAGGAGACTGGATCCAAACCTATGATACATAATGTGCTGAAAATCGCTTGGATAACTGTTTTAGTAATCATCGTATTGATAGACGTGATTGCTATGATCATCAGTTTAAGGGATGACGAATGAACGCAGAACAAACTAAACGGATCAAACACGAAGAGACGTACATAGAGTTCTTGACTAAAAGGGTGAATAGCTCTAATTTCAAGGCAAACGTCTCTAAAGAAGAATTCAACAAAACCGAGGCTAAGCTAAAGAAAGCTAAGCTCGTACTAAAACTATTGAAAGCAGGCTAATATGGAAAACGAATGTCCAGGATGTGGCGCACCCTTAATGAGGACTAGCTTAGGCGATGTCTGTCAAAATAGGTTCTGCGGCTACATTGACGGTGTGCAGATGTATGGTCCAGTATGCCCTAGTTGTAGACAGACAGGCATAACCAGGATCAAAGGCACTTACCAGTATAAGTGCAAATGTAGCTGGGAAGGTAAGTTAACTGAACCAGCCGGAAACTTGAAGGCTCCTATTAGACTAGAGCATTCAGCACGACAGTTAGACCCAGACCTATGAAAATATTTAAGATAAAGGCCAAAGACAAACCTGAGTTTTGGCCTGGACAGCAAGTTGTAATGAAGCTATCCAAAGGCAGCAAGTATAAGCATGCTATTGTGACCATAGAATATGTGGTCTGGCATAAGGCTGACAATTGCTGGAAATACGCATTGAGCGGTTGGATGTGCGAAGTTAAGGCTGAACAACTAATGAGATTACAAGTAACGCCATGAGTAGACGAGAATTAGCAGATCAACATTGTGAAGTCATGGCCAAATACCTTGAAGCTGCAGGCTGGGTTGGCGATGAAAACTTCCTATGGATTGACCCAGTGACCAAATACTCGCATCACACTATGGTTGCTATTCATATGCAACTAGATCGTGATATGAGTGTACCGAGAAAGTGACCTATGACAGAGCATGAGAGAATGGATGGATTACTAAGACACATAAACTTAGTAAGGGAGCATTGTTCAATATTGGCTGAGAAATTAGCTGATAAAGGAGAAGTTGAGTTGGCTAGAGGGTTGTTGAAAAACAGCTTTCTGCATGACAACAGCAAGTTCTCTGGAATTGAATGGCAGTTCTTGACCGATCCAAACACAACTAATAGAGCTGGACTCAAGTATGCTATCGAGCATCACCAGCGCACTAACCCTCACCACCCAGAGTATTGGGGAACTATCAAAGAGATGCCGTTGATCTATAGGTACGAGATGATTGCGGATATCACAGCTAGAGGCAGCGAAATGGCTACTTCTTCTCGTGACTTTATCAACAATCACATGCCTAAAAGATACGGGTTTCCTAAAGATGGTGAGATACACAAACAACTAGTCTCTATTCTCGATATGCTGTGTCCACAACCGTTCACGCCTATTGAGAGTACTGAGACACCAATCGAAACAATACAAAATGATACTAGCAATCAACGTAACGACCAGCAAAACTCAACAACAGATAGAGCGCCTGGCCAGGTCTAAGGCACAGCAGTTTACTAAAGATACGCCTGGCTTATCTTTGGTAGAGATGGAAATACTTGAAGGCAGGGTGTTTGACGAGATCATGGAAACACTGCAGTTGTATCTCAAGGATATGAAGACAGTCCAAATCGAGATCAATACAACTACCAAAGCTGCCAAAGTTATATCACCTATCCTGTTGATTCGGGATATCCGGACTAACAAAGTAATCATAGCTGACGGTTACCATAGGACCTGTGCCCTCTACCATTATGATGAGGAAGCCTGGATCCCGTGCAAGATCGTTACGCTATATCCAAATGACATTAAATGAGTGAATTCAAATGTGTGGTTTGCGACTCCCCGGAACCTGACTTGATGAGTCTGAAGCTTCCGATTAGAGGAGAGAAAAGACCTGTAGGCATAATCTATTGCTGCAAAGGGTGCAAACCGCAGCTAATAACAAAGATACTTGAAATCAAAGAGGTCCTAATCGAGGCATTACAAGCCTATGACAAGGAGATGGATTACGATAAGAACTTAGGAGAACTATGAAGAACGACGCAATAAGAAACACAATCCCATTCGACAAGAGTATTGTTATTCGTTACCTAATGCTAGACCTTAAGAATGGTAACTGGCATGGAACGAATAGCTTCATCAAAGAGAACATGGGTGAAAATCTAGGTGATGACGTTACTGCTGCACTAAATGCTAGGCTATCTTGGGATAAGTCTACTACAATCAATGTAGGGGAGAGCGGAACATTGCTGCGTTTCCTAACCTACTATAACTGGCAGACTGACGCTGGCAAGGAATTTGAAATTCATGGTACGCTACAGGATAGAGCTATCAGCAATGACAAGGCCAAGATATTGACTAACAGCTTGACGAAGTTACTGACTCTTGATGGTGGAACATCTCAATGGGCTAGCGCAGCTTATCTGTTTAGAGCGGATTCAGCTAGATTGCCTAGAGTATCACCTCACAAGCTTAGAGTTACTAAAACAGCTGTTGATGATTACCGTATTGAGCTCTGGAAATACAATAGATGGGTCGCTCCCCTCGATCGTACTATCCTGAACCAAGCGATGGCGGCTGTAAACTATAAGGCCTGCAAAGGTACTCGTATGATGTATGTCTACGTTTATCATTCTGAGGAGTATTGTTTAGCTAGGGTGTTTGACAGGATTACAGTTGAGGATGGAGCAGCTAGATTCCCTAGTTTAGCCAATCATGAGTCGAATAGACTGGTTGAGACGGATAGAGCTAAGGCACAATTCCAGGCTACTGGAGTGATCGATTCGAATGATCACAGGATAGTCCAGGCATTGGTGATCTTTGCGATCCTAAACAACATGAAGTACACTTGCACTAATCCAAACTGCGTAACCAAGAGCTGGCCTAAGTTCTGGGAGTTCGCAAAACTATTGGAGGCTAAATGAGCTTTCTATACAAAGTCGGAGACAAGGTGCTTTATACTACCTGGAATAACGGTGAGGTAGAACGTGTTGTCACTAATAGACAATATGACAAGGACTGGAGTATGAACTCCTATGAGCTGAACAACAAAGAAGGTTACTGGGTAGCTGAGACTTTGCTTAGGCGAGTAGTAACTGAGGCAAAACCAGATCCTACATTCACTGACATGTGGGATAAGATATCAGGATCAACATGAAAAAATTTAGAAAACTAAGGTTAGACGAAAGAGTCATGTCAAATGATGTGTGGGTGAAAAGAACGGACGACAGAGTTCCAAAGCGATATGCTATGGCTAACGTAGGACCATTTGCTTGTAACAGTATTATGCGAATAGTACACGACAGCTTAATTGGAACACCGGCAAAGAAAGCAGCTACATTCTCAACTGAATGGATGCTATGCAGGGAAGGTGATGACTTGGAAGGCTCGCTAGCTCCTGAAGTAGATTTACCATTACCTACCAGAAGATTAGACACTGATTTATGACAATAACAAACATAACGGGCAACATACTAGACTCAAAGGATGAGTTAGTAGCCCATTGCTGCAATACAAGAAACACGATGAACTCAGGTGTAGCCAAAGCTTTGAGGATGCAATATCCGGAAGTTTATGGAGAGGATACCCGAGCTTACATTACTCACGGCAAAGAGTTGTTGGGTAAGAGCATCATCGTTGAAGTAAGTGACAAGACTAGCCCAATCAAATATGTGTCTAACCTATACGGCCAGCCTAACTATGGCTACGAAGGCGCAAGATACATGAACTATGAAGCGTTCTACCAATCTCTGGAAGAACTAAGAAAGCAGGTATTGGAACTTAAACTAACTTCCATTTCCATGCCTTACAAGATAGCTAGTGATAGGGCAGGTGGACACTGGCCTATCGTGCTTGAGATGATCAAGCATGTATTCAACAAATTACCAATCAACATCAACCTATATGCGCTCCCTGATAACGGCAGCTAAGAAATACGTAGCTTATAAACTACATTTCGATCGCTCACTAATGTGGCACAACAATGCTGCATTCACGGATAAGAACATTCAACAGCTAACGTTCCCATTCCACCTCTTCGACCCAATCGTAGTCAAATACACTAAGACCAATGACAACTGAAGAAATTGCAGCCCTAAACCAGTTACAGCACGTGGATTTTGTGCAGCTTGTTATTATAAGCAACTTAGACACGGTACAGTCATTTCTAGATCTGTCACCTCAAAATGGTTACATCGATTGACTAACATAAATAGTACAACTCAAACAGCTGTATGTAACACTTGTGGTCCAGTTAAAGTATATCCCAGAAACGATACTAAAACACAGTGGCGTTGTAGTATTGAAACCAGAAATCGATCAAAGGTTTATAAACAAGCTTACCGACAAGCAAAGAAAGAACAGCTGAATGACAGTTGTGAGATATGCGGAAGCAAAGAAAAATTATGTTGGGATCATTCGCATCAAACTGGTAAGTTTAGAGGCACTTTATGCTCTAACTGTAATAGCGGGATAGGTATGTTGATGGATGATTATAATTTAGTTTTGAAAGCTTACACATATTTGAAGGATAAACCAAATGACAAAAGTGGTACATTGCAAGCGAAGTAAATTCGATGTTTTGATAGATCGAAGAACACAATGGGGAAATCCGTTCGAGATAGGTAAGGACGGTACTAGGGAAGAAGTGATCCAGAAATACGAAGAATGGATCAAGACAAAACCTGAGTTACTAGCTCAACTACCTCTATTAAAGGACAAGATCTTAGGCTGCTGGTGTAGTCCTCAAGCTTGTCATGGAGATGTGTTAGCTAGACTCGCAGACAACTTATGACAATATTCAAATACATAGCGTTGACTTGGCTAGTTCTAGGAATGCTGGTATTTTTACAAAGAACATACCAGCGCCGTAAATTAGTTTTAGAAGACATTCTAGCTTTGATATTATCCATTATCATTGGACCTATTCTAGTGATTATACTAGTAGTGGAGTGGATACAAGAAAACCGCAACAAAGGAATTAGGTGGTAATATGACAAGAAATCAATTGGCCCTGTTCTGGGGCTTAGCCGGTATTATGTGCGTAGCTGTTGGTTTAGCTAAGCATAACTGGCAGTTCTGTTTAGCTGGAGCAGTTTTCTGCTTCACGTCAGTAGCATTTAACGCAAACAAAACACAATGAGCACTCACACCGACAGATTACCTGAGGGAGAACCCCTCTTCAAAACAACTCAAGAGTATAACGACTGGCGATATGGCAAGATTACGGAATTGGAAGGAGCTGCTAGTACTACAGCTCAGCCACCGGAATTAGGCTTTGTCATCAGTAGACAAGAATACCCTCGACACCTTAAAGGATTTAATCAATTTGGTCCTATTTGGAGTTCGAGTTGGCAAGATGGTTTAGTTATCAGAGCTGAGGAATTAACACACCTCATGTCTAAACTGATGAAGGTGACTGACGGAATGAAAGCAACGATCAAAGACTGGCCTAAAACCTGTCAACATCGCAACCAAACACATGGCATTACTGGTTTAGACTATTTGGTTTATACCTGTGACGACTGTGGAAAGACAATATAATGGATGACAAATTCGAAGACTATCAGATCAAAACGATAGCACAAATCAGAGCTCGCAATACTAGGCTAAACCAATACGATGATAGGGCGATTGCATCACTGTATCGCTCTTACTCAGCTGAAACTGCTTGTGCTGGTTGGTTAGACTCGACTACTGAACGAGTAATAGACTGCTTTATCACTTGGGCGTTGACTACACCAGCAGATCTATTCATGACTGAAGAGCATGAATCTTGGAAAGCATTACTATACCAAACACTGTTCCAGAAGTTCAACATTACTCAAGCAGCCTTAGACGCAGCTATGGAGGAGCAGGGATCTAATCCAGACAAGTTCGACATACTCATTGATCCTACACCTTATCTTAGGACTGCTATCGGAGCTCCTACAACACTGTTAGAATACAAACCATGAACAAACAATACTACGAGGCTAAGGCAGAAATGCTGGGTACTCGTCAATCAATAGCTCGACGTTACCTTAATGTAGCGTTGATCATGTTGACATTGGGTGTCGCAACCCTAATACTGATGCGATGAAGACATTGAACCAAGAAGCTGGTAAGCCGTCAGAACGCAAGTTAAGCACTCAAAAGAACAACGCTAAGACTGCAGCCTTCTATCGCAACCATACATTCAGCAAAGACTGGATGGCCACTCCTACTCCCAAACCATTTACGAGAAGCGATGGTAGTGTAGGCGTGGATAAGACGGCTGGTGCTCACTCACGACCACTATCCAAAGAAACAATTCGTAACGCTAACCGTGCTATTCAAAAGCGTGGTAGGCAGTTACTAAAACGAGCGATGCTGAAACAGGCATTCGACGAATACATGAAATGAGAACAATACAAGAACTACCGGACTACACCGATATGCTAGCTGAACGCTACCATAAAGGTCAGATGAGAAAAGATGGACAGGAATACATCACGCATCCTAGAGCAGTCCGTAAGATTGCTGTCACGATGTATGATCCTACCAAGAACTACGGAACGGGGTTACCCTTAGGACAAGAGCTACCCATTATCGAGGCTGGCTGCAATCTCCACGACGCTATGGAAGATGATAGGGTGACTGAAGCACAGTTAAGAAAAGACTTAGAAGAGTTCCCTAGGTTTGTAGTTGATATGCTGATTGATGGTTTGCAAGCGTTGAATAGGAAAAACTTTACTTCCTATGACACTTACATCATCAACATCTATCATCTCAAGAACTGGACAACATTAGCTAAGTTGTCGGATCTTAAGCATAACTCAGCTACGTTACCTCCTGGATCGCTCAAAGACAAATACGCTTTGTCTGAATACATACTCACACACTAATATGCCTACAGCAAACGATTACGAGGTGCTGGCTAAGAGAAACTATCCAGACCTTAAAGCTAGTGGAATCTGCAGTGCTCATCGAGATGACGGTCACTATGAATGTCAGCGCTGCTATCCTAGTTGGCCAGCACTGTTAGACGCTCATATGGAAGTCAGCAATAAGTTGTGTGATGACTTGTTGAAGATCTCTGGGTTGCAAGATCCGCCCAATGGTAGGATTGGAACAAACGCTATAGTAGCTGAGATCAAAAGAAAACTGTGTAGGCGTGGTATCCCAGCCTGGCATCTATTAGTGATGTTAGTTGGCTCTGCTATTGTTGCCTTCATCATGACAGTGTTGTTTGATCGATGATCATGTTATTAAGCTGGCTTGGCACCGGTGCTTCCGTCATCGGTGCCATTCTAGCTGCAAGAAAGCATAAGTGGTGCTGGCCTTGGTTTATGGTTGGTAGCATACTCTGGACAATAGCATCGTTGAAAATGCACAACTGGCCAATGATCATCACTAACACTGTATTTCTTGCAGTGAACATATACGGACTATGGAACTGGAATCGCAATGAGACTGTATTGCCTAAAAATAACAAAGGATAAAATAGAGCACATTGTTGGAGACCGTGCTGGTATGTTTGTCGAGTTCTTCAACACTGAACAGCCTTACAAAGGCTGGTGTTACAGTGGTAATGAACTAGCGAAAGCATTCTTCACTACTTCGCGAGATGAGGTAGTGAAGATACAACAATCAACACAGGTCAACGAAACATTGGAAACTGAGGTCATCGAAGTTAATCTAGAAGTTCATACACCAGGTGAAACACGACATGACTTGGATGAACGGAGGTTAGACACACAACTATGAATCACTACAAAATATGGGTTGTCCACGATGCTGGGACAACAGACGGTTACGAGCTATCGCCTAGAGTTTACATGGATAGGTGGGTAAATGTTAGACCTGTTCCCACTGCTTCAGAACTGAAGAACGAGGACGTCGGAGTAACTAGTGTAAACTTTGCAACTCACTTCCTGTCAGAAAGCCAGGCTAGACATGTAGTATACTATCTAGGTAAGCTATTTCCTTTACGAGAGTTTAAGACTGTTAAGTTTGTTACTAAGATAGTTCTTAATCGTAGACGGAAACCTAGGACTAGTAAATCACAAGCTAGAGCCGACTTGCCTGAACGTAGATTAGACACACACTTATGAGAGTACTCTACTGTGTTAAAGTTGCAGCCGGTTCTAACAAAGACAAGTTTGCAACATTACAATGGAGACGAAATTCTGATGGAACTAACATAATGGCTATTCCTTCACATGGTACATTTCCTAGATGTAAATTCATGGCGACTGTATCTTCTGCTGAAGCTTTGAGAGATTACATGCAGGAAAAGAGACCAGAGAATACTTATGAGATAGTAGTATTTCATGAACAGCCTACCCAACGTATTATACCTAGGGAGGAAGACAACGAACGAAACATTGAACCAGACCTATGAATGAACTTTATTTAGTCGGTGCGGTCGACACTGATTGGGCAGACGGTCACTTTGTTAAGTTTGACCAAAACGCTAGCCCAACTCATACATTAACTATGCTGCATAAAGCTCGGTTATTCTACAGCTTTGAAGGTGCTGAGGAATGCCGGACTAAGGCGCAGCTGCAATACCCTAACTACAACTTCCAAGTCTACAAGTATGCGTTAGTAGGCGGTTACAAGCCGAGTAAGCACACCAATGAACGTAGACTAGACACAGACTTATGAGTGAATTAAAACTACCACTCTACAACTTCGTAGGTTACACACTTAACCTACAGCAACTTAAGAACGTTGGTCCGGCTTGTTATAATCCATCTATTAGAAAGTTTACGGTAGAGGTAGATGGCAAAGACATTAGTTTGACAGACTATGTTAGCAGCACTGAACGATATGACATGAGCAAGGTAGCAGAAAAAATACGAAATGACTTGATAGATGCTTGGTCTACTGTATTGTCAGACCACAAAGCAGATCAGGTGTAACAGAAGAACGAAGATTAGACCCACAACTATGAATGAAGAAATATTCGGCAACAGATCCACATGCAAAGACTGTGGACGAGAGCTGTTGTTTACCGGACAGTATTGGCAACACATCGGTATGCAGCCTCGACACATCCCTCAACCAATAAACGCATGGAACCCAAATGAAGCGAAGAAACAAGAAGATTCTGACAGACAAGAACGTAGTAGAAACCAAGTATATTACGGTTCGTAACGTCAAACCTACCAAGAAGAACATCAAAGCTGGGTTACTAATTCCAGTTGGATCACTACCATGAGTTTAACACCTAATGTAGTTTTCACTGATAATCTGCCGTTACTTATTCATCGATTATTTTATATTGATGAGGGTAGATTAAAGCTTATTAAAAAAGCAATAAAAGGTAACCTTAAATTTGGTTCGAGGCCAGCCAGTCAATGGGCAAAAGAACAATGGAAGACCGACCAGTTAATAAGAAAATATCATGACATTACAAGAAATAGCACTAAGAGATTTGAAGCCTAAAGGTAAAACCCCTAAAACCCCTAAAGCTGTCAACATCAACGCACAAATGGCAGGAGAGATTGAGTCTTTACCTGACAACGCAGTCATGATCTCTATCAATGAAGAACACGAGCCTTTGTATCCACTTAAGCTTGACCGTGCTTCTGATAAGATCCTAACTCTAAAGTTCACTGACATTACAGCTAGGCTAGAGCATAAAGGTCAATGGCATCATCCAATCTTGATCGAGGACACCTATAGAGTCCTTGAATTCATAAAGAAGTATGAAGGCAAAGACTTCATTATTCACTGTGCAGCTGGTATCAGTCGTAGTTCAGCAATCTGCCTCTATCTTCACATAGCTCATGGCTATGCGCTGAAGGAAGCATTCTGGGCTGTTAGTCATCCAAACAAATACGTGCTCGGAAGTCTGTTCTTCGCGAAATACGAGAATAGAGCCGGTCACTTAGTAGTACCATGAATATAGGATTACCGTTATACCCATTGAAAGATGGTGTTATTGATTTGACTAAGGTAAAGTACATATCTAAACCTTATGTCAATACTGGCGATGGGATGTGGGTCATGAATATTGCAATCACCATTGACGGTGATGGTCAGTCACTTTGTGAGTTACCTGATAATATGCCTGCTTACTTTGGCAATCCTAGTATGGAGGAAAAGGAACAGTATCATAGCAGATGCCAGGCTGCGGCAGATTTAGCGTATGAACAACTCATCACAGCCTGGTACATGGTGACAACTAAAATGGCTGTACCACCTAAACCACCAAAGCCTACTGAAGAACGTAGGCTAGACACAGATCTATGACACCAGAAGAAGCGAGAGAAAGGGGAATACCGGTTATCCCTAAATTACCGGACCCCACACCTAACTACGATCCTAACCCGACCGTAGCGGTGTGTGGTGAATGCGGACTCGAAATGAAACGAGTGATGGGCTATTGCTGTGGTAACTCACGCTGCCCATGTTTTCCAAGAATAACTTGCGGACTAAGCTAATATGGCACAAGAAGTAGTTGAACATTTCACAGATAATTATGGTAAAGTGGTCGGCATAGGCACGCTAGTAGCCTACAACTATTCTGGACAAGTAGCAAAGGGCGTGGTGAAGCGTATTCTTAGAAAGAAACGTGAGTCATTCTCTTACAGTTCTACAACCACCTACAAATACACGATCGAGATAAACCATATCGATTCAATGGGTAGAGTAGATGAGAAGCATGTATCTAAGGTCACCAACAGATACAACCTAATCGCGCTATGAACGAAGACCAAGAACACAATGACCATAAGCTACATATCAATCCTTGCATCTGTGGATTTCAACATCCTAAGGTAATGGGTGATGACTGCGATGCAGACGTTCATTGTCCTAGGTGTGATCGGACTACTCCTAATTGTTATGGAACTAAAGGAGCCATCAAGTATTGGAACGAGAATAAAATACCAAGAACAGAACCATTCATGCACACATTCAAACTATCGTGTCTATATGACCCAACTGATTGCCGAGTCATTACTGAAGGTGACTATATGCACACCGACTCCAACATACCTTACTTAGCCTCTAACCAAGTTGAGATAGGGGAGATGGAGAGGGCAAGAGACCGTAAATTTACTCATTGCCAACTGAAGCGAGTTGAAGTTACAATCAAAGAATGTCAACCACAACCACCAGTACAGGACAAGGCCAAACCATAACGGTCCAGTGCTTTACTCCAGACACACTCATCAAAGCATACCAAGATTACATCACGTTCCTTGGCAATGCTGAGTCACGAGTCATAGGTCTATTGTTCTCTCATGGCTTTCAATTCCCTCCTGAAATGATTGAGGAAGGTAAGCAACGTAGAGCTGAGCTTGAGCAGTTGTTAGCACAGTATGAGCAGCACAAACTCTAAGTAGCCAACATTAGCAGGTAGACTAGCCAGCTGCTCCTGCCTCTGAATTAGAGGCTTTGGAGCAGCTGGCTAGTATGATACCGTTGTCACCATTAGGCAAAAAAAGGCTGGATAAACTTAGGAAGAAAAAGGCTTCTACTAAATCCACAAGTAAGCTATAATAAGGGCATGAAGAAGTTTTTGACTACATTAGCCGTCAGCCTCTTAATGCTCTCCAGTTTTGCACAAACCAACAGTATATGGTCTGTGCAGCCCCCAGCGCCACAGCCATTGACTGTTGAACATGGCAAACTTAAGGCAGTAGCACCACACAAAGACAAGGTAATGTTCTTTGACAGTGCTAAGTCGTATTTTACGGCGGTCAACACTAACTACAATTGGTCGCTCACTAAGTTTGAACTGGCCACTGGTTACAAGAAAGTAACGACTGTAGGTAGTTCAATGACACTAGATGGACAGTACAACATCACACCAAGATTTAGTTTAGGCGGAGCAGCACAATTTTCAGGTGTAGGGTCACCCCTAAATGCACTTGAAGCTAGCCTCGGGGTTGGCGCGGTTGTGTTCTACGACACTAAACTAGAAATACAGGTTAGATCCGGTTGGGATTGGAATCAAGATTCCTTCGTGGTTGAGCCGTGTATTTTCCTAAAGAAGAAGCTTACTCAAAATACATTTGTTTCGACTGGTTTGTCATTGCCCTGGTATTCTAAAGGGCCTTTCAATAATGACCCAGCACTATATGTAGAGACAGGCTTCACCTATTAACCACATAACACACATGAATAAATCAATCAAATGGTTCTGCTTAGCAGGCCTTATTAGCTTAATTGCAACAGGCTGCGCCACTACTGGTGGTAATAATCCTGTAAATCCTGCCGTAGCCACTGCTGTTGTAGAAACAGCCTCAGCTATCGGTACTCAGTATGCGATTTCTACGTATCCTGAGACACGTCCTTACTTTGTATTGACGGACAAAACTCTGCAAGCATTGGTCACGAGTAACACTGTGAGCTTTGCTGAAGTGTCTCAAGCTATCAATGCAATCGAAGCTAACGATCAATATGCAGCACTAATCGCACTAGGATTGGCTGACTCATTGACCATTATCCAGAGTTACACTGAGCAGAATACCAACCTTACTAACATTCGACCATATGTCGTAGCGTTGGATAGCGGTATTCAAGCAGGTTTGGCTGCAACAACACCAGCAGCTAAAGCGTCCACTAATCAAGTTCGCTCTGTTAAGTTCTTGAAGCTTAACAAATAATATGATTACACTAGCGCTCCAAGGCGGAGGTATGCTAGGGCTCGGCCAGACAGTTGCTCTGGCCGAGCTAGAACGTCGTATCAAAACTAAAAGTGGCGATCTCTTTACCTATATCGCAGGCACATCCGTTGGTAGTATTATTGGTGCAGGCTTGGCTACTGGTGTTCCAGCTAGCGAAGTGCTCAATTTCTTTACTCAAGACGCCGGGAATATTTTCTCAGGCAGTATCTTGAATACGATCAGTCAATTGTGGGGCTCTAAGTATAGCACTACTAATCTTGAACTCTCTCTACAAAAAATGTTAGGGGACAAGACGTTGGCAGATTGCAAAACCAAATTTTTATCGACTGCATTCGATACTGTTACTGGGCGAAATGTCCTGTTCAAAAGTTATGAGAAGTCTAGTGTATCAGGTGATGGCACCGTGACTATAGGCTACGACGACCCAATTAAGTTATGGCAGGTTTGTAGAGCTAGTTCCGCTGCTCAAACCTATTTCCCAGGTTATCAATACAAGGGTATGGTTTTGATTGATGGAGGCAATATAGGCGATAATGCTCCAGATATCTTGCTATACTCTGAGTTGACTTTGGAAGAAAAAGCCCTGGCCTATATGCTAAGCATCGGTTCAGGCAATACTAAGTGGACTATTAGTCCTACCGGTATGCTTAATCCATGCGTACTAATGGCTGCTATTCGAACTATCACTATCGTATTTGCTGGTGGTGAAACGAACAGCACTTATTTAGCTAGTCGTAATTTAGGAGACAAGTATCTCAGACTTGAAGCTGACTTAGGGCAAGGGTTTGCCATTGATGATGCTTCAAAGAAAACACAAGATGCCATGACTCAAATATGGCATGCTTATATCACAGGACCAGGAAAACCTATCCTAGATAAGATCATTGATCTTCGTTACCGCGCTATGTTAGTTCATAGCCCTGTACCAAATCCAACCCTTAAACGTGCAAAACGCCAGCCAAAGTAAACCGCTTACAAGGGAATTCCTACTTAAACGAGGCAGCTGTTGTAACAATGGCTGCCTTAATTGTCCTTATGTACAACCTTTTTTTAGACGACGTACGAATCCCGAGCAAGATAACTTGGGTCGTACTGCCGTTAGTCGAGTGGAAGATAGCGAGAAACTACGACCAATTTGTAGCGATGATAACTGCCCAAGGCCTGCCGATCAGAATAGCCTTTGACCACGACTTGGCAGCAGAACATTACGATCAAGCCATCAAGCAAAGCTTGATAGACGGTAAGGAAATAGACTACGATTCCTTTGAAGACAAAACTGGTATGGATTGCGTTAAGTGGCTAGTTGAGTATTGTATTACTCACGACGCTGCTTTTCCTGAGTACTACCTCCATACTATGAATCCAGTAGGTGCTCAAAACATGAAAAGTTATATCGAATCATATGAACGCAGCAGAACCAAAACGTGAAGTACGCTATGTCCTGACAGACACCGTAACCAACAAGAAGACAGGCAAACCTTCAATTATGTCTGTTGTAGACGCGACACAGCTAAACTATGCTTACGCACTCAACCGCAGTAACCTCCGTTATAAAAGGGTTGATATGAAAGGCAACGAACTGTGAGCTGGGAGCCTAACCCTAAGCCATTGGAAGAAACAGACCCAGTACTAGCCGCTCTACTCTTAGAAGTGGCACGTGGAGTTCATAAGGACATCAAGTCTATGAATCTTGATTCACGTGGTACGACTCTGATTATGAAGAATGGTTCAATTAGGCGAGTTAAGGAAATAGGACCGAATGAACCTTGCTACTGTAAGAGTGGCAAGAAATACAAGAAGTGCTGCAAATCATTACCTACTAAAAATGAGAAGCCTTTTATGTGCCCTCATTGCCACAAAGAAGTGAAGGTCATGAAGAACAAAGCAGACTTGTTGACTTGTCGGTGCTATGATCCTAAGGATTAAAGGTTTAGAGGGGCGAAAGCTCCTCCAATTCCTTTTTTTAGCTATCAATTATCTTGAGTTTACATAGCGTTCTCGTTAGTATAGTTATATGCCAGCCACTGTAACACTTTGTCAGCGAACCGGGAATGTTCCTGGTAATGTCATGGAGAATGTACCAGCTATTGCTTGGAAAGCAGTAGATGATGTACTTACTCCTTATGACTTGTATCGTGCTGTCTTGGGCTTAGGCACAAACAGCTACACAGTCTACAACTACTTAAAGTTTTCAGGTTCATTCACAACTATAGCAAATGTGAATGTAACTCATAGTGGTGGTACTTTTGGTCAAGGTATCAAACTTTATGCTAGCCCAACTATAGCCGATAGCTCTCAGCGCGTAGTTTATACCAAACCAGTTAGAACGACGTCAGGCGTTGCTACAACTGATTTGACTTCACTCGGGGCCTCCGTCCAGCTAATGGTTGGTAACGCACCCTCCGGTCAAGATGGGGCAGGTTACGATGGTAAGGGCACATCAGCTTCAAATACTGGCCAACCAATTTACAGTTCATATTTAGTCACACAATTACAAGTAGCTGCAAATGCACAAACAGGTGATTTGTCGAACGTATCACTTCAAATTTCCTATGACGAAATATAAGCTAAAGTATTTGTATCGAGTTATTTACAAAGACGGTACGCACTATGATCAAAACCCTGATGATATATCAGTGGTAAATAACGACAAAAGTTGCTATTCTGATGTTAAAGTCAATGATGTCAACTACTTCCTCCTTAGTGATGGAATTAATTCATGGATGCTTGATATGTCAGACGGTGGGTTCTCAGTCAATGGTGGCCCAACTTTCTATTTGACAACAGAAGATTTGAAGGATGTAAAACTACTACATTATCGTAGAGTAGTAATCAATATCGAAGAAGACAACAGAGCAACGACCGTTAAATATATTTTGGGTTACACTGCAAAGACTTCACAAGGTGCGGATGTATCTCATTCAATCGTAATTAAGTAATATGCCTATTTTATTTGCCCCACACAAGAACTTGGTGACATCAACTGTTTTGACAGCACCATCACCAGCAACCTCCGGCACGACATTAGTGCTGGCCTCTGGTTCTGGAGCATCATTTCCATCACCGTCAACGCATAACTATAGCGTAATCGTGTACCCTAACAATACGTTCCCGAACCAGCTTAATTCTGAAGTCGTGACGGTTACTGCGTTGTCTACGGATACCATGACTATTGTTCGTGGGGCTGAAAACAGCACTGTCAGGTCTATCATTGTAGGCGACAATGTAAGTTTAGTCATTACTGCCAAGTGTTTGAAAGACATTGAAGACGCAGTTAACACGGTACAGTCTAGCATAGCTAACTTAGATGCTGCAGTCATTACTACAGGTATTCTTGGTAGCACTCACTTACCAGCTTTAGGTGGTGACGTTTCATCTTCTGCAGGATCAAACAACGTTACATTAGCTACGGTCAATTCTAACGTAGGTTCATTTGGCGACTCTAGGCATGTCGCAGCAGTTACAGTAAATGCTAAGGGTTTGGTTACTGCTGCCTCTAGCGTATCTATCGGAGCTTTGACTGGCGACGTTACAGCTAGCGCAGGATCAGGTGCTACAACACTTGCTACAGTCAATTCTAACGTAGGTTCATTTGGTGACACTACTCACATTCCTGTTGTCACGGTCAACGCTAAGGGATTGGTTACCGCAGTATCTACAGCTACTCCACCAACTTACAGTGATATCACTGATGACGCGACTAACCATAGAATTGGTATTCTTACGTCAACACCTGCCTATACATTAGATGTTGCTGGTGACTTAAACTTTACTGGTACTCTAAGAAAGAGTGGTACAGCTGTTCCTACTTTTCCTGACATCACCGATGACAACACTAACCATAGGATTGGTGTATACACAACAACTCCAGCTTATACTCTTGATGTAAATGGTATCATCGGAAATAGCACTGGTGATGTCATCATAAACTCAAGTACGCCTACTACCGCACCGTACACAGGTAGAGATATCAGTATCGTAGCAGCTAACGGTGGTGCTGGAAGTGTATCAGGTCATCAACATAACTACACTGGCGGTAGCATTAACATTACGGCCGGTACAGCTAGCGCCGCCGGACCTAACAGTACATTTACTTCAGGTAATGTAATCATTTCTGCTGGTGCTGAAAATGGTGCTGTTGCTGCAGGCACTATTCAATTGTTAAATGGTAATGTAGGTATAAATGTGTATCCCCTAGCAACTCTGCATGCAATTGGTGAATCAATATTGGATGGTAAAGTTACATTAGGAGATTATAACAACAATAACGATGATACTGTACTAGTTGTTGATCCATTTAATGATGTTGTCTACGTAAACGGAATAGGTAGTACTAAGTTCGGTATACTTACATCAACACCAGCTTATGTACTAGATGTTGTAGGTGACATCAACACGTCAACTAGCTTCAAAGTAAATGGTCTAGTACTACAGCCGCATTTAACTGTATCAACAGCTACGAGTGGTACTGTTACAGCTTCTACAGCTTATTTGACCGAGACAATTTACTTGTCTAGCAGCTCAACAATTTCTTCTGTAACCATTGCATTACCTACAACAACTGTGATGGGACAGATACTCAGGATTCATTCAAAATCAATAGTAACCACTCTTTCTGTTACTGGTGGTTCATTTGCTGATTCATCAGTAACCTCCATGACTGCAGGACAAACGATCTCTTATCAAGCGTTTAATACTTCAGGTGGTTACATCAGAATTTAATAAGAAAGTGTAATAATTAATAATATGAGTCAAACAATTTTTAGTAATAAAACTGTAGGTCCTTCTTATGCAACAGATTCAACAGCTGTTCAAGTGACTGGTAATTGGAGTAATTTTACCATAGACTTTACTCTAGTAAATGGTTCTAGACCTCCAACTCAAGGTGCTGAGCTTACGTTACATTATCTAGTAAGTAATACTGATTTAGGATCAACACCTACTACCGTAGGATTGGAAGCAAGTGGTATTTTTGTATTCAATGTACATGGTAATGCTAATGCGACAAATACCTTTAGTGTTTCGCTGCCACCTATAAACCTGTCTTTATCAGGTCAGTATTTATATTGTTGGTTAACTAATGACATTTGTGCTAACTCATTTACATTATCCGCAGTTGTTACTAGTAATTCAACTGGTATAACACCAGATATTTCAGATACTATTGCTGATCAGAAAGTTGGTATTAATAATACCTCACCAGATTATACATTAGACGTAGCAGGCGATATCAATTATACAGGTACATTAAACAACAACGGCTCACCTGTTAACTTCGGTACTGTATTTAGTGTGCTAAGTGAATCTAACGGTAAAGTAGGCGTAGGTCAAAGTAGCCCTAAGTATTTGTTAGATGTAAACGGGGATCTTAATTTTACTGGTTCATTAAAGCATAATGGTGTTGCCGTATCATTATCTGGCAGCTCCGGCACCAAAGTATCAAGAGATGCTATACATGCTTATCATTTTGACAATAGCCTTGATGACAGCATTGGCACCGCCAACTTTAGCTCAGCAAATAGCCCAAGCTATTCAAGTAGCAACGGAGCTGGAGATAGTGGTTTCATAGAGGTAAATACTTCAGGACAACTTACTGCAACTGTATCAGATATTCCATTAGAGGCTACAGCAAGAACTATTAATTTTTGGTTTAGTTCTGCGGCTATTGGTTTAGACGGTATTGGCCTTTTAAGTTATGGCGATTATAGTAGTCCTGGCAATGTTTTTGAGTTTTTACTCAACGATGACAGTGTACATTCAATCTGGTTACACGTATTGGGTACTCAAGTAATATGGGATACTGGTAATGGGTTTAATCCAGTCGATGGGAACTTACACATGGTTACTGGTACTTATGATGGCACTACTCTCATTTTGTATATTGATGGGGTTGCCGTCGCCAGTACTACAGTATCATTAAGCACAGCAAGTTCTACACTATTTGTAGGTACGCGCGCTGACAATACTGGAGCTTACACTGGTAACTTCGATGAATTAACTATTTGGGATTTTGCGCTAAGTCCAACTCAAATCGCTACGTTATACACTACAGGTGGTGGAGTGACATCACCACTATCGTTGACTGGTTTGATTATAAACCCAGCTAACCCAAACTCTAGCTCAGTGTATCTTAAAAATACAAATGGTACAAATACGCTGTGGTCTCAAGAATATACTCATACAAGCACACAAGACTTTAGCCCTCCTAGACATTTTGCTGAACCAACCAACGCCTATGTTCCAACTACATCAGATAACACAGGTGGCGCTGGCTTATACTCCTACGCTTGGAATCTATGCTCATCATCAATAGGCGGCGATAATAGATATGCAGTTGGCGTCTGTACAGTATTCGGCGCAGGCGGTGTATATGGTTCTAAGTTTGAGCTTTTAACTAAGCGTGCAAGTAGTTATTCAAATGCGTCTGGAAATTTTAATCATAACTTAGTACTAGACGGTTATGGTCACGTTGGTATTGGTAATAACCCTGAATCTGAGCATACTATTGATATCAAACTACCAGCTTGGTGTCAGATTCGCCCTGCTACTGCTGATGCTCCTCAACTTTGGTTAGAAAGTTCTGAAACTTATTCTGGTGCTTCTACTAATGGTCATTTTAGATCTAATGGAACTAACATCGCATTAACACAGGATGGGTCAACAGGCACTATTCTTACTACTGCGAATGTTTTAACAGCGAATATAACTAAAACGTTGTTCAACCACTATGCAGATGTAAATAATACTTCCACTACTGAAACAGATCTTTATAGTGATAGTGTTGCAGCTAATCAATTATTAAACAATGGTGATAAGCTAGTTGCACAGTATGGTGGAACATTTGCTGGTGGAGCTACTTCTAACCAAACTCTAAAAGCATATTTTGGTGGCACAAATATATTTAGTTCAGGTGCACTTGGAGTAGGTACTGGTACTACTTACTGGAACATTGACGTAACTTGTATTCGTGAAAGTAGTACTATCGTTCGTTGTAGCGCTGTACTTACGACTAGCTTTGCTACTTTAATGGCATCGTCTAAGTATACAAAAATTACAAGTCTTACATTAACTAACGCCCAAATCTTAAAGATTACTGGTCAAGCAGGAGGAGCTGGTGGCGCATCAAATCAAATCACAGCAAGTGAAGGATTTGTTCAGTTTATACCAGCTTAATAAAACTTGGCACCTATGACGACACATAACAAATATGAAAACTAAAATTATCACACTGGCCTTATTGGTTTCTTCGTTGACCGGATGCTCGGCGTTCAAATCGCTAATAGGACATCCGCTCGCGGTGGTATGGCGTCAGCACCAGAATGTTGAGGTGGAAGAATGCTTAACGAAATCAGTAGTCGCCCCAACGCCTATAATTATTTACAAGGACTGTGATAACAGAGTTGACACAAACTGGGTCAGCGCACTCGCCAGACGTAGCGGAACAAACTTCCTTGGTGTTTATTTGGACATGGCAGCGGTTTGGCATCCAGAGGATAAATTACGCAATGCTGGTGTAGCTATGATTAGCACTTGTTCGGGCTATCAAGGTGAATACCTTAAAGATATCAGTTCCAAAGACTTCGAGGACATTTTCGTAAATAAAACCAAACCCGAATATTCAAAATAACAAATCCTTTCGACTACGTGTCATGAGGGATAATCACCTTAATCTATGTTTGGTAACCAACCCTTCGGACAAGTTGAACTAGGAGCGCCAGATTCTATTAGTCCTTCTACGACTAATGTTCTACCAGGTTACACTGGACTATGTCTGGCTGGTCAACCGCTGTGGAAAAGCCCTAACTCCGCTCAAAGGCATTCTGTGAAGTCCGTGAACTGTTACAGCCGAATTCAAAGCGCAAATAAACCGCCGCATACCACCATTGTTAATTTCAAGGGGCTTGCGGCGATTCGTAGAAGACAGAACTATTACTTAACATAAGTTACGTCAGTGTTCCAAACTACAGGCAAATTGTAGAGATTGCCAGGTATAGAACTCTCATTCTTTGAGAGTCCTTGCTTCCTTCTATACTCCTGGATATCAGCAGTATGTTTCTTGCTAAAGCCATAGCTGACATTTCTGTGATGCTTGAACTTCCTCATTAAGTTAATGAAGATCTCAGGGGTCATCTGAGTACTATCTGGTACGGTAGTCAAATATTTTTCCATGTAGCAATTATGCCTGAGCTAAGTCAGGAGTCAATTGTTATTATTAGGCACATCGTCGAACTTGTCGTGCACCTTAGGAATATGAATTTTTACACCGTTGTCTTTGACTGAGGTATGGAAGAAATTTGAAATGTTGTTACCTTTAGGCTTCATCTCTTTATTCAAGATTGAAGCTAGGATAAGTCTTGGCTTTTGTTTTAGGTTGCCAATACGCTTGTAGGCTGCATATCCCAATAGATTACGCTTAGGATCGCGGATATCACTATAATAGTGTGAACCAGTCAGCTTCTTATGACCTCCACCATACCACATACGATCGACAGACTTCTGGATCTCATCAATGGTTTGCGGACTGAGGTTTAATCTTTCTGCACCTCTGTCATGTGCATGTAATGCTGTCTTGTTCATTAGCCGAAATAAGAAATTGGGATGTAAGCTACACCTGGAGGTGGAGCAGAGCTAACAATGACAATCGTTGGCTGCACTACTGGATAAGGGCTACTAGCTGCGGCATTGATCGAAAATGAAATATTATAGAGCACTTGGTAAGCGTTAATATCCGAAGGCCATTGACCTGCTACTGTCAAATAATAGATGCCGGATGGAAATCCTTGAGCTACGCTACTTTTGATCTTCACAGTAACACGTCCCAAATTCACATCAACACCATTGCCTTGTTTACCTACCCAAAGGAAAGTGGAAGAGGCTAAGTCATCCTTGACATAGGCCACTAAAGTGCAGCGTGGATCTACTGTAATTGGGATGGCAATCTCAATACAGTCTCCTTGGTAGAATGATGTGCTGGCTTGCTTAACGCCATACATAGGCGGGTTTCCAGGCAAATAATCAGGCAAGTCCATATTCGTATTATACACACTTCAGCTTATTCTGACCAGTATTATCCTTAGCGTAATAGCAAAGCTTGTCCACTTTCAAGACGTTCTTGACCATAAGATGATCACCACAACCCATCATGTCTAAAGCCCTTTCAAACACAGCCTTATTTTGATTATAGATAGGCCCAGCGCTACAACCACAGCCACTTTTAGCCACAGCCTCTTGAGCTTGTCTACCTATCTCACGAATAGGAGTTAAGCTTGATAAGGACATTAGCTGAGGATACTGATTTAGTATCCTGATCACATGGTCTATTCCAGATATCGTATACTGCTTCATACACTTCGACTAGGCCTAGGTAACTTTTGAGACAGCACTTGGCTGTTTTGATAAACTTGAGACTTAAGTGTCATCTTAATGGTCAAATCTACAGTAGTCAACTGATATCCACCACCTAGCGTAGTCATCATTGCGTTGATGTAATCAGCTTGTTCAGCTATGGAAGTTCCAGCGCCACCACCACCGTAAGTCCAGGTAGTAAGAAGCACCGGTTCGTTATTGATTATGATGAACGCTGGACTACTTGAGTCACCACCACGGACATCTTGGTATAGTGAATTTTTCAAAGCTCCAATTGGTGCTGAGAATGACAGTGAATAAGGGTTTGGTACATTCGGTATGGTTATATTATTACGAACCACATATCTCCAATCACGAGCTGTAGCATACCTATCTTGTGTAAAACCTATAGCTCCAACTCTGCCTACTGTATTTAATCCATAGTCTCCTACTGTAATTGGAAAATAGGTAGGCCAGTTTTTTGGTAGAACCTTTGCAAACTTGATAGTATCTGGTACGTCTGCGTCTAATATCGAAACACCTATATCTGGGAAGTAGGGTTGAAAATATGGATGGTAGATTTCATTGACCACATTTCTAGTTATGACTTGGTTATCATTTGTAACAAAGGATACAGCAGTTCTAGCTGTGCCTGCATGAGCTGACCAAATCAAATGTCTAGGACTGATTAGCGTACTGTTGTAAGATATCAAGTTCGCGGCGCAGCAAGTAAAGTCAACGTCCTTCAACCAGAAATCCGGATTTCTAGTAGTGGCTTGCCCTGGTGTATAAAGTGACTTTGCAGTATTAGCTGGAACCATATCGTTGTGAGTAATAGTCTACGTAACTTGAGACGTTTGAACCACTGATAGCAGCTTCAAATTGTCCGTCAACAAAGTCAAAGCCTATGAATATTCGGTTGTTGTCTGGGTCATCAATCACCTTTACATGATTGCCGGCTACAATCTTTAGTATACCACCAGTTGATGTAGGAGTGACACCGTTCAAAGAGCTAACGACGTCATCACAATCATTGGTCACACCTTTGATAGATACACAAGGTAATGGCTGACCTTCTCCTTTACCTACCTCGATCTGTAAAGTGTTACCGCTAGGAATTAAGCTACACTGATAACCATCACTCAATGAGATGTTACCAGTTAAAGTCGTACCGTCAATTGTTAAACTGGAGAGTCCTTTGGTATTGGGATATACTTCAGTAGTAGCGCTAAGTTCAAATAGTGCGTTAGCTTGAAAGGTCAGGTTAGTAGGTATACCAGTCGCATCTCCTAGCACTAACAAACTGTGGTTAGTGTTACGGACATACTGCGGATAACTGGTTGTGTTATAGTTGGCTAGAACGAAGTTAGCTTGTCCAGTTACTTGTATAGTCAACGTTGATCCACTAGTCTGCACTGACACGAGTTTTACTTCATCCGGTGCTATATCATAGAATAGCGACGCATCAAGGATTAGACTATGCAGATCTAGACTAACTTGTCCACTCATGATAGTTCTAGGGCTACCCTCTACCAAAGGATAACTTCTCAAAGAATTTTCATTCAACCATTCAACTACAGTGCTAAAGCTCATAATTATTCGTAAGTAGTGGATCTAAACACATTCAGTTGTGCATCATTTACCGCTAAGTTCACTTTAATGGTATCTGATGCGCTTGGGTTAATCGAGACTGTATCTGAACCCATGAAGTTGATTTGATTGTCAGTTGGGCTAAGATTGTTGATGGTCTTCAATGGTGTCACTGAATTAAGTATGATGCTTGATCCACCTACAAATGTAGCGTTTTGATATACGGCAGGACTATACTGACATGAGTGTACGGTAGTCACGTTCAAGCTATTTGGATCGATGCTAAACAATAGATAGTTGCCATCTATAGCTGACCAGCCATAAATTTGACTGCCTGAGATAAACATACCGTTCAACCAAGGCACATGTTGGTTATCTGTGAAATTGCTTGAATTATCTATTGTAGGATCGACTAGCAGACCTAGAAAATCACTTGTAGCGGATGAACCGGATACAGTAACAGCGTAGACAAAGTTACTAAGATACACGGTGCCTGATGCTGAGTAATCTCTCATACCGTTAGTATAGATTAGATAGACACCATTGTAGAATACCATGCCTACACCATTAACTACACCAGTTGGTATGCCGTTTGATGGATTGTATGTATAAGGATAGCCTCCTAAGTTAAATAGCTTGTCTCCTATCAAAGCTACTAGATCTCCACTACCATTTACAGTCAACGCCGTAATCCTGCCTGGTATGCCTGAGAGCTTCTTAGTTGAAGGTTGTGTAGCCAAGTCATATAAGCTAGTGATGCTGCTTTGTATATTTGCACCAATCAAATAAGCTCCATGTGAAATGACTTGATAGTAAGTTTTGTCTAGCACAGTCAAATCAACCAAGCCTGAGTTATCTACTCTTTGTAAAACACGATTAGAGTTTAAGGCATAACTGTTGTTTGAATCTGTTTGTAATACTTCAAGACTGTTAGGCAAACTTACAGCTGACAGTGTAGGGTAACCAAACAATGAGCTAGCATTGTACATGAAGTTACCATCTAGCAAAACAGACACGGTACCGCTCAAACCTGCAACACTATAGACACCATTAGTAGAGTCGATAGTTCTGACTGTAGAAGAATCAAACCTGCAGTTAGCTGTGATGTTATTCCCAAGTGTACCAGAAACCAAGTCTTCAGATAATCTACCAAAGACAACACTACCATAACTCCTAGTAGCTGTGCGTAGTCTAGTTCCATAACCTTGTACTATGCTGGTTATCGGAAATGAGAACTGGTGTAGTCCATCATCCATCTGGATAGTTAATATAAGCTGAGTTGTAGATACCGCAACATTAGTCAAGACAGGTATGAAGCTGTCGTAACTAACAAATGAGGCATCACAAAATAATCCGCTTAGTTGTCCAGCACTGACTAACGGATACCCTGTTTCGTTGTTTTGCCACTCTGTTATTCCTATTCCATTCATAGTTATTGATATTGCGGCCAGCCACTCCACTCAGGTGTTGTGATTACTGAAATACTTTGATGTGAAGTCTGCGTACTATCTGTAGGAGGCAGGTTCAATGTTTTACAAATCTTAGTTAACGGCGTTCCAGGCGAGTCTAGCTTAATGTTACCACTTACAATAGATACTTGAACTGGTATTACGGCGTAAATGTCAATGTTACCGTTCTCATCAGGAGTAACTGTATTGATGCCACCTATTACATTGTTACCACATGTAAGCCTGTTTGCTGAAATATCGTTACGTGATTGTATGTCGTCAGGCCTAGTAACGTTCAGACCTATTGTACCACCTGCCGTGATACCAGCAGTATTACTCGTCAGCTTTATTGCACCTACAAGCTTTACTCCTTTTACATTCAAACTGGTTACACTAGGAGCACTTAAAACTGTTACTACACTAGGTTCAACCAAACCATTTGTGTTATCAAAGACAAAGGTCTGTTTACTTGATACAGCATCAACGTTGCCTATCGTGACGGTACCAATCACACCTTTGCTTTGGTTATAGATGAGTAGCGACTGATTAGGCATGACGATAGTACCATTTGCAAATCCAATAGGCCCACTCGCACCATTTACAGTAATGCTGACCACGCCATTATTGGTTATGACTTTGCTGACATAGAGCTCTAGTTCAGTAGAAGCACAGGTAACACGCAATGCCACTATTATATCTGTGGGCATGTCGTTGTTGTATAGGTCTACACTACCATGGCCAGCTCTAAACGGGTACAGTCTATGCCAGTTGCTTTGTATGAAATTCAGTTGCATTATAAAAAGTGGACTATGATTGACTTGTTTGCTGAACCTGAAATTCCGGAAGCTGAAAAATTGATGGTTTGAGCACTATACACTGTAACAGGGCAGCTTAACGTCAGGTAATAGTGGTTATCTTTCAAACCATTCATACTGACATTAACAAACCCAGGGCTGATATAGCTGGCAACGACGTTATTACACTTTGTCTGGTTAGTCAGTATACTACCGAGGCTACTTACATTAGTGTTCAATGTCACGTTACTAGTTGCACCTGTTGGATCTATAAACATCAAGTCAAACTTGACTAACCTAGACAATACTGCTGATGACAGATTGCTTGGGTTCTGGTGTATATTCTGTATACTGTATTTGACCGTAAAGTTAAAGGACTTAGGATTGATCGGTAATACAAATCCACTGTTGCCTACGTTCGTTGATCTTAAGTTTAGATGCAAATCGTATAAGCTAGAACCTAGGTTATTATGTAATAGACCTGAGGCAATGTTCTGCTGTAGCACAAAACCATAAAACTTTGTTGATTGGCAATTGACTAGTTCTGAGGCTATGTTTGTGTTAGGTGTGAAATCAGGCAACACACGTTTAGTATTCTCTTCGTTATTGTAATACGTTCCAGGTACTAGTTGAAACTCTGATGTGTTGTAAGAAGCTTTAAGAACACTGCTTGGTGACTTGAAATGCGGATAATATAGTCCAATGCCTATGTTATGATATTGCTTTGCTCGATTAGCAGATGTAGATGCATTGGCCAATACATAGCCAAGCGCATATGTGTTTTTGTTAGATTCCAAAGTCTCGATCGTAGATAGCCAGCTATTGTATCCGTTGTTAGTTGCACCTACATATGTGGACAGCTGGTTAGTCAAATCACCTACTCTATTATAGTAGTCGGCTGTGTTAAGTATGTCATCAGAAGTGCACTGAGGTTTGCAGGTGTTCTTTAAGTGTAAGCCTTCAGGTGTCCTATAAGTTGAATAGCAGAAGTCGTTACCAATTAAGTAATTTCCTTTTGCGTCTGGACTTAGCGTGTTGATGGTAAGAAGATTTGAAGAGTCATTACCACAGCCATCGTATTGACCTGCCCCCAAACCACGGTTCACGTCTACGTTACACAAATTATCAGTAACAGTAAATCCTACATTTGTTCCCTCTACTAACGGTACACCACTACCAACAACACTGTTATCGTAGATAGTCGCTGTTGAAGCGGGCAAAGTATTGATCAGCTTAAACCTGGTGATGTTAGGAGGAAGAACCTTTATGCATGACAAGCATAATGTGCATGAAGCATCAAATGTATAAGCTCCCGCTCCAATTGTAGTGAAGTAGTTGGTCAGCTCATCATTGTCGATGTCTACACAAAGAAGTGCAGTTGAGTTTTTGGCTGTATAGGTGTTGATACCGATAGTAGCCGGAACTACTAAAGTATATCCACCTAAAGACACAATAGCATTTGCACCGTCGAATGAGATCGCAGTTAACTGAGGAGCAGAAATGCTTCCACTAAACACTGTTAGCTTCGCATCTCTAAAAATGGAATTAGGGAGTTCCCCGTGAGTAGAACCTGAGGTCCATACTAACGTAGCATTATCACGAAAAGGATAACGGGTTAACCCACATTGCTGCTGGTAGTCGATTGTGTTCATTTAGCACTGGCATTGATAATTAAGTAGAGTTGTGGCTTGAGTGATGGCGGCTTGTAGATTATTGGTAAAGTTGCGTATATCAATAATGCTGGTCTCCAAGCTATTTACTTGTGTAGTTAATGTAGCCATCTCAGTGCAACCCATACAAGGCTGTCCGCAGTTGTCGCCTACAAACAAACCGTTCTGTGCTGGTGTCAGTGAAACACATTGTTCAGGTATTAAAGTGAAATTACCGGTAGCGTCCGGCGGTACTCCATTAATAGAAGTTATCGGAGTCTTGGTGCTGATACAAACCTTATTTAGACCTAAGTTTTCACCAGCATCTACGTATACTACGTTGCTACCATTCCTAAATTGAATATTGCTGTGACCGTTTACCTGTACATAGCCTGTGAGAGTAGATGTGTTACCTTTTGTGTCTGTAAAGGATAGCCATGATAGACCAGGGCTGCTAGGACCATAAGTACGCATCAAGAGTGCTGTGCTGCTGTAACTAAATGCAAAGTTGCCAGATGGTAAGTCAATCAAGTCATCTGTAGAACCTATGGTGATTGCTCCAGCTGCTAGAGGAAATAGAACTCCAGGTGTCAGTGTAATATCGTTGTTGTATCCGCTTAGTGGTAGATTAGTTTGAAACACACCAAAGATACCAACACCATTTGCGCTTAACTCGATAGACAAACTCTTAGAACTAACATTTACTTTTGAGATGTATAGGCTAAGTGTATCGTGACCTGGTGCACACAACGCGATGTCGACAATGAGGGTATTCGGAATCGTGAAAATTCCGTCGTCACTGACTCTACCTAAATCATCTTTTATGGGGTAGTTTCTCAACGAATTTTGGTTCAAAAAGTCTAGAGTATTCATATTATTTTGTGTTCTTGAGGTAACCAATACTTAGCTCTAACAGTTCTATACTATCATCTGCTAAGCCAATAATGGAATTACATTTCTTATGAAGTAACCCTCTGATTTTTCCAGTTTTATGACAGTGGTCTACACAAATTATATTAGTTATATCGAACAATTTTTTACAAAGTTTACAACTGCTACCTTGGTCGTCTAGTAATTGTTTATATTCTTTTTCTGTCAAACCATAAGTTTGCTTAATATGATACCATTTAACTTTTTCTTTATTTTCTGATCTCCATTGCTGCTTGTACTTTGTTATCTTATCTTTATTATCAAGATAATATTGCTGCATTCTTTTTTGTATTTTCTTTTTATCTCTTCCTTTTTTTATTCTATTGCCCATAGCACACCTATTACAGATATCGGATTAGTGTAAGTCGAGTTTACACGAGAGATACGAAAATTGACGTATGAGTTGGCACTGAATGCTGAACTTGGAATGCTAAAGTAAGGTGTGCTGCCATTCTTATACAGCGTCACTTGAGTAAGTGCTGGTGCTAGAACGGTTCCAGCTACACCAACTGTAGCGGAGGTAGTGGAGCTAGAGATAGCAGTTCCGTTGTTGCTAACGCTATACTCAAAACTAAAATTGGCTGTAGAACCTGGCTGAGTTGTTGCAGCGTCACAGAAGCAGACTAGCTGGATGTTTAGTTTAGCTCCTGAAGGTACGCTAGCCGGAATTCTAAGTTTTCCTATGAACCCTAACTTTTGGTTAGGCTGAGGATTCTTCATCCTTAGGTAAGCATGCAAACCTTTATAGACGTAATCAGCTTCTTCTGGTTCAATGTCAGCCACTTCACCGCTCAATGAAAAATTGTTTAGTGAAAGTGAGTACTGACCTGGAGAAGTTGATGTAAGACTTAGTCCTGGGCCTGTAGAAAGTGTATTGACGACTGGAGCTACCTCAGCTGTGGTTATACCTGAAGAGCTGTTATAGCTAAGTTGCTGTACAGTGTAACCATTGCCAGTAGTATTAACGTTGACGATGGGTAGAGCCAACTCAATAGTCAAGTTACCATGAGCTGCAGCCTGACCATCACTACCAGTCACTACTAAAGCTGAGTTTGAGCTTTCTAAGCTAGTGACAACACTGTCTGCAAAATCTGGGTTGAGCTTAGTAATCAGTAGCTGTATTTCTACATTACCTGGACTACCAGCCCAAGGAACATAGTTGGTTTGATTGACCATCCACCAAATACCATTCTCGTTGATGATATAGCTACCATCTGTGTGGTCAGTATCATATTGAGTCTGCAAAATACCGTTCACAAACAACATCGTGTAAGCGGCAGGATTAGCTGGCAATGCGTTCTTTAGTTGTAGCGCATGTTGTTGCTGCTCCGTAGTCAAACCTGAACCTGATGCATTGATTGCTGCATCAGAAGGAAGATTGTAGTAGAACGCTGCACCAGAAGGCGGTGTCAAAGATAATACTGTAGCTGCGTCACTAGCGTTTACCCAACCTACAGTAGACGTCATATCTGCTGCAGCTGATACGTTATGTGTGATTGACCAAAGTGTGCCAGAAGTATTTGTTGCAGTTCCACAAGGTGTGGATTTTAAGAATACCTTGTAGTTAAAATAAAGCTGGTTAAGAGAATCAATATTCGGAGCTAGTACAACTTTGTTTGAACCGATGTAGTATCCAATAAAGATTGAAGCACCGGTAGCATAGATAGATAACTTGCCAGCTTCAGTGCTAGACAAGTACAGCGGACCAGGAGCAATACCTTGTAGACTGCTTTGAGCATCTAGCAAATCGTTAAAATTGATAGGTCTTGAAGCATCGTTACCATCGATCAGACCACGCAAATAGATGTCACCATAAACAACTGGATTGCTTTGGTTGCTGTAAACATTTCCTATGATACCAAATACGAAGGCTGAAGTCTTAGGAATAAGGTGACCTCCAATGCCAGAGTCATATCCAGCCTTTGCAGACTTTAGCACAGCCTGACCTGCGCTGTTGTCAAAGAATACAGGAGTGCCTGGGATAAGACCTTCTACGATAGGCTGGTTAAAGCTAATCATCACAGTCTTGTCAGACTGGTTGTTCAGCATCTCGAATAGATACTCATCCCTCGCAGCCAATTGGTTGACCACGTTATTTACGGTAGAGGCATTTACTTGACTCGTACCGTCTGTGAATTGAGATACACTAGGATTCCACGTTGACATATTAGCTTGCTCCTTTTCTTAAATTATCTTCTGCCCAAAGCGGCTGGAGATTAGTGTAATTAAAACACTTTCTTTGTTCAGATTCTTTAGTTAAATCAAATGAGGCACAGGGTTTACGATGATCAATATGCCACTCTCCATAGTTACTCCAAGACATGTTTGGTTGAAATTGTAATTCTAGGTGATTCTTTAGATCTTTAACGGTGCAGCCCAACAGTTGTACAGTCGAAGCACTTTTATATCCTTTTCTCACTGCGTTATGAATCCTAGTTCTTAATGCTGCCTTTATTCTAAATTTTGGATTAATCTTTCTTTGTAGTTCTTCGTACTTTGATTGATACGCTAGAATTTTATTTTTATTTGCTAACCTATATCTTTTTTTACCTTCTAGAATTTTTTTATGGTTCTTCACTCGATAAATTTTATTCTTAGCCAAATATGTTTCTTTGTTCAATCTATACTTTTTCTTTTGATACTCCTTAACTACTGCCGAGTTGTTAATTCTATACTCTTTTACTTGTTTTATTATCTTTTCTTTATTTTTTAAGTAATATCTGTGGTCTTGCTCTTTTTTAGTCATATTATGATGCTCTAAAAGTAACCCCCCAACAAATTGCGAGACCATGTGAGCTGTCGTAGGCGATAGGTGTGAACGTGATACGTGAGAATAGTTTATCACCAACCGTTGTGTTAGGATTGGTGGTAGGAATGCTGGCGTTGACCAGCCCTAGAGAATTGATGTAATAGCCATTGGTCACTGTTGAACCTGTGATGTATACACTGAAGTAAACTAGGTTCGAGGTGTAGTTCGCCTCGTTTGAGAAACTGGGTGAGAAAGCGATAGGTAGCTTTACGAAGTTGGTGTTGATTGTACCAAATGTAGTAATGCTGTCCGTTAACTGAGCGGCGGTAGCTGCAGTGTTGGATGAGCTAATGCCCACATACATATGCGTAATACCTGTGTTAGGCTGACCGCTTAGAGCCTTGGCCGCGACATCCGCGCCACCATAAACTATCATGTTCGGTTTTTCTACTACTAGTTGCGTGCTGCCATCCTTGACGTTGTGCTTCCAGATCTTTACGTGGCCGAAAGCGTCATGGTTGACAACATAAGGTTTGTCGAGATGATCCATATAATTGATAATATCACCTTTGTTAGTCTATCTCAATGATTAAGATGGAACTACAAGGCTGATTTGGCGTATTTCTGTGATAGGGTCGGCTACGATGACTCTGCTCGTCGCCATGTCCTTAATGACTAACCCTGAACCTGAATTAAATGATACTACATCATTAGTCTTTTGCAGAGGATAATAAGTACTCATACTGTTGTCGAGAGTATTTGTGTTCATTTGGTATGTATCTCCAGGTACGACCACATCACACAAGACTATTAACAATACGTTGGGTGGAAGCATGTCGTAGATAACACCAAAGAACTCCTCAAAAATACCTAACTGATTGATATCTAAGAATTTAACACGAAGAAGCGCAGAAGCACTCTTCAAGAAAGCTTTGAATATGAAGTCAACTGGGTTAATTACGTTGACTGGATTGCTTGGTGATAGTATTGGACTAATTTGACTGTTCACCAAAGCCAGCATTCCGTTGTTTTTCAAGGAATTCTGAAACCTTTTGACATCATAGTACGAGCCATGGACAGGAAACACTAGCTGATGATCACCATCTAATGAGACTGGCTCAGCTGTGTTCATAAACCTGAGCGCGTAGTCAGAGGAAATGAGTAGCATTGACGGTGGTAGCTCCAAAGGTACTAGAGCGCGTCCAGATTGCACTGTAAGCGAAGATGAAGCTCCAGTCGGGTCAATCACTGTTCTGGCGTTTGGTGTGCTTATATCGACTCCTAGCTCAGTTTGCCACCAATTAGCTTTATTGACTTGGTCAAACAATTCAACTGCTTTAACCGGTACGTCGCCTATCTGTAGGACCGTACCGGTTGTGATACCACTTTTTAGCTGGTAGCTCGTAGGATAGCTGTAAACACCCGTATCTGTAGTGAAGACTCGATTGCTGCCTACTATAGCGATACTAGCAATGGTAGATACTTCATCTATGATGGGCAATCCTAGGCTAGCTAAAGCCACGGCTTTGATGTCATTGATTGTAGGCCCGTTAGTATAGAGTTTAACAGCTCTGCCTAAAATTGATTTGCCTTGGCTATTGTGAGGAACATCTACACCAAACATGAAGCCAATGTTGTTCTTTAAGTTATCACTGTTTAGATCCGCATTGTAGATCCATAGAATCATCACCTTGTCTGAAGTTGCGGTACCATCAGAGTTGTAGATGGTCGCTGAAGTTACATTAGGTCTGGTAAATGGATTGGCGTAGAAGAAAACACGACCGTTGATGATATCATAGTCTACACCAGGCATCCAGGTCATGTTGGGAGAGACCACCTGATCTACGATAAAAGTGGCTTGTTTAACAGTATCACCAATGACTACGCTGTATGTGTTAGGGGCGGCCGGTATAGTCGTACCAAACTTATAGCTCTGGGAAGAAACTGTATCACCAAACTTGACACCTTCACCAAATAGCAAAGTGTTGTTGTCTAGATCAGATAGCTTGATAGTCAAAGGATACCAGTTACGTCTTTCAAATACAGGGATGTCGGTAGTGCTGTAACTATCGATCAATTGAAACATTTGGGTGTACGCTTGTTTCGCTGCTTCAACTTGTCCCTGTATCAAGCCTGAGATTACATTGACGTCTTTGAATGCTCTTCTCCAAAAGTAGCCTAGGGTATTGAATAGATAAACGCTATCCGTGGCTTGGTTGCCTGGATTGCTATTAGGATCGTAACTAAGAAAGCTCATTACTTGACAGACAGGTTGATGTTAGGCTTGCCGTTATCTGTGAAATAGTTAAGGAAAAACGCGGTGTTGTCTTGAGTCACACCATACTGCTCATAATCTGGTATTTGCAGAAAGTCGTTACCCTCAATGAAGATATCTTGATCAGCAGCGCCCGTAGTGTTATATGGGGCCAAGATCCTACCATTTAATACGATAGGCAAATCTACTCTAGCCACGTTATATTTGTGACAAAGGTTTACGATCTGACTTACGACGATAGACTCGCCAATACCTAAGCTGTTGACATAGTTGAATAAGTCACGTTGTAACGCAACTGTATCAACCAAAGGTCCGGTCTTGTTCGCAACTAACGATAGAGACATAGTAACCATGCAAGGCACTACACCTTTTACCAGATAGTCTGCTGCCGGGATTCGATTGTTGTTATCTAAGAAAGTCTCTTGGATTGCACGTAACTGGTATGGAGCCAATACAGTTACCAAAAACTGTCTACCGCTAGGTGAGGTCACACCAGTATAACCTATATTGATCGTTGCTGTTTGATAGGGTGAGTATCTAGCTTGTGCTGCGTCAGTGATTACGTTGGAAGCTAGGCTGTCATAGCTGTAGGTGACATTGAAAGGTAAGTTGACTAGGTTAGCACTGGTAGCGTCTTGCACACTAACGACGCGATAGAAGCCTAGATAAGAACCACCAGAAACGTTGTTGTCTAAAGTGACTTGCCAAGTGTTAGCTGAAAAATCGGTAGAACCTAGATATGTACCTGGCAAAGATACAGGGACTTGTGGGATGTTTACGTTTGTTTTTACATATACATCTACAGCACCAGGAATCTTAAGGTTAAGCAAGTTATTCTGACAACGGTTGTTGACAGGTGAAGTAGCATCAGCGATATACGCACCACTAAAGCTAGGATACTTGTTAGTCAAATAATTGTTGATGCTTGCTGCTGTCAATAGGTTAGACGTAGCCAAGCCTGATCTAAATCTTGTGATGAGTTTTCTATCAGTCTCGACGTTTACACCAGCTGAGAATGAACCGTAGGCTGAGGCTTGTACAAAACCTGGAATAGCTGAACCAGTACCCAGTTCAAATGGAGCACCGTTAGTCAAAATAGTATGCAGACCAATGTCAGTAGATGTGACTGGTACAATGATTGAATAGCCACTCACTTCTGAGCTATATGACAAGCTTGTGATTGAGATGGGAGCCGTAGTCTGGTAAGTGTAACCTAATGCAGGTTGATTGAATGACGTTCCGGAAGGTAGTGTATAGGTTGCAGAGTTTGACGTTACATACGCCTTGATGTTTCCGACAGAGTAAGCACCGGCAGTTCGAGTAACATTGTAGTTGCTAGCAATGTTGTCGATGATGGGTGAGTAAGTGTCAGCTAAACTAGCCAAAGCAAAACTGATGGCGTTACCTTGTGAAATGGCGTTAATGTCATTATACACTTGGTTCTGTATTTGTGTTTCTAGGCCAAGTATCAATTCGTTCAGTACACTGCCAGGAGATAGATCTATGGTAGGTGCGTTCGCCTGAATAAAGGCGGTTAGTCTTGCCAACGTTTGTGATGCGGTCTCGCTCATATTAATTTAATGGTAACGGTAACAAGAAAGTTACGCTACTGCCTGCTTTAGTATTCAACTGCAATGAAATGTTTACACTAGCTCCTGTACTAGTCAAATTAGTCAACTGTACAGTATCAAGTTGTTCGTCCAAAAAAGTTGAAGGATTGCTGTTCTGATAATTCCTAAAAGAGTCTACTACCTCAGCGTTGTATAGTCCGAACAGCTTCTTAGCAGTATAGACGTTGCTACCGCTAATTGATTGCAGCTGTTCAACGAATCCTGAGTTGACCAAAGAAATTAAATATCTCTGAATCAACTTCTGCACACCAGCGACAAACTTGCTAGGCTTGCCAAAACTATAGTGCACTGTTTGCGTAGCGGTTGACAATGGGTTTAGAGTGCCAGAGATGTAAATATCCCTGAGCCTGCCAGTGTAATCCGTTGATGTTCCTTGTATAGCCATTATGTGCTATTCTTCATTGAATCAGTTAACAGGTTCATCTTCGCCAAAGCAAAGGCGATAGACGTCCTAGTCCTGATATCTTTGTTCTCTATGTCATCCCTGTAATGCCTTAGTCTAGGTTGATGGCGGTAAGCCATACACTTAGCCAAAGAATACAACTGGTCTGACTCAATCTGATGTTGTGCGACCGGGATACCAGTTACCTGATCCTTGTCTACTTCATCTTTGAAATCTTGGTTCGGTTTTGCACTACTAAAGTAAGTGCCCACTTCACTAGGAGTTAAACTTGTCAACTCTAAGATACACCACTTCCTTGAACCTGGGTCAGTAAGTTCAGCGTCAGCCGTCTCACTCATCCAACCTCTGACACCTTCAGCATGATCTTTGTATGTCTTGTCAGCCATTATTTTCCTCGTTTTTCTAAGTTATCTTTTGCCCACAGTGGTTGTAAATTAGAATAGTGAAAACACTTTTGTTGCTCTAATCGATTTGACAAATCAAATTTACAACAAGGTTTGATATGATCAACATGCCAAGTACCATAGTTTGTCCAAGCCATGTTTTCCTTAAATTGTTTCTCAATATGTGACTTTAGATCTTCAGTTGAACAACCAGTTAAATTTAACGTTGATAACTCTTTACCAGCTAATTGTCTCTTCAAAGCAATATAGATTCGAGTACGTGCATATCGTAGTAGCTTGAATGTTGGATCAATTTTTATCCTAGCCTTTACATACGCTGTATTTGATATTCTACATTTATCTTTATTCTTTTCTTTCCATAGCCTATTTCGACTACGTATCTCTTCTCTATGTTCTTTATTATAGATTAACCTATAAGCCTTAGATTTTCGATCTAATTCTTCTTTATGCTTATTTCTGTAAGCCCTATTATAGTTCTGGCGCTCTTCCTTAGTCATCACCTTCCCAACCCTTCTGAACTTTGTCTGTTATCATCTTAGCTCTGTTTCCAACTGCACTAGGTGATATGTTGAGTAGTTTAGCGATTGCTTCGTTGTTTAACACTTCTTTACCATTGAACCCAGTCTTGTGCTCAAAAATAATACGATCTATATCAGTTAGATCGTGATACACGAAATGTAGCCAGTCGTCATTCGTATTATTAACGAATACTGGAGTATGTTGTAGAGAGCTTATATTGACTTCGTGAGCTCTACCCTGCTTAATCTTGTTTAAGTGTACTAGTGGTATGTGAGTATACTCACTAGTCTCCAATGCTGACGGTGGCCTACCTAGCTGATCCTCCAACTCCTTTTCAGCATTATTGATATGCTGTAGCTTAAATTGCTTGTTTTCCGGCAATCTTACAGTACTGCCATACATCGTTGAAATACGGCTCAGCTTCTTAAGCTGGTTAGTGAGGTGAGTGCTAAACTTAGTATCCTTTTTAGGATCAAACCCTTCAGCAGCTTTCCAAGCCAGTTTATAGGCCTCAGCTAACACAACGTCATAGGGCACGAATTTACTGTATTTGCCAGCCTCATAGGCTATGAGCTTTTTGTGGTCTTCTATTAGTTTGTCGTGTTTCATGGTGTTATGTCAGCCAAGAACTGGTCTGCAAAGTTCTGACTAAGCGCGTAACTGTAATTATACAGAGGGACAGTCGTTAGTCCAGTATATCCTGCTACAAGTCCTGGTCTACCACCTTTGAATGATACGTTGGTAGTAGCTGTGCCGGAGTTGTTAGGCATTAGGTTGAAAGTATGTGTTACGTCAGTGACGTAGAACTGGACCCAAGTACCAGGATGTTTGGCTAGCGCAGCACCAGGAGCTCCAGGCACCCAGTTGTTGTTAAATGGCATTGATAGATAACCAGTTCTATCTTCGTACTTGATCCTGCAATACTCAGACTGAGCCCAGGCATTGATGAACGCCTGCATCTGTCCATACTCTAAAGCAGTTTGTATTTTGTGAAGCTGCATACTAGCATAAGCTTCTACAGTATCAATTGCTCCATCAATCAAGCTGTTACCAGTATGGACTATCTTCTGTACACCCATACTACCTTGTGAAGCTATCCTGCTAATATAAGAACAAGCTATTTGAGGCAAAGTCTTTACAACAATGTTTCCCTTTACACCTGGATTAGGATCAACGTATCTACCACTCATGACATTGATACCACCCACAGCCCAGGTACCGTTCATACCTAGTGGTTCAGGAACAACATATACACCTTTGATAGTGTTCTCACCAGTATCGTTGAAGGAGAAAGTTTCGTAGTCTGCTGGGTAAGCTATATTAGTTTGTAAAGACCTACTGTTTTTAATCAATGATGGGTCTACTTCAACTCTAAGAAAAGATGCATCAGGCACTACATAAGCAGTGTCGTTAGACACTACAAAACAGCAACCATATTGACCTACGTAACGAACCATTGAATTGTAGATAGTGTCGTCTAACTGAGCTATGTCACCTATTACTTTAGCTGCGATCGTTGGGCTAGCTGCGCTAAGCAAATGGTCATTACCTGACAGTGATAACAGACTGCTATACTCTGTGTTGACCTGTCCAAGTAGTTTCATTACTAGCTTAAATAGCTCACCAGTCTTATCTGCGTTGATCTGTTGCTCTTTGATCACATCTCGCAAAGCGTTACTGATACTTTGGAATGCTGGCGTGTTAGGACCGATGTTGTAGAGTGATTGATTTTTTACTACAGCCTTGAATACTTCGATGATGAACGGTATCAGAGGTAGACCAGTGTTAACTTTGTTGTTCGGGTCTTTACCAGTGATCAATCCATACAACTGCATGTCAGGTATGAGGAAATGGTTATTTTCTGAGCCAGGACCAAACTGGTTCGGATCATAGAGTATAGGTCTCATTACTGAGAACATATTGGAACTACCAGCGCTTAGACCAAGCAATCTAGGGTAGACCTCATTCAGTAATACAAATTGGTGTTTGATGACTAATGAAGCGCTCAAACCTCCAGGTTGTTGTGAGATGCTAATACCGTCTAGTATACCGTCAAACTCTAGACAACCTGCGTCATATACTAGCCCACCGGTCTTGACAGTCAACGACAGTGTTTTTCTTCTAAACTTATCGAAGTCACAAAGGATCTGTAGTGAGCTAGTCAAATCATCGCTAACTGTTGTATCAATATGTACGTGAGCTATAGGCAGCTTATTGATGCCATAGGATAACGTAGCACCGGTAATACGTACGTTTTTGATTAGTGTAGCCAAACCAGCGTCTGTTGTGGTTAGCTCAATGCTGATATTTGAATTCATTAGCAGCTAGGGTTATAGGAAGGACCAGGGATCTGATGGTCGACGATTTCCATCTGTAGATTGAAGTCGATCATATTGACCGAAGCTTCATCTGCATTAGCCCTGAAAGTATAGTTTGATAGAACACACTTGAATGAGAACCCACCAAATAAAATAGTCTGTGCCTTACCTCTGATCTTACCTATAGCGTTGTATAGGTCCTGCACACCTGGAAAATCATTGGCGGCGCTATGACAACCAGCCAAGACCACACCGCTCACTGAAAGAGAGCCTAGACCTTTACCAAAGTAGAACCATGAGACTACATCATTGAAAGTCAAAAAGTATTGAACGGTATCCCTGTTCTGGATAGTCACCTCATTCACGATAACCATGGAGTTAGCATTGATAAGGTTCTCCAAGAAAGGAATATTGATACCGTGGTGAACCACTTGGTTACCATGGAACACGTCACTGTTAGAACTTGAGAGAGTGTAGTAGTATGCAGCCATATTATTTGCTTAGTGTTCCGTTGATACGGTTTAGTGCAGCTGTCATTTCAGTGATGCTACCTAAGATCTTTGTTACGCCTGAAGCTGTAGTGATTGCTGCCTCAGATTGCTCCTTCATTTGCTTCACAGTCTCGTCAGCCGCACCCTTTTCAGACACGATGCCAGTTACTGTTGAGTCTGAATCAGCGATAGCTCTTAGAGAACTAACAGCTTTCTTTGCATCATCCTCAGAAGTGAATGTCTCTTCCTTACCATAGACTGCCTGACCAAACTGGCCTAATGCACCAGTAAGTTTATAAGTACCATCTATGTTCTGGAATCCAGAGTCACCTTGACCAGCGACACCAGCCAAAACATCAAATACTTTGCCTTCAGTTTCACCTTTCTTACCACCCAATGCTTGGATAGCCTTACCTAGTTTTACTCGGTTAGCACTGCCTGCATCTCCTTCCATCACTTGACCGCTGCTTAGCTGTTCACCAGTCTTCTGCATCCAATCATTGAAGGCTTTAGCGCGTTCATCAGTACCACCGACATAGTCAACAACCTGGTCAACTAGTGGCTTCTTCATAGCTGCCGTCAAACTATCTTTGGAGAAATCTCCTGAGTACTTATCAAGCAAACCACCTGAAGCCATTTGCTGATCAGCTGTACCGGCTAACCTATAAAATTCTCTGGCTTGATCTTCAGTAGTCATGGCAGACTTATTACCAATGATCTTTTTTAGCTCATTCAGAGTACCACCACTAGCTCTAATCTTCGTTACGTCATCACTATTGATATTGTACTTCTTAGCTAACTCACTGAATGCACCTAACTCTCTAGTAGTCTGGGTAGATACACCGGACTTATGTAAGACATCCTGAGATATATTTAACAAGTCTTCAACACTACCAGCTGCTGTCATCTTCTGGATATAGTCTGTGTTCTTGACTAGATCTGCGTTCTGTAAAAATTCATCACCAATGCCTAGTGCTGAAGCTAAGGGTTTAAGACCATCTCGGCTCATGTCACCACTAGCAATAGCCTGAACGACACGTTGTATAGTTGGAGCGTTTAGCTTACCCATTTTGTAGGATACTATCTTCTCTAGCTCTACAGAAGATTTGACTCTCTCCTGAACCTGGTCATCAGCAGCTTTGAATTTGCTGTTGTTTCCGACAGCGTAATCGTAGAGGTAGTTCTTCTTCAAAGCATCTTCCCAAGCTGGAGCAAACTCAGCCATATTAAAGCGCTTGTCAGTCAATAGCTTTCCGAATTGACCTGTTTGGATAAGCTTCTGAGCTTCATCCTTCATCGAGGCACCAGCTTCACCACCACCGTAATAAAAGTCTAAGCCTTGTAGAATTCCCTGTACCGTAGCTTGCCCACCAGCTTTTCTAAATGCCGCTCCACCTTCTCCCTGGAATCCTTTTCTAGTAGCTGACGGATTATACTGTGAGTAGCGTTGTAAGTCTACGCCGTTAACACCAGTTTGATTAGCCAAGTCTTCCTGGAATCTAGCCCAACCGCCGGCCGTCATATCGCCGTTCTTAGCATAGCTTCTGACAGCTTCTTGAGCTTTGTCATTTCCTACAAAGTAAGTATCCATCGCAGCTAGTTGTGTAGCGATAGGCTGTTGAGAGCTTAAGATCTGCCCTTCGACAGCACTTCTAAACATGTTGGCAGGCCCACCCAAGTATCTGACGTCTTCACTAGACATCTGAGATGACATAGCTAATACCTGTTGTGCAGCTTGGCTAACCATCGGACCTAGCTCACGACCGCCTAAGTGAGCGGTCAAAGGGTTCATAGCTGCAGCATTCTGAGCCTGACCTTCAACATTCATGATAGTGTCAAAGTCAATACCAGTAACTCTAGCTGTAGCTTTCAATGTTCTTAAATTATCTTCCAAGTCCTTCTGATCTTCGGTCTTGTTAAGATCATAATTGCTATAACCTACGAACTCATTTGCTTTTTGTATAAGCTGTTTACCGGTGAGGTCATTACCAAAAGCGCTTCTCATAGCGTCCATTGTCTTAACCATCTGGCCACCACCAAATTGAGCGCTTAGTTTATTTAAGTCAGTACCAGGGCCACCAACAAACCTTTGTCTAATAGCTTCATCTCTAGCACCTACTAAATCTTCGTAGTTGAATCCTAATGTATTAGCATAGTTGACACCTCTAGTGATCTTCTGCATCAGCATTGAGTTAGCCACAGACTGAATATCTTTTGCAGCTTCGCTAATAGGCTTCTGCTGTAGTTTCTCTCCCACAGCTTTAGAAAGTATCTGACTACCCTTCTGCATACCTTCCTCTACACCTTTTCTAACTATGTCAGCTGCAGAGTCATCTAACTTAAATTTATCTTTAAGAGCATCTACGTCTTTCATGACTTGCTCCTTAGACTTGCCTTCGGTCTGCAGTTGTTTGAGAGCGTCTACAACAGCCTGAACATCTGACGTCTTACCTTTCAAACTTTCACCTACACCAGATATTCCTTCAGCAAAAGCTTTAGCACGGTCTTCTGCACTACCTGATACAGCAGAGCCGAACTGCTCCTTGAACCTGCTAGTCATGTCACCTAAGTCAGCACCTTCTAAATACTTCTGGATATCGCCAGTACTTTCCATACTAGAGATCTTGCTTTGTAGACCGTCTAGTGTAATACCAGCTCTGTTAATCCTACTATAGGCTGTAGTGCCGGGAACAATCTCATTGTTACGGCTTTCATTGAATAGGTCAGTGCCTTGTTGATCTGACAAACCTAAGATATTAGCTCGTTTAATGTTGGCCAATATTGCGGCTTTCTTTTTGTCACCCAAATCTTTATTGATCTTCTTGATGTCCTGGTTATAGAATTGGGATTCAAATGCGTCGGCACCACCTCTAATCTGAGTTCCTGTCACACCAGCGACAGTTCCTAGACCAGCGGCACCAATACCTTGTAGATTAGCATAGGCGGCCATCTGAGCTTGCACAGGATTACCTCCCAGCACTGGGCTCATAATAGTAGCAGCCAAACCATCAGGCTGACTCATCAAAGAAGATACTGCTTGAGTGAGCATGCTGTTTTGGTTCATGCCACCCATGTTTTGAAATGGATACCAACTAGACACCGTTTGACGAGCGACATGCATCATCTGCATATCATGCTCACGCTGCCATACCGCATCGTAAACACCTTGTGATGTGCCCGGCATTGGGATAGGCCACATCTTATTGCCGAAGGCCGACATCAAGATGCTACCAATACCGAACGGCATCCTACCACCACCCATGAATGGGTTAGGAGAATACTGGTGCTGACCTGCGTAAGGGTCTAGCGTATTAGGCATCTCACCCGGCAAATTTATAAAGTGGTCGTCCATGGTTATTTAGTGGGCTTCTTCTTTTTAAGACTTTTTGTGAGTTGACGGAGGTTTGCGCTAATAGCCTTCAAGTCATCTTTGCTTATATTATCAATTTTAGCTTGTTTTTTGGCAATTGGCAAAAGTATTTCGGTATAAGTCTTGAATATCTCATATACCTCTTTACCTATGTTCTTGCCTTTAATAGGCAAAGGAATGAGATGAGCGGTTAGCAATGCCTCAGTTTTCCTGAGGTCTGCCACCACTTGGTTGTCTAGGTAAGTGACTAGGAATTCTTCCCTAAGCTTACTTAGTGGCCTAGGGTATTGGAAGGTCAACTTGCCGCTCATGTACCCTCTAGTAAGGGCGTTAACACGGCGGCCCGTTAAAAATTTTCTTTGAAGCTCTCCTCTGTCAAAGCCCTGACCTTCTTCTCAAACCTGTTGAAAGCATCTGTCAAAGAGCTGACCTTAAATGTAGGCCATTCCTTCATTACTTCCAATCTCTTGATAAGATAAGTCTGTCCAGCCTTTACGTCGGTAGGACTTGTTTCTTCGTTGATCTCAATAGCGAACGGTTGCTTGTCGAAATGTGTCATGCTAGCCGCTATCCTATATTGGATGACTTGAATAAGATAGGCATCACTATTCTTAGCTGTACCGTTGTCTCTATCAAACTGTAACTGCTGCATCACCAAGTTATTTTCACCTACGCTTAGCGTCTTAAACTTGACGATGAGCTTACCGTTGAAGAGAGATTCCTCAGCTTCATAAGGTGCATCTGCTAAAAATGCTTTGAAGAAGGATTCCTTCTCCGCGTCCGTTAACTTAGCCTTGACCTCTTTAAGAGGATCAACGACTGTCTGTTCTACTTTAGTTTCTTCCATATTAGTATGACTTGTAATCCGAGAACACGTTTTTGACAGCTAGTGTTGAGTTATTCAACAGATCCACGGCTTTGTTAGCCAAGGTCATGTCAGAAACGTTCTTGCTCTCTGCGGTAACATAAGACTCTGCTTTGTCACTGCCTGGATAAGGATATGAATCATTGATCGGAGTTTCAACCCATTTCTGCAACAATCCGTTCATCTTTGTGTCGTTCTGTTGTGATAGGGTTTGTGGGATAACGTCCGAGTCTTCGAGGTTGTATAATGAAGTAGGAAGGAACTTAAATTGAAGTAAATTGAAATCGTCCTTGCTCTGAAATACTTGCAGAACTTCAGCAGGCTTGAAATCGTTGACATCTTTTTCTGTTTTCTTAATGTCGGTAATAAATTGGTCTGAGGACTTGATGTATCCGTTTACAGGAATCTGTCCTCCCATAAAGTTCACAATACCTGTAACTTGTCCTTCTAAGCCTACGGTAGTGCTGCCTAGACCCATGGCTATGCAACCGCCATCACTAAAGATAGTCAGCTCTTGCTTAGCGAAGACCCCCGCAAAAGGAGCGGAAACTAGTGCCTGTTGATCGCTTAGTATACGAGTCCTGGATGTACTATGACTAATGATCTCAGCGGCTTGTTCTACTAATTGAAACTTGGCTTGCAGATTAACTTGCTGACCATAGGCACTAACAGATGATTTAGGTGCGTTAAACACTACACCTGCTACACCAGCTATTGCATCACTGTCAGGATAAGGATAAGTATTTTCTGAAAGGTCTGGACCATTAGCATGCAATACGATACCGCTCTTATCACTGTAGAAATACTGGCTTAGATTAGTTTTGACTCTTAGACCTCCAGATGTGCTGCTCAAGTCTAGTTCGTTCTGTGCTGCAATACTAACGTTCTTGCCTACCTTAGCTATGAGGTTACGATTAGGCTGAACTATGAGATCTTTGGCTGGTTGGATGTAAATGTTACCACCCTCCATATTGATAGAACTTCCCCAAGCATCAGCTAAACTAACACCACCGTTCTTCATCAATGCTATCCAACTTTTGTTTTTCTTAAATGTACTACCAGTCAAAGGATCAACAAAAGTCATGTTAGCTAAGTCAGCTTCCTTAGCTATGTCATCGTTTACGTAGAAATCCTTTTCATGCTTCTTGAAATTACTGTAACCGATCTCTTCGTTTATGTAGGCTAAGTAATCCCTAAGCTGCAAGTAATAGAGAAATGCAGTATCGTTATAAGCTGCATCAGCCGTTACGTAAGTCTCGTCAAAAGTGTAGTCAGTCTTCTCAGTATAGCCTAGTGTAGCACCATCATCACCGTTTGGATCTTCGGCTGTCCTAATCCTAGTCGGTACTCTGATCCAGTCAGTCTTTTCCAAATAGATACCGTTAGCACTTCGTATAACTAATGTACCGTCTAAGCTAGCTTTGACTTGTAGAAGACCAGTGTCAGGTTGTGTAGGTACGTTACCATTAAACGCATGTGATACGTTAGCTGGCTTGACTATGAGCAGGTTAATAAAATCTCCGAGTTTACCTACGAAGAGTTTCATACGCTCAAGCATGTTTGCTTGAGAATCGTTTAACTTATAGAACCTTTGATAGTCCGTATCAGTTTCTTTACCGATTTGAATAATGCTTGGATCTTGTGCATTACCCATACTTTCATCAGGGCTATGTGTTGCCCCGACTTCCAAATGTATGCCTTTGCCATCGTGAAATACTTTCAGTTCCCCTAATGCTGTATAGTGCTGGAAGTTATGACTAATGATACGTACTAAGTCATCTAAAAAATGACATTGTACTTGAGAGAGTTCAGATGCTCTTAGTGTAGCAAAGAGTTTGAACAACCCCATCATTACACCAAATTCGTTGGCTATAACTTTTTCACCCTGTATAGTGTCGGTTGGAAGATTGTTGTTATGTACAGCCGCTTTAGTGATGTGTGAGGCATAACCAAAACTATGTACAGAGTCGTTAATAGGTTCTGATGAAGCTAATACTGTTTTGTTCGCTAACGCTGCGGCAGATAACGTTCCATGCGCTTCATGGTTAGGAAATGCACCGATTACTGCCGTGCTGTCACCTCTACCAAAGCATAGTACTCTAGTACCTACGCCAGGCAAAATTGATTCTACGAAACCTAAAGCACTAGAATAAGTGCTGGCTAAACAGTGGGCTTGATAATGGAGTAGTCCAGATTCACCGTCAGGAGATACAACTACACAATGCGTTGCCGGGTCACAGCTAGTTACAGTGCCTATGAACAAGTCACTGTTAACATAGGGCGCGTAGTTCTTACCTGCTTCTTGTTGTCCTTGTGGCATGGAGTTAGTATATCAGAAAAATTAGCCCTGTCTAATCGTTTTTAGACAGGGCTAAGCGCAAACTTAGAGCTAGGACTTTATAACTTAGGACGTGAAACCGGAAGCATTCATCTGTAGGAACTCTACAGTGATGTTGTCGATAACCTGCAAGTCATCTGCATTAGCTGAGAATGAATAGCCTGTCGCATAAGCACCATAGAGAGTGTACTCTACAGGTGATACTGTAGTGCAACTTCCGGTGTTAGCTGCCGCGCACTTAATCCAAAGTGTAGCAGGCGGTTGACAGACGTTCCAACCAGGTAGTTTGAATAGATCTTGTTCCGCAGTAACAAACAAGCGTCCCATAGTGAGCGTACCAATAGGACGTCCTGGGATGATTGCTGCTTGGTTCTGAGGGCTAGATAGTGTGTACCTGCGGGTGACGTTCTGTTGGTACTGAATCTGCACGTTAGTAGCCTGCATAACTGAGACACCAGCCCAAATAATTTGAACTTGATCTGCTGTTACAGGGTATACTTGCTTAAAATTCGGTTTACCGAAAATATCTTGATTTGCCATATGTTATATTGTTGTTAAATAAGTCCTAAGTCTCTCGCTACTTCGGCGAAGTTTGCGTCTTCACCCTTAGTATAACGAATCCAGCCTGTTCCATTTTCGAGGAGTTTGAAGATCACGTTTGGTCTTCCTTCCTCATCTGAAATTAGTAATGCTGTAGCCTCAGTTGTATCTAGGAGGATTGGCTTTTTCAATCCTCCCGCTACTATAATTCGCATTAGATGCTCAACGTAATTGTGATAAAGTTAGCTGGATATGGGACTTGTAGTTGAACTACAACGTCAACCTGGTCCAGAATCGTCGCATTCTGCACAACTTTTACGATAGTGTAACCATTCAACTGGTTACCTGCACGTTCAGTGTAAGTGCTAGTTAGACGATAATTTAGTTCAGCATCGACAGCAGCCTTGATCTTGAGAACAGAGGCTGGAGTAATGTTGTATACACCTACGAAAGGTGCGAGAGCGGCTTGCAAACCATAGCTAATGCTGTCTACGTTAGCTACGACGCTGTCTTCAGCGAAGTTAAGGTTGCCAGAGTTGTCAGCGGTTAGCTGTTGACGAGTATAAGCGACGCCACCCTTTGCATTCTGGGTAACGATCCATGTACCAGCGGCAGCTAGCGTATCCAACTGAGTGGATGTCAAAGTAGTTACACATTTGTCTAGATAATAAGGTCCAATGACTTGAGTGTTAGTCAAGCTCTGATGAGGAACAGATCCGCTACGAAGACCGGCTAGTGCAGCAGATAGGAAATAACCAGCTACTGAAGTAGTTGGATCGACATAGAATGTGTCAGGGAATACGTAATGGATACGACGAGGGCCAGTGTTCCCATTTGCGCTGCTGATTACAGTCTGTGCACTGTTTACAGTTGTGATAGAAGCTGCTAGAGCATCTACCTGAGATTGAATACTACCTGAACCAGATAGTGAGGCAGTCAACCAGCAAGTTCTCCATTTAGCTGCTGAAGCTGCGCTCATTGCATTTACGTGACCAATGACCGCTGCTGTGATTGTTGAGTCAGTGCTGAGAGGAACGATACCGTAGTAGTTGTTGCTCTTAGTTGCGAGATTGCTTAGTACAGTCGTGTAACCGGACAAGTCGTTAGTACCAACAGCACCGTAGTATACGGTAGTGTTGTTAGAATTGAGGAGTGCCATATAGCATGCGTATGCCAATGGATTTCCTGGAGCGATATCACCGAGCTGTGTCAAAATATCTGCATGACTATTTACTGCACCGATTGCTGTGGTAATTGAATTTTCAGTAAATACCGTTGAAGAGCGAGTAGTTGATAGTGCAGCAGTTGCAGTTGCACCAGTACCTGCACCTACAAAAGTAATCGTAGGGTTAGTATAGTTGAAACCTTTGTTGTTGACTGTGATCGTTGTTACAGCGCCTGAAGTAACAGAAGCTGTTGCGGTAGCACCATGACCAGTTGTGTCAGTGATGACTACAGTAGGTGCTGAAGTGTAACCTGTTCCGCCTGCGCCTACAGTAATCGTATTGACACCATTAATTGTAAAAATGGGACCAATGATCAAAGCTGAAAGCGGGCTCTGCGTAAACGTAGGAATTTGTGTGAATTCCTGGTTGATTAGCAGTGATGGTACGTAGTATGCCATAAATTATTTGTCTCCTAGTTGAATGTGTTATTCGCTGTCGTTATTATTATATTACTGTGTTATTTGTTCTTAGGCAACTGTTTTTTTATCATAGTTTACACTCTAACCTCTTGAAGGAAGGTGTTTAGTTGATCGAACAAAGTTAAGTCGATTCTTTTTAACTTCAGGCTGTTTCTGCTTATAGTCCAGCCATCGTTATAGTCGACGTTCACTTGTAAATTCACGTAAAAGTTGTTCTTTCCTTCAGGCAACAGTTTAGGAGCTGTCACCTTCTCTAGAATGAAAGATCTTATACCATAGTCTACCTGAATTTCTCTCCTAAAGTAAAGCAAAGGTTGCTTCATGTACTCCGCTAACTGTTCTACGACAGCTACAGGTTCAGCGGCTACACAAGTTATTATGACGGGCAACGATACAATTGCTACCCTAGTATCTCGACCAGTCTGTTGATCAGTTGCTACACCTTCACCAAATGTAGGAGTCTTGTAAGTAGCGTCTTCCCTTTGTACGAAGATTGCAGGAACCTTACCCATAACCTGACTCTTCCAGTTAAAGCCGATGTCTAGCAAGATGTCTGATTTAGTTTGGTCGGGATCGAACTTTTGTTTTAGGATCACACCTACATCCTCAGGCTTGTTATTCATCATGTAAAGTTTGAGGATCTGGTAAACTATCCTAGGCACCGTATAATTGCTTAGAACAATCTTGCAGTCATCTTCATCACACTTTTCGATTATGTTACTCATTGATAGGGAATGGTGGAACCGGGATGTTATAGGTCGTGTCGGTTACCGGTATTAACCTAAACTCCGCCATCTGTAAAATGATTAGTGTAGTGCCTGGGAAGTATTTGCTGTTAGGGTTGGTGACAGTGAATCGCTTGCCATCAGGTGTAACTATGAGATCGTGCTGGTCTATGAAAGGGAACCCAGCACTTCGAGCAGTGACGACTTCCGTATTCTGCGTACCTCTACCATTCTCGTCATAGTCTTGCTTAGAATCTCTATTCTCAATACTTAGCCTAGTTAAGACTGGTGCGTAGTAACCTCCTAAAGTTCCGACGCCATACGTATCGGTGCCATCTGTTATAGGTTCACCAGTAATGTCATCCACTTCACAAGCTTGAGCTGCAGAATAGTCTTTGCGTTTTAAGATGTAGGCGAATAGTCCGGCATAGTTAAACCTAATTCGCTCTCTTCTACTAATCTCAGATGCGATCAAATAGTGATGCTGAGTAATGCTGTCAGAAGGATGCCAGCCAAAGAAATTACTAAGATACTGAACGTTGTTTTTGTCAGTCAATCTAAGTTTGTAGAAGTAGCTAGGCTCTGCGTTCTGCCTCTGGTTCGTATCGTCAACTACATAGAACGTGGAGCTAGGAATGGTATAGATGATCTTGTCGAACGTTTCATCTTCAAAGGCTAGTAACTCATATTTGAAAGGAGCTCTACCTGGAAAAGCTGGATCAATAGAATACTGAACAATGACTTCTTTACGAGTCAATGAAATCTGGATGTTCTTAAATGGATTAACGTTTGTGGACATATGATCCTAACCTTTTGAAATACTCGTATGCTATCTCCCAATTAGATTTGTTGTCAGACTTTTCGTGATAGAACCATCTAGGGTTTTCCTTTACGACTTGGAGAATAACGTTTACAGCTTTGTCTTTATTAAACAAATCTAGACCTGCCAATTCACTCTTAATCTTTCGCTGGTTAACCCATTTCTTTAGGTTAAGTGCAAAGCGTTCATTAAGAATATCTTTGGCATTAGTGTGCGACATAGATTAGTTCACTAAACTCAGTACCAAAAGCCATACCAACATTTGCAGCGATTTTGATAGCTTGAACCTTTTCTTTGAATTCGTCCCACATAAGGCCTCCTAGTTTAGCGAAGATCTCAGCCTTGTTCTTGTCTTGAATAGTGATGCCATCCGCAGCATAGTCTAGTTGATTGCTGGCTTCATTAATACTTGCGCTCTTCAATAGATGGCCTGCTACTCCTAACAATAGAGTGTATCTGTAAGGAAAATTGATTGGATTGTATGAGACAACGAATGGCGGTGTCTCGTTAAAGTAGTCACAGCAACGAGCTATAGCACCATCTATATCAGGCGAATCCCAGCGTACACCTCTTAGTAATGGATTAAGTTCCTTGCGGTCCATGAGGAATAATCTTATCGAAGTTTCATCAAGCTTTGTGGCTGCCATAATTTATAATGTAGGTATTTTACGACCAAATTTAGGTTTACCGATTCTTATATCCTTATAGGGTATTCCTATAGTATTATTAGTTGCTACTCTCCAACCTAAGTATGAGTATCTATTACCATTGGCTACAGATGTTAATGACTCATACTTTAAGTTTTGTTTTGCTGCAAAATTCTTAGTATTATTAGTTTCAAATATTTTGCCTATGGAATCAACAAATTTTCTTGTTTTCAGTATACCGTTGTCCAATCGTCTTTGTATTTCCTCCTTAGGCTGTTTTCTTCCTCTGGCTGGACAATTAGTATCAGTACTATTGTTATATCCAAATTCTTTATCAGATGCGTTAAATGCGGAAATCCAGTAAGCTTCTCGGGTTTGTAATATCTTAACATCACATTTTTCCCACAACTCAAAACTAAAATTTTCTATACCGTATTGTATTACTGCCGCCAATAAATGCTTGTTATGATGAATTTTTGATCGGAAGTGAGACTGATGACAATGAATTCTATCAGCTATATTTATACTACTACCTACGTAAACTTTGCTGTTTACTAAGTTAGTAATTATATATATTCCTGCGTACCTGTAGTCACCTCTGGCCATATATCAATATTACCATAAACTAAAAACCCTCGCAAGTTTCCTTACGAGGGTTGTGAATCTGATTAGTAGCTTAGTTGAAGTCTACACGGAAGGCACCCTTAGGGTTACCGATGCTCATACCTATGTTCATGTACTGGAAGAACTGTAGGAAGAACGCCTTAGTTTCCATGAATACAGTCAAAGGCTGTAGGCGGAAATACTTACCTAGGAACTCCTCAGAAGAGAAGAAGTAGATAGTACCATCCGGTACCAATTCGCGCTTGATGGTCAAGATTGACTTGAGACCGAGCACGGTGGCTGGAGTAGTACCTTCTAGGTAAGCCCTCTGAGCTTCGTCACCACCGACTTCGCTACGTTCTAGTTTGAGTAGGTCAGCTGCGGTTACGTTGTTCAAGAGCATGATACCCTTGCTTGCACCACCATCAGGCTGCATCGGACCAAACGGAACGCGTAGGCGCTGGTAAGCCTTAACAGCTTCTACCATGTTGGTACGAGTTAGACCACCGGATAGGGTGATGTAGCTAGGAAGACCGGTTGCAGTGAAGGTGTTAGCTGTGTTAGCAACACCGAGAACCTGGTTAACTTTTTCCAAGAACTTGCTATCGACTTCGGTAGCCAAGTCTTTGGTGCTGTTCTCCAAGAGGATTTGGCGAATGTCGTAGTCGTAACCACGCAATTTGTCGATGTCCTTCTGGAATACTGGGCTCATTAAACGTGAGAAGTACACAGGATAGCGCGTACCAGAGAACTGGTAGCCATCAGGAACGTTACCCAAAGGCACAGTTACTGCGGGCGGCTGATCTGGTTCCCTGTCGCACCACTTAACATGGAGCTCAGGATTCTCGCTCTTATCGAGTTCATCGTTAGCGATGTCGATAGGAGTTAGGATCTTCTCAGAGAATGAGTTTTCACGTAGCTTGTTGCGGGTAAAAGTTAGAGCTGATTGAGCAGCCTTCTTCTCGTTACCACCTTCCAACATATCTACGAAGGTATCATTGAACACCTTGATATCTGCGATTTTTTCTAGTGACATAATTATTCCTTTATAGATTAGTTACCTGAAGCCAACTTGATGGCTAGAACAGCGACGTTGGTTTGCGGCTTGAATGACGCAGTACCAGTGGTTGCTGTGTAAACTGGGAAGTTAGTTGCACCAGAAGCGTTAGCAGCGTTGTAAGCTGCAGCTTCAGTTGCGGATGTATAGCTTTGGGTACCTGCACTTGCATTCGTAGCGCCGGGCTGTGAAAGTTGCAAGTAGCGAATACCTTCGACGTATCCAATAACTGGACCAGGTGTGCCTGATGTTAGTTTAGATACTTTACCTGCAGCGGTCTGGCTTTGGTAAAGAGGTGTACCAATTGGATATGTAGTGGCAGTAAGTGTGCCGCTGTCACCAGTATAGTCTACCTGATCTGTTTCGATGATTGACTGACCATCGAGTAGGTATAGAGCGAGTTTACCGCTTTCAATTACGTCACCATCGGTGATGCTATTGATTGCGAATCCACGAATACCTGGGCAACCTTGGGTTGCAGATACTGCGGCAGCACCACCAGCCAAGGCAACTGAGCCGGCTGCTGGAGTAATGCTGTTATAAGTAGTACCGTTTGCCAAGTAGCATAGAGCACCAGCGATAACAGTACCAGTATTGGAAGTGATAGCACCTCTTAGGTCTGACTGACCTAGTGAGTGAGCTGGTCCTTTCTTTACGTTAATCATATTTGTCCTTAATTTGTTGTTATTAGAGTTATTCGTCTACGATACCTCTGCTTCCGGAAAATCCGAATGCAGCTTCATAAACTGGATCGTACTCTGCTTCCTTGGGTCTGGCTGCTACTCGCGCAGGCTTGCCGATCTGGGCAACGTCTGCCGCCTCGCAAACTTTTTCTAATGTACGCAACACATAGACTGGGTCTTCTGCTGCCTTCCTTAGAAAAGTTCTTTTTTCGTGTTCGTCCGTTAGGAAATCCGAATCATAAAGAGCGTCTGCAGCTTTAGTTAGTGCGACACGGTATTTCTCCTTGTCTAACTCACGAACGGTTGCTTCTTTGACTTTCGTCAAGAGCTTATCTTGCAGATCCTCGTTAACTTCTATTGCTAGTTTAACGAACATCGCTGCTTGATGCAAGAATTTATTGTCCATGTTCTTTATGTAAATCTTTGACTGTGTTCAGGTAATCGAGAACCTTCAGTTGCTCGTCCTCAGGTAGGCTCTCTAAAGAGCTTACAGTCTTTGGTTCGCCGGAAGGTTTCGAATCTTCCGGCTTACCGTGTAATCTACCTTGTAATTTACTTAACAGGCTCATTCTTGAGGCGAGTGATAACGTCTTCTACGACGAACCTACCCCATTGAGCGAGTTTAGCGTCCAACTTAGCTTCTTCAGCTACTTTTTCTTTTTCAGTTTCGTAAGCTGCGATCTTAGCAGTAAGTTCGTTAGCCTTCTTTTCTGCGGCTTCCTTAGCAGCGTTGATCTGAGCTACTTTCTGTTCGAAAGCGGACTTAACCAAGTTTGCCTGTTCTTCTGCCTGAGCTTGCTTTAGCAACTGTTGGAAGTACTGAGCGCCAGCTTCCTCAGCTTGCTTAATCTGAAGTGATTCGTCTTCAACAGCAGCTTGTTTAGAAATTTGGGCTTGCTTAGACTTACCTTCAGTATCAAGTTCAGCTGATGCTTGAGCGATCAGAGCCTCGAAGTCACGACGACCAGCTTCCTTATAGATAGGAGCTTCTACAGACGCAGTCTTGCTCAAGTATGAGCGAGCAAATTCGCGACCAAGTGCAAAGCTAGCTTCCTTGTCAAGTTCAAGTTCTTCAGCAGTCTTACCACCCTTACCAGTGATATCTTTTTCTTTGTGACCCTTTTCTTGCTTGAATTCTTGAGGATTATTTTCAGGCTTGCCTTCTTTGTTCTTGTCAACCTTCTCGTGTTCCTTAGAAACAGATTGGTAGTGAGTATCAGCACCAGGCTTACCAGTGACGTCTGCGGCACCAGTGGACTTAGCAGGACCAGAAGCGGACTTCTGCATCTCGCTAATAGCTGCCAATAGTTGTTCGCCTAGTTGTGCGAGCTTCTCGTGAGCAGGAGCTTCGGCTGACGCCATCTTCTTCTGTTCAGTTTGAGAGATAGTAGTTGAACTATCTTCCTTAGCTGCGGCAGGAGCTTTGGTGTCAGGAGGAGTAACAGCTGCGGCTTCTTTAGTTGCCTCAGCAGTCTTGCCACCCTTGCCAGTAATGTCGCCTTCCTTATGGCCCTTCTCTTGCTTAAATTCTTGAGGGTTGTGTTCAGGATGACCTTCTTTATTCTTGTCAACGTGCTCAGTCTCTTTCGGTACTGATTGATAGTGTGTGTCAGCGCCGGGTTTACCAGTGACATCTGCTGCACCAGTAGACTTAGCCGGGCCTGAAGCTTCTTTGCTAATCATAGTCTGGAGTGTCTCCATAAATTCGGCGTGTTTAGTGATCTTTCCCATATAGTTATTTGATGGTTATTTGTTAATATTTATCATTAGGCAGGACCTTGAGGGCCGGCTGGAGGTGGGCCACCTGGGCCACCCATCGGAGGAGCTCCTGGAGGAGGTGCGCCTGCGGGACCACCCATCGGAGGTGCTCCTGCTGGTCCTGGTCCGCCTTGGCCGCCGCCTATGGCTGATAAAAGCTGTTGGATAACTTGTTGCTGAACTTCCGGAGGCAAGCTCTGGAGTTCTTGTAAAATTTGAGCGATCTGAGGATCACCGCCGCCAGGCTGGCCTTGACCACCCGATGGATCTCCTGGAGGAGGACCACCTGCGCCGCCCATTGGAGGTGCGCCTGCTGCTGGATCACTTTCCGGAGCCGGAGCGCCATCAGTAGGTTGCTTGAACATTGCGTCATCACCGCCAGCACGCTTCTCTTTGTCGACGAGGTCAACCATGAGAGCTACTGCGTCATCCTGTGTCATGCCGGCTAGTTTTGCACTGCCGAGAAAACCTTCAGCCCATTGGCTGAGCGTAGGATGGTTTGCGATTGCCGCAACCTTCTGCATAAATTGTACGCGCTTTGCAGATGCGTCTAGAGCTGTTTTGGTAAACTGAACAGCTTCGTTAAGATTAGCACCGTTCATGAAAGCTTCATTAAGGATGCCGTGTGTAAAGCTGATTGAAGAAGCGTTCTTCTCCATACCTGCTGCTTTTAGAAGGCTGGTAACTAAGTCAAAATTTTGGTTTGACTTAACTGAAGCAGTCTTAGTCTGTCTTTGTGCAATTTGTTCTGCGCGGCTTAGAATAGCTGCGATCTTCTGTTGTGGAAGACCATTAGCTGTAGCTTGCTTAACAAATGCTTGTGCGTAAAGTTCGTTCATAAATTAATCCGTTGGTCGTTGTTATAATATTACTGAGTTTCCTAAGTGTTGTAAACAGTTATTTTACTGTTGTGGATCCATAATGCGTGGATGACTTTGAATGTACTCCTGCAAAGGCTTAGCACCGTGCATTCCTCCATACAGTCCACCACCAGCCGCACCAAGACCGGCACCACCTAGACCGCCCAATAGCATATCGCGCATTGAATGATCTTGTTCCGGATGTTCTTTATTGCGACCGCCAAAGTAACCAGCTAGTCCACCTAAACCTGCACCAGCTAGTCCACCTAAACCTGCACCGCCCACAGCTTGACCTGCAGCACCTATTTCAAGTGCTTGTAGTTTAGCTGGATCTGCAATGCCTGTTATATCGCTTGCGGCTTCGGGTAGGTTCCATGCCTTCTTCAATAAATTTACTGCTAGTAATGGATTAACACCTAAGTCAGTGGCTGCTTTGATGAATCCTCTTTCAAATGCTTGTTTCTTAATTGCTGATGGTTTCACAACTTCCTTAATTAATTGTTTGTCTTCGGCTTCGTCCGGATGACTACCATGCTTAACGTCAAGTCCTTTCATGTCTTTTAATTCTTTAGGAGAGTAGTGGCCAACTACATGGTTAACTTCGTTTCTACGGAAGTCTTCGTACCAACCTGCCTTTTTTTCTGTAGGATCATTTTCTAGTTCGCCGTTAAGATATCTACCATAGTCATTTAACATGTTATGTCTGCGTTTAGATAATTTTGGTGCACTAGGATGATTTAGTACCAAATCCATATTGTTTGCGATCTTCTTCACTTTATTACGTAAGCCCTTATGCTTAGTCTCTGCAAAATGTGTTGCGCTTGTCATAGAAATATTCGATGCGACATGCTTGATCTTAGAAGGAGCCTTTTTTAGTTTACCGGTTTGATATGCATGAATCATGCCGAATAACCTTTGTTGACTTTTACTGACAGCTGGCATGCATTATCCTTTCCTTAACTTGATCAAAATTGTTATGTATGTCGTGTTCCCAAAATCTATGTACAGAATAACCTAATTTAGTTAGTTTGTCATTGATTTTTTTATCACGGTATTGACGCCTAGGTAAATTATGCCAATAGTCTCCATCTGCCATAAAAACATTTTTACCAGAAACAAAATCTGCTACAGTGATATTACCTATACCTACCTGTGCTTTATACGGTATCTTTGATTCATCTAGAAATTTTCTTATCTTAATTTCTATGGATGTTTCTTTGTTCGGCATGCTCTTAAGCGTATAAATTGTACAGCACCTACGACAGCAGAATCTAGATACCTTAGATATACTAGGACTTCTTTTGTAAAGTTTATCGCAATTCTTACATTGCAACTGTACCTTTTTATTTTGGTATGTCCTAAAACATCCGGTGGAACAAAACTTACCTTTTCCACTCTTAAGCCTACCTTCTTGAGCTAAAAATGGTTTGCGGCATTCTTTGCATTTTACAGTAGCTTTTTTATTACGATTTTTTGCTTTAGCTATATTACCACAAAGTCTAGAACAGTATTTCACCGTTCCTAAATAATCTATCTTTTGAAAAGATTTTTTACACTCTAAGCATTCAAACTTTTTACATTTCAGTTCTGACATAATTATTTATTTAACACAGGTAATTGTCCTAGCTGTTCGAGTGTCTGCTGAAAGTTTCCCATATTGTAACCAGCAGCTGCACCACCTATAGCTCCCATACCTCCGCCGACTAATCCACCTGCGCCTGCTCCTAAGCTACCACCAAGTAATCCTTTATCTAACATAGCCTTAACCGTATGCCTCTGATTTTCAGGTTTTTCATGCTCACGCAGTCCACCATAAATAGCACCTATTGGCGCACCCATTCCAAAACCTTTTAGTGCACCTCCTAGGCCTCCGCCTAAGCCACCGGCTAATCCACCAATACCTGTCATCAACGCTTGATTGCCGTCTGCTAACTTTAGTAGTTCAGTGGCCTGCAAAATATTTATGCCGTTATCGAGAGCAGCTTTAACAAAGCCACGATCAAATGCTTCCTTATTCATATATGTTATTCGTTAGCTCTTTGATTACCAAATCCTGTTGCTGAACGATCTTTACTAAGTCTTGAAAATGATTACCAGTCTCATTCCAGATCTGGTTATGTGTAGCGTGATGCTGATAGACTAAGGTAATGAGAGCCACTACAACTGAAATGATAATGACTTGCAGTTTAGCAAGAAAATAGTCTAGTACCGCAGTAACTAACGGATACCTACGCAACACTCTCATAGTTGACTTAAGCATAAAATTATTCCAAGATTTCGACACAGATACCGTGCATCATCCTAGTCTCATCTTCTTCTATTACAATATTGCCCTTACCTAAAACAGTCTTGTAACCTTTGGAGTTCTTTGACTTTACTTTATAGACTGAGCAAAATGGAGCAATACCGGTTTGACATGCCAATAACTTAGCTCTAATCTCTTCATGATATTCAGGTAAAATTAGTTCCTCAAAACCGTGATAACTGTTTTTGAAATAATCTTCGTCAAACTCAAAGATCTCAAGCATTCGGTTATCCCAGATTACATTGTCAGTAGTTAGATTAAGTTGCCAAATACCAGCGCTAGAAGCGAGTAACGCATTATTTTGAACCATCTCAGCTAACTCTAACTTTTCGGTTATGTTGTTTAGGTTCATCGTCTGATAAGTGCGTGTCATATTACTGGTTCTGCAATACTGCGTTTAAGATTACATCATCAGTTAGCTTACCCTGTTCGTTCATATAGCTAAGGGCAGCCAACTTATATGTAGCGTACTGCTTAGCAAATTCTAGGTCAGCTGCTTGTTTAGTTGCTTCGTGATGAGGAGATAGACTACCTCCACCAATGTGCATGACACGTCTAATAGCAGGTCCTTCATGTAAAGAATGTCCTTCATGTAGTTTGCCGCCCAAGTTCTTTAGTTCAGCTGGAGGAGTACCGGCTCCAGGATCAAACTTCTCATCGTTCACTGCTTTGCCAGCGTCTTCGTTATGTAGATGATTGAAGATGTGTGGTAAGTGACTCTTCATACCTTCTACATGACCAGGCTTTACTTGGTTGTCGAACAGGTAACGGCTAAAATCTTCTGGGCTGAATACGATACCATGGTCAGCAAGTGTCTTAAGGACCATGCTAGGCTCCATCGTTCTGAGGGACTCAATATTGTCAGGAGCAATATTAGGAGAATGCTTAATCTTGTGTCCATGATCTTTGATGAACTTATCTTTAGAGTTGTCTGGATTGCTATGAGATATTGCATCAATATGCTTTTCTATCTCAGCTAGCTTGCTCAAAAGCTCACGTTTGTCACTAGCTTTCTTGCTTAGTAGTACATCGTCCGGGATATAAAGATCACCATAGATGTTAAGATAAGAAGCGGCTGACTTGTAAGTGATCTCAGAAGCTACCTTTCCTAAGCTCATACCAATTCTGTCAGCAGGTCTGCGCACATAACTAATCTCAAACCACCTAGGGTCTGGATTGATCATACCGCACATCTCACCCTTCTTATTCAACTCACCTATGTTAGTAGGCAAGTGGTTACAACGGTCATTGTCAGTCTTGGCATGATGACCACACCATGAACAGATGTCTTCGGCTTGCTTAGAAGCCATAGACCAGTTAGTGTTACCAGTCGTCTCCTGCTCATGTAAAATGTCTGCGCAAGCGCCTTTGTCCAATCCTACAACTAACTCAATTCTGCGCATCTTATCGTTGTATGATGCAGCTTTGATATTACCATACTTAGGATCGTTAGGCTTGTTCTTGTGGTGGCGATGGACAGCTCTGTTACTCTTAGAAAAATAGTGATGGTTCTTTTTGCAGTCCTCTTCTAGGAAAGCGTCACCATTACGGTTGAAACCAGTTCCTTCGTAAGCTCCTACAGCAATAATGTGAAGGTGCTCTTGCTTAGGATCTTTTTCGTAGTTCGCAAGATTCTTAGCACTGGCCCTTTTAACTAGGTCACGGGAGAAATCACGCAGTATTGCTACGCTCTCACAATTGAATACCCAGTCGTTGTTGCTGGTGAACTTTATCATAGGTTACTGTGGTTGACTGAGGTGTTCACTCAAAGCATTAGGATTGTTTACCTTGCTGTACAAATCTTTGTTTACTTCATTCTGGTTTAGAAGCTTGCTTACAGCATAAGTACCTACACCTGCTAAAGCACCGTGAGATGCTGGATGCATAGTTGGGAAACGCCCTAAGCGTAAACCTCTTGGAGTGTTGATGTAGTCTTGTAAACTCTTAGGCACCTGACCACCTGCAACCATTTCTTTGTTAATACCGCTCTTACGATAAGCAGATAGACCACCGCCTAATACACCACCAGTTAAACCTGCAATAGCCGGATGTCCAGCTGCCGCATTACCTAGGTTACCGATGATACTGTGTTCTTCTGGAGCAGGAGCCTGTTTGTTTTCAAACATTGAAGCTAGCATAGTACGAGGATCGTGTTGAAGATCGGGGCTTACAGTATCGGCAAAAGCTCTTGTACCAGCACCAGTAAGACCTCCCATTGCACCACCTAATAGCATGCTTTTTAGAATGCTCTTCTTGTGACCTTCTTGTTCAGGTGAAAGTGCTTCAGCAGCACCCATACCTGCCGCACCTACACCAGCACCAATGCCAGCGTCAGTTAGTAAGCCACTTAGTAAATGTTGTGTTGATTGATCCATTGGCATAATTAAATATTGGTAATAAATTCACCAGTGAAGCCATCTGACAAACCTCTTAGTGTAGTGATAGCAGTAGTGATTCTAGTTGTCATCGTTGTCCTGTACAAATCTAGGTTAGCTTCTACCGCAGTGTTAAATGGTGTAGTACCTGAGAATGATACATTTACAGGGAAGTCACCAGGGAAATCGTAGAACGCATCAGGCAAAGTATATGACTGAGTACCGTTAGTGAAGGCACCGCCAAAGTTAATACTAGGTGCACCAAACTTCTTTACACGAGCAAAGTCATCATCGCCAATGCTATCAGTGTCGATAGTAAAGACGAAGTTAAAGTTCTCGTTAACTATTGTCTGTAAAATACGTAGCTTTGCCATAATTAGCTTATTTTCTCAGGTGACGGTTGAATTCCTTTTTGTAGTTGATGTTGCTTAAACAATGAAGTGTTAGCCTTAATCAACTGCTCAGCTTGGAACGGATCGATAGCTTGTGTAGCACCAGCCTGCCTTAAGAATGCACGAGTGACTTCTCTTTCACTACTTAGTTCTGGAGCAATCCTTAGCATCTGCTGATAAGCATCTACAACGTGATGTGTAGGAAATTTACTGATGATAGGATCGGTAGATACCAACTCCTGCAACATTAAAGCACGTTCACGGTTTGCGTCAGGTGTGTTTGTGCTAGCGCTTAGGTTTGGCTTAGCTACGCCACCTATAGGACCTTTTACCATGTCCACCAAATCAATGGCAGACTTGATACGGCCATCAAACTCAGTCTCGACACCAGCTTTCTTTTCAGCGATGTAAAGGAGTACAGGATCTTGCTGGTTTACTTCAGCAATCTTTCTACGTTCAGCTTTTATTGACTTCTCAACCTTTTCAAGCAAAGAGTCATCAGAGAACGCAGACTTGTTCAGCTCACAGCCACGATTATGAAATGCGTCTCTAAGATAGTCTTCTTCATACTTAAGGTTATATGCTGCATCTTCTGAAGCTGCGGTAGCTTCCTTGAGTGCTGCAACCTTATCTAGGAACTTCGTAAATAGCTCAACTTCTTTGCAGAGTGATGCTAGCTTAATGGTTGAATCTTGCTTACCGCGCTCTTCATTTAGCTTAGCGGTTTTGTAAAGCAAATCTAGATAGCCTGTGGAAACACTGCCGTGCTTAGCAAATACACTAGTCTCAAATTGATCCCAACTAGAACGGTAGGCTGGGTCTTCGGCAAACTTTCTCAAGATGTTACAGAAACTTTGTTCAACCTCAAACTTAGCTCCAAGCTTAGCACCTTCAGCGTCGTAAGCCGTCTTTTTCAAATCCTTGATGTAGTTAGCAGCTTTGTTATAAACTCCCTTTTCACTCATAGGAGTCTTGCCTGCATCTGGTGCAGACACAAATTTGGCGAAAGCTTCTTTGTGAGGTCCGGCTTCTAAATAACGGGAGAACTTAGGAGCGGTCTCAGGTATTTGAAAAGAAGAAAATAACTCTGAACGGAATTCAGAAGCAGTCTTCTCTTTAGTGGAATAAACTTCGTCGATGATTTGCTGAGAGTCAACAGTATCGAAATCGGCCGCTTTTTCGTTCGGGTGATTCTTAAAATGGTTGTGGTGCAACGCGACGTTGATAGCTTCGCAGCTGCGCTTAATAAAATTAGGCTTGAGCTCAAGAACCTTGGCTACCTTAGTCGTAGCTGCTTGTGGTGATAGTCCACTATTAATCTCCTGGACAATCTCTTGAACAGCGTGTTTTACTAATGAGTCTGGTGTTTCCATAAAATGTATTTATTACTACTATGTTAATATGTCTGACTATCCTAGTCAATTCATTAAGGTTACGGCTTGACTTCAATTACGTCGATAAACTTAGGATAACTGCCTGGTTTGTCAATCATCATCATCTCTCGCATACTGGTTAAGAGAGCTGTATCCTCGAATGCCAGCTTATCATTGTCATTGATACCCAACTCCTTTTGCATACGTTGAGAGGTCAAGTTCATGATATTGGCTCTTTGTTCAGCCTCAATCCTGTTTATGCTTACGTTAGCCAATTCAGCCACAGACCTGTTAAAGCTGATAGACTCTTTCAAGTTAGTGATAGCAAAACGCTGATCCATCAAGTTATCGATGCCAGCACCAGACAAATACAGCTTCACCGTTTCACGTTCTTTTTCGTCCAGGACTTGATGGCCTAGGATACTTCTTAATCCTAAGTCACCTAAATCGTAAATTCTCTTGAAAGCATGATAATCTTGGTCATCAATTTCCTTGTTACAAACCAATTGTCTAAGGCAGCTGTATTGTACTAACTTATCCTTAGGCCAACCGGAGTAATCAAAAAAGATCATCCTAAGAGCTTCTATGAACGCCTTAGGTTTGTGCCATTGCAACGCTAATTCATCGTCAGTCTTACCACCATAGATACTGTAGTTCATCCACTTACAGTTCATGACGTTGCCCGGATTCTTGTAAAATTTTATAGCATCCGAAATATACTCGTTGCCTTCAATGTTAAAGCAATGAGCGATCAACCTTCTAAAGTAATCATCGTTTATCTTTTTTATTCCCTTTACGTTCCAGTTCAACAAGCCACGATGCCCGGCTACGTTAAAAGTTACTTTTCGTTCCCTGCGTCGAAAATAATGCTTGTTCCAGACTTTAACTAACTCCTGCTTTAACTCAGGTGTTAACTGATCTTCGATTTGCCTAATGTAAACAGGCAGCTTGTAAACGTCAACCGGCTGTACACCATTTACTATAAGCCTCTTTAAGTTTCCTGCGTTAGCTTCATCTGGTTTTGAACAATATTTTTCAAAGCCAAATTTCTCAGGATTAAGCGTAGCTTGATAACGCCAATTAGGACTTTGGAATGGCGTACCAACTTTGCTTATTGGCACTATAGGAGCAGACATAATTTTTCATTAGACCATCTGAGGCTGCAAATGTTGGTTTGGAACTGCTTGCGGCGCTTGTGGTACAGGATTCTGCTGCTTAAATTGACTCAATAGCTGATAGAACATTTTGTTTCCGCCCGCTTGCTGTGGTTGCTGCATAGGTGTAATTCCACCTTGTTGTGGCATCTGTGCAGGTTGTCCTTGTTGCGGCATAGGCTGTGGTTGACCTGGTTGCTGATTTGGTGAGCCTAGCGGAGGCATTGGGGCTGGTCCAGCACCTGCAGCGGCCTTGATAAACCCATTCAAAAAAGCTTCTTGTAATTTTGTCATAAATTAGATGTCGTTCTTACTCTGTTCATTGTCGTTGATAGACAAGTCAGGAACTTTACGTTTCAAGAAGATGACGAGATCTCCTAAATTGTTGAATACGCTTTTGACTAGCTCAATGAGCTCAGGTAATTCGTCTTTACCATACATGTCTTCAAAAGTATCAGTGTCCCAGTAAGCTAGAAACAACATACGACCAAGTTTATCTAGTGAAGACACGAAGCTAGGTACATACTCCAAGACCTTGTTATTGCTGTCTGTATACTTAGCCAAAGCACCAATAGTCTGTGTATCAAACACATCCTTCTGACCTTGTTGTGCTAAGTTAACAGCACGACTAATAGTAGTGCTTAGTGATGCGTCATCTGGTTTAACACCTAAACCTTGTTCTGTCGGGTCTTTAGCGTAGCCATCTGAAGCGTCATGTTGGTCTACCCAAGGAGTACCGTAGTAAGTGGGTTGTCCAAACTCGTTGTTCTCAGGTGTTTCGTCTTGTAAATTGAGAATATTTTCACCAGTTACTGAAACTTTAACGATACCGTCTCTCTTTTTGTTAGGTATAAGATCAGTGATAGCAGCTTCAGCATCCTTCTCTCTCAAACCAAGTTCAGTGACCATTGCGATCTTAGCTTCGAGAGGATTTTCAAACTTAGCCTTAGCACCACTTACGTTAAGGAAGTACTCAGAACCATTGGTATGAATGGTGAGTGGGAACGTATTGTTGGAGTGTAGGAAACTATTTAGGCTGCTTAAGCCACCAGGAGCACCAGCTTTGATTTCAGCCTTGTCCTTTTCAATAGTACTACGCTTCCTATCACGTTCATCTTTAGGGAGATTGTAGTCTATCTCAGGGCTGTAGTAGTCGCTAAGGTGTAGCTTCAATAGCTTGAAACTTTTAGGGACGTAGACTGCATGGTTACGATGCTCAAGTCTGTCACCAACCTTCTTAGTCAAAACCAATACTACTTCGTTCTGCTTACCCTTAGTCTTAGGATCAAAGCTATTAGGACGAGGAGAAGCGTCGCACATCCAAGAAGGTTCAATCTTGATTCTGCGGACACCTGAACTGTCTTTGTAGTTCTCGATAATCCTGAAAGGTTCTGTAGTATGCAAATTCTCGTTAATGAGAATATAGTCTTCGTAACTAGGCAATGCTTCAGCCGGCTCCTCTAACAACTTCATTGCGTCTGAAAGATCTTTAACGTGGATCTGATCTTTGATGAAGATGCCTGATAACTCAACTTCGTAAGCCTGGCCTTTGCGAGGAGATTGCAAGTCTACTACAATAGCTCTAGGATAGTTATAGCCACCCATGAAAGCTGAAAGATTTGTTAATACTAGACCGTAACGGATAGTTCCTAACTCAGTGATATAAGGATAGAATCCAGTTTGAGTAGGATTTGAAAATGACTCTTTGACTTTGAAGATACCTAGCTTAGAAGTATCCTCGTCTAACCTATTATCTACGATAGTAACACCTTTGGTCACTAACTCTTTCTTATTAGAGGCTGGGAGTTTGTCGAGATCAGTGTCAGCTTCAAAGTCATATACTTTGAGCTTCTTAGCTTTGGCTTCCTTAATTACAGGAGCTACGGTTAGAGAATCTGCGATAGCTGAGTCAGGATAGAATGAGCGCACAGCGTCTGCAAACTCAGCATTCTTGTTTAACATAAAGAAGAACGCTTCCTTGACCTTGTTGTCTGCTGATTTGACGAAGTCGATTAGCTCTGGACCTTTGTTATAGCTTTTCTTGCTTAACAAACAGTCAGCAGCCTTAGACAATACTTCAGGATTCTTTTCATCCAAGTCCTTGGCTTCAGCATAGCTAACACGACCTGTCCTAGGAGGGAAGATAATCTTGCGCATGTTAGCGCTAGGTATATCGCGTTGTACATCTTCTTTTCTCTCGTTACTAGGAGTACCAATACCGGTAACATCGTCTTTCAAAAAGAGCTCAGCGAAATCTTCATTGAGCGGATAAAACTGGTTGTTGTTACGGCTATAGAGGATTTCCAGCTCCTTGATCTTGCCATTCACGAAGAAGGCAGGAACAAATAGGATCTGTCCATTGTTGCTCTTAAAACCGAATACACCGACTGCTTTGGTATCATTGTCGGACTTCTTGACTAGCTGAAATCCTACTAAGAAAGGTACTAGGTTGCTTAGTTTTCCTTGTAGTTTGTCATAGGCTAATTGAAAAAAGGCCTGCTCAAACTCTTGATCTCCAGCAGCTAATTTAATCTGGCTGTTCATATGCTAATAGTAAATTATAATGGAACGTAAGGCAATTGTTATGTTTCAACTAGCTTGTTAACATGCTCTAACTGATTTTGCATCCTATCAGCTTTGTCAACCGCTTTGTCAACCTTCTTGTTTGCAAAGTGTTTGTATGTTCCGTAAGCTGCTGCAGGTGCTGCAAACAAACCGGTGAGCGCAGCATAAGGTCCCCAACCTAAAGGTTTACCCTTATCAACACCTAAGCCTAAATCAGCATTTCTTAGCTGTTCTAGTTGCTCAGGAGAAAATTGCATGTGTGGTGGGCGATAGCTAGGGTCAACCGGTGGTAAAGCGTAATCTTTATTAGGATTAGTAAAGTTACTAATTATCTCGTTTATCTTAGCCACTGATTGAGATTTATCTCCACGAGGTAACGCTGAACTACGCATGAGGCCTCCCTCTACACCTTCAACAACCGATCCAGGTACAGCGGTCATGTTCTTAATCATATGCCCATAAGCACCGCCAGCTGTTGAGTAATCATTGGCGCGCTCTTTAGTAGCAGACTCAGCCATTGTTTGTGCAAAGCCAACGCCTGCACCACCGCCTACAAGAGTTGAAATAGGATGTCTCGTTACAGTATTGTTAAAAAGAGTCTGAGGATATTCCTTAAGTTTGTCAGCTACTTTACCTGGTACGTGTCCTTTGAAGGCCATGTAAGCATCCATTATATGACCTTTATCAGCAGGGATGCCGGTAGGTCTATAAACAAACTTTTTGAAAAAAGGGGAACTAGCTATTCCTTTCACACCAGATTCTATAGATTGCGCTATATTTCCGGACTTTTGTAAACCACCCTTTTCATGGTGAAGGATATAACGGAGAATTGCTTTATTACGCTTAGCTTCTTGTTGTCTTCTCTTCTTAGTCAACATGTCATAAGCTATCAAAGGTCCTGCGCTAACAGCTGCAGCACCAGTTACAGTAGGAATAGGATTATGCTTTAAGTTCTCCCAGAAACCAGCAGCCATACCGTGACCCACTCCTTGACCTAAAGCGTTACCTACTGTACCGCCTACATTTTCTGCAACAGCTCCAGAGGCTTGCCCAGCTGCGTTAACAACGTCACCCATCAAAACTTTACGTACAGCAGGATTGGTAATGTTAGCTGCGGCTGACAAAAATTCTTGTGCTTTAGGATTTACATCAACTGAGTCTAGTACTTTATTGGATACAGCCGCAATGGCTGGATTAATATGAGCACCAGTACCTAGACTATCATAAAAGCTACTTAAAGCATGTTGTGTAGAAGTTGGTGCGCCTAAGCTAGGATCTCCATGTGCCCAGTTGTTGGCAGTTCTAAGACCAGTTTCACCTAACGCAGCTCCAACGCCTAAGCCTAAACCGACCTTAGCTGTGCTCGCAACATAACCAGGTGACTGCTTAAGATGCTTGAATGCGAGAGAGCCTAAGCCCTTGAAACTTTCTGAAAAAGCTGAGCCTTGCTTATCTAACCAGTTCTTGCAAGTATCGTTGATTGAGGACATATTATTCGAAACTTAAGGCTTCTTCAGTTTGCTCGACTTCCTCAGACTTCTTACCAAAGCCGACGGCATAAGCCAGGCCAGGTATAGGCGAAGGGCCAGCAATACTGCTTGAAGCTCCAGTATTAACTGCTTTAACTAATCTGCGTTCCAAATTTGTGCTGTACAGCGCGTGCATCCAATCATGCTCGTGGGCTGGAACATCTAGCAAACGTTGCATCTCAGGTTCAAACCCAGGACTGTCATCGTGTACTGTCACATATGATACACCATGCTTCTTTAGGTTGTCCATCATATGGCTTGTTAGCTTAGTACCTATTGTATAGTGTAATGCAGGAATTTCCAAGTATAATCCCTTTGCCTGGTCTACTCTAACTTTGCGGCTATCGTGTCTAGGAGTATAAGCCTTCTCTAAACTATGGTAATTGACGATAGTATCTGGCAAGTGGTCGCCCAACCCTTTAGGGTTGGTAATTTTGACGTGCGTAATGATACCTTTGCTGATGATGTCAAAGTTACGTTTGTTGATACCACCTAGCTGGCTGTTTTCAAATGTATTCTTTACTGCGTTAGCAAAGTAGACTCTACCCTCACCAATACCTTTGTGTTTAACGATCTTGGCTGGATTAGGAATACCATCACTTAATACATCACCGGCTTCGACAGCAGTGCCAGGTTTGATGAATACGTTGAGGTCAGGATGAACGTAGTGTTCTTCAGTCTTGCCGTTAACATGTTTGACTACGACATAGTTACCACCTTGAGGAGCTGGTCTGACTTCTTCAATAACACCGTCATGGTTAGCTAGCGGAGCCTCATGTACAAAAGAGTCAGGTATGTTGAATAGTTGGTTAACGTATTTGAAACCGCCAAATGACGTAGCAGTTCTCGCTGAACCACCAGAGTGTTTGGAGTTTAACATACCTTGTGATAGCGGTTCAGCTAAAGTAGTTCCAGCCACAACTCCTAAGAAAGATCCAATCTCAGGTAATCCTTTTTCACGTCTACCTGCGCATAGTTGGCATACTGCACCTGGATGAGAGTCGTGACTAGCTTGGCAAGTGATAGGACTACGGACAATAATGTCAGCAACCCCTTTTGTTTTGAGGTCAGCTAACATCGAAGAAGTGACTTCGTTGTTATGATTATATTTATCAACCGCCTTGGCTAAATAAGTACCGAGGTAATCTTTGTCTTCGACTTTGATTGCAATACCACTATCAGTACCACAGTCATGCATCTCGACTTTCATCGTCATACCAGCTCTGGCCAATTGTTTACCTAAGTAACCAGCGTCAGCAACAGCTAGTTTAGTAGCTGCAGAAGCTTGACGAGCACCGAAGGTATGCGCCAAGTATTGTGGTAAGGTGAGGCCTTCAGCAAAAGACCTGTCGATTACGAAATCAGTAAGAACGCTGCCCTTGTTATCATTGACAGCTACGGGAGAAAAAATAGTTTGACGATACTGGGATGGGCTACCACGAGCACCGGCCCTAACAACCTTCGCCAATGTCTTACCTTCTTTGACACCATGCTCAACTAACCTTTTGTCAATGTCGCCTGAGAACTTGTTAAGGGCAGTAATGATTTCGTCATTCTGTTTTACCTTAGTAAGTTTCTTAGCCTGAATACCTGCGATCTCGGCGTGAAGTTTTTTGAACTCCTCGTCCTTGAAATCTGGGGGAGCAAGGTCGCCTAGTCTAACTGTGCTACCTAATCTAGTAGCTGACTCGAAGCCTAGTCTCGTTAGGTCAGAGACAGTCTTCATGTACTCCTCCGGATGCTTCTCAGCTAAGTTAGCAAAGAAAGCTCCGATGTTCTTTTTGTCAAGCTCCTTACTATCTAGGAATGCGTGTGTCGCCGCCGGACTGTAATGTTTCAGTAGGATTTTACCTACCGTTGTTGTGTAAGCCATATCTTTGAAATAGTGTAGGCTTAGTATTCAACTTTTTACTGTATAAGTCAAACATAGAAGCCGCTTTACCGAATTCAGATACTTCAGGATCAGGTTTTACGATATCAGGCATCCAAGTAGATAGATGTTTATCGATCTCGTCCTTAGGTCTGTTATTCAACGGCTGATTACGTTCCTCAGAATGTAGTGTCGGCTGCTCAATCTCTTCCGTCTCTTTAGCGGCCACCATCTGGTCAGTCAAAGTCTCAGCTGCTCTTTTAATCTTAGGATTGGCTGAGTTGTAAGACTGCTCCAAGAAAGACTGTAGTAAAGTGAAGTTCATTATTCATTGGTCTCTACGCCTGGTTCGTCTTCGCCTGAGCTAAAAGGTATTTGACCTTCGTCTATTTTCTTTTTATTTTTATGCTTGCTCAAGTAGTAGCCTAAGCCACCTAAACCAAGAGCTGCACCACCTACACCGTAACCTACTTCATGTTTAGACAGATGTTGCTTTAGCATTTCATAAAGACCACTAGGATCAATAGAAGGACCTTGCGTAGCTTCTTGAGTACGTTGGGCTAAGTCAGAAGGATGTCCACCCATACCTGAGGTTAGAGCACCTGCACCTTGGCTAGCTGCAATTGTTCCTGCACCTAATCCTGCACCTAATCCAGTAGCTTTCCTTAATGACATGTCACCTATAGTATTGCTCTTAGGGTCATTCCATAGGCTATGCAACTTATCTTTGATACCGTTAGGAGCATTTAATCCAGGACCACCACTTAAAGGTTGGCCTAGCAAGTTTTTCCTATTAGGCATAACGAAATCTTTTGTTTTCTGACTTTGTAGCCTAGCTATAGCTGACTCAGCGCTTTCCATAGGTTGTTTAACGCCGGCCACAATACCTGCGCTAAGTGCATTTGCAGCTTTAACAAATCCGTCGATGTATCCTTGTTCTAGCTTATCCATAAATTACATGCCTCCTTGTTGAGGTGGTTGACCTGGTTGTCCAGGAGCATTTTGCCCGTCCATTGGGCCGCCGCCATAAATACCGCCGCCCATCATGCCTTGCTGCTGTTGAGCCTGCATCTGAGCCTGCTGCTGGCGTTCCTGTTCTTTCTGCTGCTGTTTGTCCTGTTCCTTCTGCAACATCTCCCTGTGCTTAAAGCCGTGTTGGACTTTCATTGATTCAGTCTTGAGATGTGCTTGACTTGCCTTGCCACCAGATACGAGGTCGAGCAAGTCCGCTACAGTAACTGTTACTGCAGTGTTCTTCAAACTCTGAGCCATACCCTTAGGAGATAGATCGCCTCCAGGAGGTGCATTAGGATCTTGAGGCTTGCCTTGAGAAGGGTCACCTTGACCTGGCTGACCTTGTGGTTGTTGACCGCCTTGCCCACCTTGAGCCGCTTGCTGTTGTTGTATTTGTTGTGCAAATTGTTGCATCTCCTGTTGCTGTGCTGGATCGCCTTGACCAGGAGGCTGTCCACCTTGTGGTTGCTGTCCAGGTTGTCCACCGCCTCCACCAGTTGGAGAAGGAATGAAAGCTCGCTTAGTAAGTGAGCAATCTAAATCTTGTAGAATTTGTCCGTATGTTGGCATAATTAAATATTATCACTTTTTGAAAGATTTTCATGAGCCCAAAGAGGTTGGAGATTAGTGTAATGAAAACACTTTCTTTGCTCTGATTCTTTCGTTAAATCGAAGGCTGCACAAGGTAATTTATGATCAATGTGCCAACCTGTTAATGAATGGTTACTCCAATTCATACCAGGCTTAAATTGCGACTCTATGTATTTTCTTGCTTGTAGGATGGTACATCCAAGCAGTTTAATTGTACTTGATTGTTTCAAATTGGACGTTATTGCTATTCTAGTTCTGTTATTCAGTAATGCACGTAATCTAAAGGTTATATCTGTTTTTCTACGATTACGTGTATATTTCACACCAGCTTGTATACACTTTGCATGGTTTTTCTTGTAGTAACCCTTGTCATTAGTTTGTAGGCAACTCTTACAATAATAGGATAAGCCATCCGCTGCAGATTTTCTATTACGAAATTCTGTCGTTGGTTTTGATTCATCGCACTTATGGCAAACTTTATCCATGATATTTTTGTAGCTGTCTATCAGATTCCCAGGTCACGACGTTAATCACAAAAGCTTCGAGGTCTTTCTTAGCGTTGGCCAATCTTCCTTGGTCAACTTTTACCTTGAGTCTACTATTCTTTGTGCCAATTTCTTTCAATTGTGAGAGGGCTTCCGTTAACTTCTCCAACCTTTGTTTTGGAGTGAGCGTGAGCCACAAGTCTTTAGTTACAATCATAATACCAGGGAAATTTGTCGTAGTCTACAATTATCCTATTTCTATCTGGTCACCCTCTTCTAAGTGACCTGAGTTATAGGCTTTCACCACCTCCGCCTCCGTCTTATATTTACGGGCTGCTTTAGTATTCTTCTCAGTGCTAAGCGAATATAAACCTAGAGCTGATTCGTTTGATGGAATGAGTACTGGGCTAAATGACTTGGCTGATAACAAGTTCTTGCTAGGTAACATTTTTGCCAATACTTCTTTCCTAGCTTCTTCAGTAGCCGGTACGTGGATGTTTAGCTGGTCACCGTCGTTGTCAGCACCGAATCCTTTGAACACTAATGGGTTTAGTTTTAGTGTCTTGTCCTTAGGATTAGGATTAGGGATGAGATGAAAACCCATCAAGTTAAATTTGTGCCAAGCTGGGTCACGAGTTACAATACCAGGTCTCTCAGCCATCTCTTCTTTCAAAGCTTGAACTGCCAACGAACTGTGCTTTTTGACATAGTCTACAGCAGATACAGCTGGGACGCCTTTCATGACTAATCTACGAATTACGAAAGGTTTGTATACCTGCCACAGCAAATCTTGAGGGACGCTAGCTTGATCCACGTCTAGCCTAGTGTCAGGAGTCAAAACTGCTCTACCTACTAAGTCCAATGATTTATTAACGACCTTGCTCTGGAACATCGTTGATTTAGCAGTACCGCCTTTTAGACCTAGCATAGTAGCTAAGATACCTTTTACATTCTTATCAGCATGCTTCTTATTAATAGGATCACCCAAACCAAACACAGCCTTTACACCGTCATACTGATCTTGCTTTAGTTTGCTGATCAACTCTTCAGGTATATGTGCCGTATCTTTCAAAGAATTGTTATTTAGGATAAGATCTTTGTAAAGGTTGTTTACATCGCTAGTCAATACAACGTCACCCATCTTACTAGCTGGTCTGAACTGTGCTGGTAAGATAGGAATCTTGGTCAACATCAAATCGCTAATCTTGATACCCTTCTTCTTTAACGTAGTCAAAAATTCCAAAATCTTTACAGCATCATCACGTTTAGTCTTTTTACCGCCCTCGATATACTGACGCATTTCAGTAATCTTGTTGTCGAGGTTCATCTTGCCTAATTCTTTTTCCATCGTACCATCTACCACCATAGCATTAAACTTGAGTTTAGTGACTCCTAACAATTTACGAAGATAGTCTTCGCTGATAGGATTAGGTACGGAATGGTTAAGACTAATATGATTGAACTTGTCACCCAAGATACCGACTGTATTAGGATCGAATAGACCACCTGGTTCATGCACTAGTTCATCTTGATGAGGTTTGAACATCGTAGGCTTTTTGATTTCACCATTACTGATAGCCAACGTATCCTTGTCGGTCATTGGCATGATGTTAAATACACTGCCATCTCGTTTCACGTTTACCCCAGCAGACTGTAAGCTAGCAATAAACTTGTTGAAAATGAAAGGTACTTTAGGTGGTGGTGGAGTCTGGCCTAGTTTAAGGGCTCTCCAGAAATCATCGTTCTTTGTACCTTTAACGGTACCAATGTCTTCCAATACATGTTTAACATCATGGCTAAGCAAGGCAGTAGTACCAAGGTTACCGATCCTTTTACTAGATTCGCCAGTCGTTTTGCTAGGCTGCATGTCGAACGAGTAGCCTGTACCCTGCGACCTCGTACTGAGCTTGTCCTCAGAGATGTGAGTAAGACGATTATAATAAAGAGGTCCAACAACAGCCTCAATATTCCTACCAGTCTCGGTATCTGAAATGTCATTCTTGGCCAGTACTTTAAGAACTTTACCAATTGACGATTCTTTAGTGAACTGGTCCATCTTGATCACTTCCTTTTTCTTTTGAGCTAGTTTGCCTAGTCCTAGTGTAACGGCTAGAGCTGGGGCTACTCTAGATGTAATGCTCATTGAGTTAAGCATAATATCCACAGGCTTGCCATCAGGAGTAGTCGGAGATTGTGAGTCTGGTATAATTGTGGCTACACCTTTTGCACCGAAGATACTACCAATCTTATCACCAGGTAATAGACTACGCTCAGTTTTAATGTGAACTGTAATCAACTCACCGTGCTTAGATACATCTACGACTGTACCAGGATGTTCATAGTCCCAGATCTCAGAGTTATCTTTGAAAGCGTGCTTCAATACTTTGCTTAGTTTACCTAATGCTAAGTCTGTGCTTTTAAGTGCTCTAGGAGAAAAAGCTAATAGAACTGGGTCACCTGCATGAACTACAGTACCAGGTTTGATTACACCATCAGAGTCAATACCTTTGATTTGATCATTGGTATACTTGTTTGGGAATAGCGCAATAAATTTATTCTTGTCTGCATCAACACCAAATTTCTTTTCTAGATGATATTTTAGCATCTGTTCCGCTGCCAACTTTTTAGCACCTGACTCAGTCACAGCATAAGCATCCTCGAAGTTGTCGGATCTAAATGGCATGATAGCGGTAGTCAAATTAACACCTAATGCCATGTTACCTTTAGGGTCGGTGTAGTTGGAGTGAGCCAACACCTCGTCTGTCTTCACTTGATGACCAGCCTTCACTATCGCAGTGTTAGTAATGAAGCTTTTACGTCCTAAGTTAAAATTCTTGTAAAGCTGATAAGTACTGTGACTACCATCCTTATTCTTTACTTTGATATGCTCATCAGTCACTTCATCAACTATACCAGGTTTTGTAGCCGTGACTGACAGATAATGCTTACCAAACTTTTCTTGAGTACTCTCTTTGTCATTGTCATCTGAGCTTTCTACTAAAGGTCTTTCTGGGTTGACTAGAGGAATGCTTTGTAGTGAAGCCTTGGCACCTAGCAAAATACGACCACCAGACACACCACCCAATCCTGTGATAAGGTTACTGGGCATGGAAAATAGGTCTCGGGAACTAGGAAATGATAGATGGTCGTCGTCCAGCTTATCTACTTTCTTGAAGTTGCCTTTGTCTAATACAGTATAGCGCATATTAACGTTTATGAGTCTTTGAAATATTCCTTGTCATTTGGCATATAAATAGTGTACCTGACTAACTTACGGTTTGCAATGTCGGTTATATTAAGCTAACATAAGTGAAGATCTATTATGAGTAAAGTCTTTAATGCATTCTTGACTGGCATGATCAAAGCAGCTGTCCTGACTAATTCAGTTAGTACAGGAGTAAATGTGCAGCAAGCGCCTAAAGTAGGATTACAACCTGCGCAAACTAGGATAGCCGGTGACGTTGCCAAGTCTATCCAGAATCCGGTTACCAGGCATTCAGATGGTACTATGACACCATTACATAGAGCACAACCTGTCTCTATTCCACCCGTGTCTACAGCACCAAGAGTTGCTTCAAGCCCTGATATTTATGCTAGGTTAAAACAGGAAGAAGGATTTCGTAGTGAACCTTACAATGACACTTTAGGACATAAGACAATAGGCTATGGCTCAACTGATCCTAAAATGCTGCAGTTAGGTAAGGTAACTGAACCTGAAGCTGCCAGCGCCTTGACTAATAAAGTTAACAATGTAGATGCTAGTATTGGGAAGTTGGTTGGTAATAATTGGGGTTCAACTCCACAACCAGTCAAAGATTCAGTAGTTGACTTAGGCTATCAAACAGGTAGTTTGACAAAGTGGCCAAAACTACTAGAATCATTAAAGGCAAACAACTATGAGAATACAGCAAAAGAAATGCAAAATTCTTTAGTTAACCAACAAACACCTGAGAGAAATGCAGGTAGGATTAGTCTGATAGAACAATTTTTGAAAAGCCAAAATATGGCTAAACAATAATGGCAGGAATTCACAACGTTTATGTGGTTGAGTTGGATAAGAAAGTACTAGACAGAAAAAAAGTACGAGATCTTAATCCTAGCTATAACCCAGACAAACCTCCGCTCTACGTAGGTATGTCCGGCCTTTCTGCTGAAGAAAGGTTTAAGAAACATAAGGAAGGCTTGAAAGCTAACACTTGGGTGAAGAATCATGGTCTGAAGCTAAGACCTGAATTTCATAAGAATAGACTAAGTTTCTTTGAAGCTGAGAAGGCTGAAGAACTGTTAGCTAAAAAATTGAGACGCCAAGGTTACCCCGTAATTGGAGGTAACCGTCAGTTAAGTAATAGAGCTATAAAGAAAGCTGACTGGACTGAGTTTGACAAGGAGAGGGATGCTAACATGCCTCCTCAACAAGCTAGAGTAGTCCGTAAGATTAATCAGCCAGGTACTAGAGGTTTAGTACTATTTCATTCTACTGGTTCAGGTAAAACTAAGTCTAGTATCGAAGCCTATAAGTCTTTGAAGATGCCGACTGACGTAGTTGTTCCAGCAGCTCTACAAGAAAACTATCGTAAAGAGCTTAGGAAGTGGACAGGTAGTGTTCCGAGAGACGTCAACATCGTAAGTCAGCAGAGATTGGCGAACCCCACTCTCAAGACTCCGATGTATGATAAAGGATTACAGATTGTAGATGAAGTGCAGAAAGCTCGTAATCCTAATAGCCAGCTTTACCAAGCTCTTCAGAGGACTCATCCTAAGAAACGTCTACTACTCTCAGGCACACCACTCTATAACAATCCAGCAGATTTAGCTAACATAGTTAACTTAGCGGCTGGTAAAGATGTGTTGCCTTCTTCTCCCGGAGCTTTCAATCAAAAGTACTTTAAGCAAGAGGAAGTCAGTCCAGGTATCTTAGGAAAGCTCATGGGTGTTAAGCCTGGTGTTGAACAACATCTTCAAAACAGAGATGAGTTGAAGAAAGTTTTAGATAAGTACGTAGACTACTACGCCGCGCCACACGAAGGCTACCCTAGTGTAACTGAAAAAGAAGTTGCTGTGCCTATGGGTCAGCATCAACAAGACATCTACAACTCTATCATGGGTAAAGCTCCTTGGTGGGTGAGATGGAAAGTCAGGAATGGTTTGCCCCCAGGTAAAGGTGAGCTCGAGCCTATGCGAGCATTCTTAGGAGGTGTGAGACAGGTTAGTAATACTACCTCTGGTTTCACTACTAGAAAGAATGAGTTACAGCAGCCTAAGATTGACAATGCTTTCCGTTTCCTTAAACAACAGATGGCTAAAGACCCTAGTTATAAAGGTGTGGTCTATAGTAACTATTTGCAGAGTGGTCTAAAGCCTTATGAACAGCTGTTGCAAAAGAACAACATTCCTTATGGCGAGTTCTCAGGTGCTGTTAACCCAGCACAACGTGAGCAGATGGTCAGGGATTACAATGCTAATAAGATAAGGGCTTTGCTAATTAGCTCAGCTGGTGCAGAAGGATTGGATCTTAGAGGTACTAGATTAATCCAGATGCTTGACCCACACTTTAATGTAGCTAAGGAAAAGCAGATCATTGGTAGAGGTGCTCGTTTCCACTCTCATGACGACTTGCCAGCCGATAAACAGAATCTACTAGTGCAACGTTACTTAGCCCAACCACAGCCTTCTTTCTGGGATAGAATGACGTTTAATAAACAGCCGGGTGGTGTTGATCAATACATCAGAGCTTTGGCTAATCGTAAAGAGCAGATGAATGACGAGATCCTCCACATGATGACTGAGGGAGATCAGAACTACTGGTCTAGGAATCCTCTTAGCTAAAAAAAAGGGTTTGCAGTCCCCTTTGTGATTGTTAATTTGGCTTAAACAGCAACTCGAATAGCTCTTCACTAACTTCACAGTCAGGCCATACAATGCTGCCTGGCGGGATTTGCCCAGGGTGTTTCTTACTACAAACTATCACCTCGTCATTCGCTAAAAATTCGGAGGCAGCTGTAATCACATTGAACACGATGACTAAATAGTTATCGTTATCCTTGATTTGAATAGGTTTACCATTTTTTTTCAAAAACCAACGTAAAAAGATGTTTGTTAATAATCTCCTCAGTTGGGTGTAAGTCAGTTATTAAAGCCAGTCCTGCCACAAGCTTATCCCATGATTTTAGTAAGTCGAGCTTAAACTTGACTAGCTCGTCGTCGTGCTGTAACCACCGTCCGACGAATTGAAACTCCGTTTTCTGGCATATTTCTAATGATATTGTTTTCATAGTTTTATTTTTGTTTGCAGAGGTTATTTGTTTAGTCTAGCGATTGTGAGTAATAGGCATATGCACGAACAACACCCACTCTTAGGAATCGGGCGTTGTAATGGTGCAGCGATGCCAGTGTTTTTCGAAGAATGTCCACAACAACAGGTTGTGGCAAAACATCAGTCAGCGTCAACAATGTCGTTCCAGGAGGAATGGGATGTCTCTGTAACTGCAAGGTGAAAGCCCGTTTAATCATTTGTAGACGATACTCGGGTGGAATGTTCGACATTACAGAATTAAAGAGGCCAGCAATGTCTTCGTCAGGATTCTTGGACCGTGACAGTAGACAAGCGGCTTGATAGTTGACTGGAGTGTATGTTGGGTCATACAGCACTCTTGAAGTTTTCATTTTTTGATTTTGTTTTGAAATTTCAAATTCTGTGTAAGTTATTAGTCAAATTCCTGAAAAGGTATTATGCTAATATGTAACGGTTTGCCATCAGCATTAAAAGGGTGAAGCGCATGCATGACAGCCATCAATGAGGCGATACGGGTGTCGCGCCCACGACTATAAAAATAGTGAAAGTAGCTAATTAGCTCAATGACTGGTTTATCTAAAGATATCGAATGGCGCACAAGGCTGCTAGCGACGCGAGAGATCTCTTTGAAGTCGGCCTTACCGTTAACGACACTTTTTACAGCCCGCATAGTCAAAGCGAGCCTTATGAAATTTTCGAATTGTATGTTTGACATAACTGAAGACCTCTTGCCGCTTTCAAACGACTATTATCATATACACCCGAGGTAGTGTATATGGCTTACTTAGCTTAAGAAGTTCTCCACAATAGAGAAAGGTGAGCCAGGTTATGATCCTAGCTCACCCACGTTTCTTCAGTGCTTTTCAGCGAAGGCTATTACACCCTCATTTCATAATACCATGGAATAACCCGAAATTAGAGGAGGGGGAGGGGAGGGTTACTCCTTAATCAACACCGGGTACATCTTCTTAGGAGGTGGATTGGTGTGAGGGCGATAGGCCCACCAAGGGGAAGTCTTAGGTACTACACTATTGGTAACACTAACATACTTGTAGAGAGTTGTCTCATTAGTGATGTTGCGTACATGTGTCACTAAATCTGCTTTAACAATAGTGTTTGTTACAGTAACTAAACTAGTGACTAGATTAGTAGCCGTTATGATGTTAGTTAACGTAACGGTGTTAGTAACGACGATTGGGTCGGGTAAGCTAGGCTTGGCTGGTTTCCTACAACCAAAGCCTAGGGCAAAAGTGACAATGGCTACGGCTGCGATAGTTAGAACCTTGGAAGCAATCTTAGGCTTCTCTACGTGTTTGTGCTTACTCATATACTAATGATAGCAAATCTGTAGCTGTCGTCAATTTAAGCTTTCGGTGCTTCTTTCTCAGCCTGTTCTTGAGCCGCCTGCCACATCTTTGTCATTAACGCTGGAGAAAACTTTAGAGCAGTCTGACCAAAGTCTATTACGTCACATAGTTCGCTCATAACATGATAGACAATAGTATCTACAACAACTTCTGGTTTATTAAAATTAGACACATCTTTGAGAAGATGCTGCACACCTAACGCTACACCGCTATACACAGATTTTTCAACAATAGGATATTCTTGGATATTCATAAATTAAATATACCTCATTATACATAGATGTCAAATTATTAATTGACGCCTATATTAGTGTTGTCTAGAATATGAATATGAGTATAAATAGAATTAAGATAGCTAAAGGCGAAAGATTCGGGAGACTTACCTATATTCGAGAGGTTAACCCACCAGTATGCGTTAAAAAGAGCCAACATAGGATAGGTTTATTCAAATGTGACTGCGGTAAAACACATACAACTAGGTTTAATTCAGTAAGAACAGGACATGCAACGTCTTGTGGATGTTTCCATGCGGAACTTACAAAAAAATTAGGAGAAAGTAATAAAATAGCAGTGGGTCAGGCTTCAAAAAATGCGTTGTATTCTAAATATCGTCAAGGCGCATTAAAACGTGGTTTAGCCTTTGACATAGATATGGAACTATTCGAAAAAATTACAAAAGAAAATTGTCATTATTGCAACCAATTGCCTACACAAGAATATAAAAATCGTAGTGCAAATGGTACTTACTTACATAATGGTATTGATAGAGTTAACAACACCATAGGCTACACAGTTAGCAATTGTGTAGCCTGCTGCTGGATTTGTAATAAGATGAAAGGTACTTTAACCAGTACTGAATTTTACAATCAAGTTAAAAAGATACAAGAGAACTGTAAACTCTTATAAATCTTTGTATGCTTTGACTGCCAACTTATCGGCTATTTCATTTCTGGCATTACCGTCATGTCCTCTCACCCATTTCCAGGTTATAGTGAGCTGTGACTTAAGATAGTCTACAGCTTCCCAGAGAGGCTTATTCTTAACTGGACCACCCATACCTTTCCAGTCTTTCTTCTTCCAGTTCTCTAACCAAGTAGAGGCTCCTTTAACAATATACTCACTATCACTAATGACAGTGACTTCCTTACCTAGCTCAGGATGCTCGAGCATATAGGTCAATCCTAAGATAACTCCACCCAACTCCATCATGTTATTAGTAGGGTTGTTATCATAACCTTGAGAGAGCTCCTTTAAGATCTCAGGTCCTTTACAGATGACAGCGCTACAACCACCTGCCTTCTTCTTAGAGCTGTTGCCACCATCCGTGTAAATCTCTATCATAATGTAATATACTCCATGCTTGTTTGTTGTCAAATTATTGTTAGCTAAAAAAAGAGAGGCCGAAGCCTCCCTTAGTTTGGCAGTGCCATATTCCCTCACACACTTGTAGACAGCTGTTTGCATTCTGCCAATTTTTCCGAGGCACTCTTAAGGATAGGTCCGATTATTGAGGGGACCTCCTTACCATATTTCTGTCGTTGTTGCTGTCGTTGTTGTATGCAGCTTACCAGGTAATTGTTTAGATGTTTCACCGCGGTCATATCGTTTTTACTCACCGCCGTCTCTAACCTGCGAGCTGTGTCAAGAAGCACGTTGTCATTGATAGTTCTGAATACAGGTTCGCGCCTATCAATTTCTGACGTAACCTCCACAATAAGCTCATGAGGTATTGTGGAGAACTCCACATCTGTTAACCAGTCTTTTAAGTGGTTGCAAGAACTGCAGCACCCAACGAGATTACTTACATCGTTAGTTCCACCTCTGATAAGTGGTATTTTATGGTCAACAGTCCACTTATCAAGCTTTGTAAAGTTACGACAATAATGACACTTACCGCTTTGAACAAAATATAGTCCCATTCGTTTACCACGCGACACTTTGGAGTTAACACAAGATTGTCCAATCAACCTAGGTGTAATTACTAGGCTACTCGCAAGCTGATCAACTAAGTCAGACACGCTGGCTGTTGGTTTATTTTCCATAAATGGAGAGGTGGCTTCCAGGTGCCACCAACCTTGTTACGAATCAGAGCACGAAGTTCATGTCCGGGCTAGGCCGGTCAGCCTTAGTGACGGCGTCAAGCAGCTTTTTGATGCCCTTGCCTTTCAACTTCCGGACGTCCACTTCCTCGATGTTCCAGGTAGGCCCAGTCTTGCTAGGCTTCTGGCTTTGGACCGCAGCGTGGACACAGCCGCCGAGATGGAAAATGAAGTGCGTGATAACACCTTTGTAGCCAGTCATGGTGTCTTCGACTTCCATGTCGAAGTAAGCCGGATCAATATCTGGCACGTCCATCTTGTTTGCATCCGTGAATTCCGATTCAGCCACAGAGTTCATCCGGTCATAAGGTGTCTTGTCCGCTTTCAGACCTTCAGGCTGCACCACATAACGACGACCACCATCGCGGTCAATGATCATGTGAGTGGGTGTGGCCTTGCCGTTGATGCGCCGGCAATGTGCTTTTTTTCCGAGTTTGAGTATTTTCATGTTTTGTTGCAGATGTTTTACGGTTTTACACGCGCCAAACTATTTGAATGGTATAGCGTGTACTGGCGGTTCATTTCATCCAATATAGGTGCCAATTCTACATTAGTGTTTGCGAGTTTAACGTTGTTTAAGGTCGCTCTCATACCTGCGCAAAATCCTTCAGTATAAGTCTGCGACTCAGCTGCTTCCGCCCGCCAAACTTCATCGTGTTTACGCTGCCTAAGGTTCTCCAAGAGCATCGTTAACCCAAAAGCCATTACAATTATCGCGATGAACAGGACGAGATAGCTGAGTAGTTTTTTGCCAATGTTTTCGTCCATAGCTACTCCAGTTTTTTGGTTGGTGGTTGTTCAGGGAGGGAAGGGGCAACAACGACGCTTGCGAAGATTGCTTTGATATACTCCCTGGCTTTGTCGTAACCGTAGGCATGGATGTAGTGTTCGCCACAACCACTCTTAGTTACATCTTCGTTTGGAAACAGCTCTTCACCAGACTTAGTGCAGACTGTTTCAGACCAATCAAGGTTGATGACGCGCTTACGCCAACCAATCTTGAACGTGCCGATCGCTGTTGTGATTCTAAACCAAGGTTTGTGCCGGCAGCAACCTTGACTACAATACCCATTTGGGATGTCCTGACCGAAAATCAACCCAGGAAACAGTGCGAAGAGATTCGCCTTATCTTGGGCTGCACTATGCATTTCGTCAGGGTTTGAAGCGGCCAACGCCGCCATGACTTCGTCTTCAACAAGTTGCAGAGCCTTGTAAGTAGAGTCTGAAACGTGTTCCAATTTTTTGACTTCCAACTTCAGGAAGCCATGATCTTTCTTCTGTTCCGCTTTTTCAGCGTCGGTCAACGGTCTGAAGGCACACACAGAGATTTTAATTCCGTAATACCCCAAACTGCCAGAAGATTCTTTACCATAGACCAGATCGAACTCTTTGTCCGGGATCATAGTTTTGTTAATGTGATGCGTGGTTTACGACGACCCATAAAAGGAAGAACGCCGTAAGCACCGCGAATCCGATGATTTTCATTTTTTGTTTAGTTGAGGTTAGTGGCTTCAGCAATGACATATCCCATGAACGTTACATGAAACGCTTCTGCTGTGTCAAAGCCGCCTGGAGTTTCGACCATCGTCTGACAGTCGGTGATATAGGTGCCTTTAACACCACGTAAAGGAAGAATGTGATTAGCGCCTGGTGCAAACATGTCATGCAAGTCCTGACCATGCCATGAAACTGAAACACATTGCAAAGCAGGATTCCAGTGAACATTGCACAGAAACATGACAACCATTCGTGAAGGCTGTAGGAGCGGTTTCCATTTTGCCAAATCTTCCTCCGTAGCTGCGTGCACTAGAGTCACGTAATTCTGGTTGAACGGTATTAAGGCAGGATTGTCAGTCTTGACAGCCTGTTGAATGCGGCGCAAATCTTCTGCCGAGAACTTCAGTCGGATGTTGATCATAACTTATTTTTAGGTTGGCCTCGTCCCCAACAAAGGCAACCAAACAGTATTAGGACAAACCCTTGGCCGAGATAGAACACACAGGTATCAAGTGGCAGTTTAGGTAGGCCCAAAACAGCGTTTAGGCCATACACAAAAGCCACAAAACCTCAAGCCATTAACACGACACCAACAATTTTTAGTAGAAGTAAGATTGCTTTCATAATTAATTTTTTTAGGTTGTTGGAAGGATGGTGTCAGCCATCCTTCCAATTGTTTAAGCGCGGCGAACTTGCACAGCTACTGGCACAGTTTCATGAAACTGTAATGGCATGAGGATTTCTTGCGGAAGGTCATTCCCAGCCGGAACATCATCGGCGTAACGTTTTTCAATATGAACACCTTGCTCGTAGTGGCCAATGACTACTGCAACGTATCGTGTAACCTTACCTTCACGAACCGAAAGTCCATACATTGTAATGGATGACAGCTTTAAGACAGGCCGGTTAGGAACTGCGTGAACAGGTAAGTTGTTAACAGTAGCACTGTTGCTAAGCGGGCGGCGGCCAACGTCGCGTTGATTGATTGGAAGGAGATGACCATTATAATTGAACTGATATGCAGACATAAGTTTAGTTTTTTTGGTTGTTGTTTAGTTGCAGTAGTGGAGGATTGTTTCGATGACAGCAAATCCCACAAATAAGCATGTCATATGAGGCAATTTATGTTTAGGAGTGATGTTCAGGCTGTTGTCCAACCAAATACCGGAGAGCAGTAAGACTATAGATAACCACAAACCTATCAACCCGGACAAGGTATGAGGATAGGAGTGCGTATAGTCGCTGTGAGGAGTAAGCAGCATAATCATTAATACTGCTGCGAGTATGAAATATGTTGAAGGTCTCGCTAACCTCCGCATTAGTTTATTCATGTCGTTTTTTTGCTTTCTACGGGAGGGGGATTGTTTAGAGCATGAAAGACCTTCTCCCGTAACTTAGGGTCTATCATGCAGATGTTAATTTCGTCGGGGCGTAGACCAAACAAAGGATCGGACGAGGCCACCTTTGCAGGGGGAGGGGTATTTGACATACTTTAATTTTCTAGGCTATAAAAGCCCTTCTCAATTCATTATACCTTGATTTCCGATTATAAGCTTAGGGGGAGGGGTATATCGCCTATCGCGTACATATATGTGGTTTAGACACCCCCGGGCCAGAACTAGGCTAATACACGGTATAATGTCTTGACAGAGTATTCTGGGCCTTCACAAGCCCGGGGGAAGGTATTCTGCCAACTGCAACATAAACAATGTAAGAAAATATTAAGACCATGAAATTCACGGTTATCGCCTCAATAATGCTCCTGTGTGGGTTCGCCGGTGGCTGGGTTATTCGTAATCCGGGCAATCTGAACCCCCAAAACGACGCGCAGCCTGGGATCATCAAGACCCATACGGCACATACGGTAACTCCTTCTGCGAAGTAAATTTACCGGGGAGTCCTCACAGTCCTTGGTTAGACCTCCTAGCAGAGCTCGGCGCAAGCCTTGAGTTCTGCGTTGCAGAAGGGATTGGTGGGCGGGGGTGTCAAAACCTCTGTCCACCATCTCCTGCTACGGTTCCTCAGTCTAACCAAGTATCCCGACGATAAAGGGTAGGCGACCAGCAATGGTTGCTTACCCAGTCGTTGGGAGAGGTGATGAGTCGTATAAGTCCAATTTTTTAGATATTAGTAGTAGAGGATTCGTCTTTACCTTTATTACCACATTCCCCTTCCCAGTACTAATCTCATGCCAAAACCATTCTTCAATATCCCCTCTATCAAGTCCCTTTCCTTTGATGAAAGAATGAGACTTATCAGCACCCTAACCAAACTGAGTTCCATAGACAGTTACATCAATACCCATACTGCCTATTCCTCATGTCTAAACCTTATCAGAGCTCTTTCCACTCCTGACTCTGACATCCGTACCTACTCTTTTGATGATGAGGATGATTTCAATAGTAGAGATGCTCAGGACTTCTATGACGATCCTAATGGAATAACATTAGACGACTCATTACAAGGCAATCGCTTCCTAATCAAGCTCCGACAACTAAAGAGAGCTAAGGATCTCAAAGCCGTCTCTAAGGACCAGGAATGGGAGAAAGCCCAGCTCACATACATCTTTCCTTCAGAGATAGATCTGCAACGTCTTCAAACCATAATCCTAACCGATGAACAACGAAACCTTCAACATTGAGTACATCCAGAATCTTAGTCCTGAGATGAAGCTTAGGACTATCCATGCTGTCACCAAAGCTTCTCAGAGCTTCTTGTATAGCTGGAGCATCCTGTATGACTTCTTGAGACTAAACGCGTTCATAATGGATCCTAAAGCTGCCTCCTGGGCCTTTGAGATACCTGACGGTCGAGGACTAGCTATGGTACGCTTCTTAACTAAGCTGAAGCAATGCAACACTATCAAAGAATGCATGGTTGTCCAAGATTACTGCGCTACTTATTATCACAACAACTCTCGCACTGAACAACTAAGATTGTCTATTAGCCTAGACGATCTACAACTAATCAAACAATTGATGAAATGAAAACAATACTGGTTATCACTATCGCCGTCGTAGTCATAGTCTATCTATGTCTCTACTTCTTCGGCTCCAAAAGACCTGTGTATTCTGAAAAGGATGCTACGGGAGACAAACACGTATTCGACGACATCTAACATGGCCAAGACCACTCCTAAACTTAACACTACTCTCCTCTTTAATTCTGACTCTCTTACTAAACTAAAACTCATCCAACAACTGAACAATTACACTTTAGAGAACCTAAGTGTAAAAGGCAGCTGTTGGACTCGTGATGATTTCCTCAAGCTAACCCAGCTCATAGTAGACCCAGCATTCCGTATTAGGCATGCTGAGAATGCTAAGAGATGGAATTATCCTGATGATCTCATGTTTAGTCCGATGTCGGGTGTTATCAAACACCTAAAAGGAATAAAGAAGAGAACCGGTGAAGCCGATAGTTCTGACGACTTGCTTAGGCAGCTTCTGCTCTAAGCTCTCTGCACTTCCCAATGCCGAGAACCTAACTAGGAAAACCTTACCCGTTTTCCTTTTTTTTAGCTATTAGAATTTGACAACAAAAACAGATAGCGTATATTAACCAATCATGTACAACAGGAAAGAGTATGTCGAAAAATTAAAAACAGCCTTCACGGGACTTTCCTGTCCAGCCCAGATCGGTGATATACTAATCACGGCTGTTAGAAAGGAAAGTTACGACAGCAAAGCGTTTGGTGATAAGATCACAAAGTTACATTCAACATTGAAGCTGCTATATCCTAAAGGCGTATATGTCGTGACTAGAGCCGATGAAGGAAAGATGCACGCTCACGTAGCCGTAGAAATGCCTGAGATGAGCTTGTCCTTCGATTGGATAGCCTTTGACCAATCTGAGTTCTATTACAAGTTATATTGCAAAACTAAGAAGAGAGCTGACCTCGACTTCCACCGACAATACAAAGCTAAGTACGAAGACTCCTTGCCTGAATCTTGGCGTACATCTAATGAGCAGCTTATGGCTATCGGAGAAGAACTGGGCTTAGGACGAATCTTCATGACACCAGTACGTAAGACTCAAGACGCCTATATGTACTACTTGATCGGCAATATCCCATTATCTAGACAAGCCAGAGATAAGTATATCCGTTTCTTCTATTCCTGGAAATTACCGACTCAAGGCAAATGTATGACAATAGATCAGTACACCAACAGTTATAGACGTAGATTAAAGAAGATAGTTGAGGGCTTGCAATTAAGTGACGAAACCTTTAGAATGACGTTAAGAGCTATGCTTGGCGACAGATGGTACTATCGAATCAAGGAACTAATCCAATTCGCTGATAACTTGCCACCAGAGCTAGAAACTAAGTATAAAGAGCTTAAGTCAGCAGTTGCATTACACGTATTGCGTTCATGAATAACACGGCTTTCTACCAAGGTATATTGTTTGAGCTGAATAAACAGGCAAACGTAGAACCCCAAAAAAAGAAACCATGGTACTCCACTCCGTTAGGAATGGGTGCTATGGCTGGTGGTCTGGGCTTAGCTGGTTATGGTTTGAATGCTATGGCTAACAAAGGAATGCCAAAAGCTCCTTACGATCCTAAGCCTACAGATTTCAGTGAAGCCCCATCCGACTCAGTTATGGGTAAGACTACACAGCTTGCTAACCAAGGTGCAGAGAAGCTAATGGTTCCTTGGGCAGCGGCTAACTCTATGAAAGCTTTACCAGGTGTCTCTAAAGTCGCTCCTTGGCTAAACCGTGGTATGTTAGGAGTAAATGGATTAAGCATGATGTCAGATGCCCTTGATCCTAATAACCAGGCAGGTGCTGGTTACAAAGCTTTACAATTTGGTGGTGGTGCTCTTGACTCAGGTTCTCAACTCCTCGGCTCTGTTCCTACGCTAGGTAAAAACATGTTGCAGAAAGGTCTAACCTCAGCAGCAAGTAATCCTATCTTAGGAAAGAGTCTGTTAAGAGGAGCCGCTACCGCCGCTCCTGAAGTGGTTGGAGGTAGAGCGGCAAGTATGTTGTTAGGTGGTCCAGCTTTAGCAGCAACAGCCGTGGGTACCGCAGGTCAGGTTGCACTTAACCACGGAACTCAAAGTGCACAAGACTTTGTAAACGAATCCGGTGGTAACGCAGCTTGGTTAGAGAATAACAGGGAAGGTATCAAGAGTATGAATCCTGAGACTCGTAACTCTAGCCTAGACAATTTGTATAGCTGGTATAGAAGTAATACTGGCGCTCAAGCTCAGCAAGCTATGACTAGTCCTTCAGGTTGGGCTGCTTTAGGTGGTAACACTCATTTCTGGAAAAACAATGCAGGTGCTGGTGATCTAGCTACTCCAGTCTACAAGCATCTGAATGACCGAGCTTACCAAGAATACATGGCTAAGATCAAAGAGCTAGGGATCAAGGAACCTGTTTACCAGGAGCCTAAACCAGCACCTACGCAAGAAATACCTGGTATTTACGACACCATGGGTTGGAACTAATTTAAGCTAGGCAGCAAGAATAATTTAAGATAACATATAACTATGATCAAGACAGCAGAGTACATTCAATTTGAGGAAGGCTTCCTTAAAGTAGCAGCTGAACACGGCTGCGATATTCCATTTTTGAGGGGCTACATTAAAGAGGCGGATGACATCGTTGAGAAATGGGCAGCGGCTTGGGATGAGTTAGCCGAAGAATCTAAGGATCCTCTCTACAAAACTAAAGTAGCGATGGAATTGATTCGTCTATCCCAGATGCGTGACCAACTCTATAAGAAGGCTGGTGCTGAAGGTTTGCTTGGTGGCATTAACAGTTATATGAGTGGTATGACTGGTGGCGGTATGGGTGAAGCACAGAATTGGCTACAAGGGCAGAAGTGGATGCCTGAAGGTATTTCCGGTTACTTAAAATCCAATCCGAACGCTTTGTCCGGCATGGCTACTGGTGGTGTAGGTGGTGGATTGATTGGGCTATTGCTCGGTGCTCTAATGAAACACCCTATGATGGGTATGATGCTTGGTGGTTTAGGTGGTGCCGGTCTAGGTGCTATGGGAACTAACCAAAACTTCATGAGTCAGTTTAACAAGCCTGCGGGTGGAACACCTCCTAAAGCAGAACCGGCTCCGACCTCTGCAAGCCCAGCTCCAGGTGCTGCTCCAGTTGAGCCTCCTCCACATGTTGAACCTCCTGTAGCTCCAGTTGCTAACCCACCAACAGGCCCTGTAGTAAAACCACCACAAATGCCTAAGTAATATGAAGCTCTATTTATCACAAATTTTGAAGGAAGCTAATGCTATGGGTTTTTCACAACAACCCAATACGTCATTCAGTCAAGCTGCTCCACCCGTACAAATGGGCTCAGCACCATCAATGACACCAGCTATGCCCGGTAACTCTCTAGGCGCACCTACTGGTATGATGATGCCAGGTGCTGGTGGTATGATGGGACAACAACTTGACTTGAGTACTCCAAAGCTTACACCTACTATTTAATATGGAACTCCACCTCGACGAATTTGCAAAGGGTGTAGAAGATATGCTTAGACTGCACAAGCAGGGAGCAAACATCTTCGACATGAAGAACGGAAATTTATTTCCGCATACTACATCACAGTCTACTTGGCACTTTGCTAAGGGTGACGGACATGTACATCTTTCTGATGGTACCAACACTTACAGCTTCAAAGGGAATCTGCAAGACATGGATACTGAGCTAGAAAAGATGCCTGATGTGCCATTGCCAGACATGTATACTAATGCAAGCTCAAGAGGTAAGGCTCAGGTTCATAGGTCTGACCCAGGCAGCATTTATTTTACTCTACAAGAAGGTAGAGACAACCCGACCTATACACTAAGGCACGAAGGTGATGCTAAGTGGAAGGCTATTCCTAAACCAAGGAAAGCAAAGGCGATGTTAAAGCAACCTCACGCTCCTATCAACGTCAACATTGAAAGTGTCAAAGAAGGCATGCTTCAAGAGTTGGAAGATATGAGTAAGGAAGCTGACGGTTTTTTCGATAATGCCAACCACGCTTTAGGACAAGGCGCGCAGTGGTTGGCTAATGCCCCAGGTAAACTATTGACTGCTCCGGGTAGGATAGGCGGTGCTGTGACTGAATACGGCGACGCAAATCCAAATGCAGCAGAACCATTCTTAGGTACAGGTGAAATGTCTGGTGGTCTAAAGAATGCAATAGGACCTGGTCTATCTAATATGCTTAGTGCTGGCGCTGTAGGTGCTGGTGCGGGTGGGTTATACCACTTAGCTAAGCGTAACCTAATCAACACTTCTGAAGAGAATGCTCAGGAAGATGAAGAGGGTGGAAAACTATCGCAAAGGATGTTGTTGCCAGGCGGACTAATGGCTGGTATGAATGTACTAGGTCGTAGTGTAATGCCTAAAGCTATCAACAACCCAGAAGCAGTAATGTTTCCAGGTAAATAATGGATATTGAATCAATCATCAACTTAGCGCACAGTGATACTGGCCTAGGTAGCTCACAAAAGCAGGAACTTTCTAAGGAAGAAAATAAAAGAAAGTTGGAAAAGGCTTTGTCTGGCGTAGGTGGTGCAGCTCTTGGTTTGGCGGCAGCCAAATATGCTAAGCTAAGTAAAATGGCCCAGACACTATTGTCTGCAGCAGGGTTTGGTATTGGAGTATTGATTTACGACTATATCAATAGGCCTAGATTTGCTAACTATGATGATAAATCAAAGAGTTACCAAATTGACACAAACAAATTTTAAGGTAAGATACTAATATGAACGATCGTGCACAACTAGTTAAGACAGCACTCATGATTGAGTTGGCTAAGAGCGGAAAGTCATTGGCTGACTTTGAAGACCATTTAGGTGGTAAGCTTCAAAAGACTGCTGGCGGCGCTGCTGACTTAGCATGGTGGACCACTAACATTCCTAATGCTCTGAAGAATACTTTTAATGCATATGGAGCTTCATTAGCTGGCGTAGGTATGCTAGCCGGTACAGGTTTGTATGCCGGGCACTTAGCTAACGAGGATAGTACTAACCAACAGCTGAAGAAGCAGAGGGAACGCGACCAGTATTTGGAAGCTGCCAAGTCTTTGCAAGGTAAGGTTGAACATCCGAACACACTCTAATGAAAGCAAAAGACATCAAACAAAGAGAAAATTTCATGCTAACTGGTTCATTGAGTGAACTAGAATGGAAGCCTAGGACTGAAGCCGAAGTAGTCAGAGATCTTTTCAAAGGCACTGACCCTGAGAAGATGATAGATGCTTACGAGACTCAGCTGGGTATTAGGCAGCATCAAGTTGCAGAAGAGAAGACTCAGGTCTATAAGTGTGTATTCCTGAAACCATGTGCTGACGACGAAGATCGCACTCTCTTACAAGAATTTTACAATAACACTAAGCGCTACCAAGTTATCAATAGAAATGACAACTGGACACAACGAGGAGATTTGGTAATCTTTCTCGAATACTTTGAGAATATGGATGAGCGCGAAGAACAACCACAAGTCTAATTTATGAGTCAAGCTCTAGAAAAAGTTGCACAGTTAACACCAGCTGAGATCATGCTTCTCAGTGCATTGGGAGGCGGTAGTGCATTTGGCGGTATGCGTCTATTGACGGATATGAGCCATAAAGTCGCACCACCTAAACGAGAACAGAATAAGATTCAGCTAATGATGAAAGACCCAAATAGTCATATGCCTGAGTCTGCTACTCCTTCTCCTGGTACTGGGCTGCCTGCGCTAGCTAAATCAGCAATGGGTAACATGGATTCTTATGCTCCTTATCTTGCTGCCATCGCTGGTGCTCCAGTAGGTTTCCTCGGAGCTAAAACTATTTACGATCATTACCAAGAAAACCAAGGTAACAAGCAGATCGCCGACGCTAAAAAGAAATACATGGAACAGTTGGCGGCCGCTCAACAGATGAATAAACTTAGCGCTGAGACTCCATTAGTCGATAAGTTCTGTGAAGCTGTAAGTATTGAATTTCAAAAGTCCGCTAGCACAGGGTTACCTGCGGCCGCAACTACTGCCGCTCAAAACTTAGGCCCATCTTGGAAAAAGATGCTAGGCCTTGGTGGTGCTTTGGGTGGTGCCGGCTTAACTGCTAGCTACGCACCTGAAATTGCTAATGCTGGTTTCAAATATGCTCCTACACTTTTTGGTGCAGAAAACTCAAACATCCCAAACGTTTCTCCTAAAGAAATTGCTCAGGTTGCTAGCCATGCTAATCCTAGTGAATTAGCTTCAGCCCATTCTGATGTTGCATCTAGAGGCACTCACGCTTTTAACGAAGCAGTTAACCAAGCTACAGGTGGTATGACAGGTGGTATGGAAGATCTTTGGGTTGGTGGTGCTGGTGCAGTAGGCTTAGGTACGCTAGCTATGCTAATCCATAATCACAACAAGAAGAAAGAACGCGAACAGAAGGCCCAGTATCCTACTGGCGTCGAATATGCAAAATAATGAGTTCTATCGTGGTGTTCTGTTTGAATTAGGGTGTATCCAAAAAATAGGAGAAGGAACTACACCTCCTCCTGCTATTAAACCAGCACCCATTCCAGCTGCGATAACTACTCCGACAGCACCTCTGGCATCTCCAGGTCCTGCGCCTATGCAAGATCCTGCCCCAGCTCTGCCTCCACCAACAGCTCCTCCTTCACCAGCTGCCGGTGCTCCAGTTGTAGCTGGTGTAAATAGCGCACCTCAATCTACTGGTATGCAGTTAGCTAATGAGTTCAAAGGTAAATTTCCTGAACAACTTATCAATACTTTAGTCACTGATGATTTTCAGCCTGCTTTAGAGGCTGCTCCACAAGGTAAGATGGTAGACACTTTCGAGGATGCTTACAAAAACTTTACAGGTGGTAAGCCTGACGCTAATAATCCTTTTACTAAAGCAACGATGGATGTTAGCAAATACTACGCTCAAAACTCCGAGTCATCAGGTGGTAGCGCTTTAATGGACGGACTAAAGAAGACTTATGAGGCTGGTGAGTATGTCAAAGCTATCGTTCCTAAATTTCAACAACTAGCTCCTACTGAAAAAGCTAGCTTCATTAAAGCATTAACCGAAGCTTACCCAGCTAAATTAGCTCCAGCGTTTCAACAAGATGCTAAGCGCTATATCGATGAGACTACAGGTAAGATGGGCTTCGGTGATCTATGGAATAAGGCCACTGGTCCTACAGATCCTAATGTAGACGCTATGGGTCAGCAATTTCCTGAGTTAAAAGACTATGCCACTAATTCAGCTATAGGAAGAGCTGGAAGCTTAACTGGTGATTGGTTAAAAAATAACTGGGGTAAGTTAGCAGCTGGTGTAGGTGGCGGTGGATTACTTATCGCACTACTTTCTCAAATCATGGGTGGTGGTGAGGATGGCTCTCGATCAAATCAGCCTGTACAAAGAAGAGTCAATGCTCCACAATCGTTCTAATGAATACGAACATCAACCCTCTTTACAGTCTACCTTTGCCTAAGAATGCTAGAGGCTTCTTTGACCCTGAGAAGACTAGAGGTTGGCTGCATGACAAAGCTTTAGCTGCCTTTCAAAAGCATCTGAACAAAGTCGAAAGCCCGGCGTACAGACTTAAGGTCACTGATCTGCATTTTAATTTTCCTGAACATGCTCCAACCTACAAAGAACAAAACAAAGCTATCATGGAAAAGCGTGACATCTCCAACCCTTTAAGAGGTACGTTTGAGATGATCGACAAAAAGACGGGTAAAGTTCTTGATACTAAGACCACTACAATAGCTCATATACCTTGGTTGACCGATCGCAACACGACTATTTTGAACGGTTCAGAGTATGTAGTATCAGCTCAGCAAAGACTAAAGCCTGGTGTTTATACTCGTATTAAGGAATCAGGAGAAGCTGAAGCCCACGTTAACGTAGTACCTGGTACTGGAGTTGGTGGCAAAGTAATTTTTTACCCAGATCGAGCTCTTTTCGTTTATAGAGTAGGCACAACTGAAATCAAACTCTACGGATTGCTAAGGGACATGGGTATTCCAGACAAAGATATGGAAGAAGTATGGGGGAAAGAAATCTTGCTGAAGAACAAAGAACACTACTCTGGTGGTGAGTTAGATAAGTTTTACCATAAAGTAATAGGCGCTGAAGAAGAATAAGATTGTTTTAATAGTTAATTTAACTTACTATAGTAAGTATCAACATATACGAAATTTTATGGCAGACGAGATCAATGAACTTCAGAAAGAATGGCGAGCTATTGTGTTAGAAAAACTATCAACATTGGAAGATGGTCAATCTAAGATACGCAGTGACATCGTCGACATTAAGACATCATTTGTGAAACAACAAGCATTAGAAGACTTACGTGTTACTTATCGCAATGAGCTGGAGCATCTTAGAGACAAGATCGACTCGCTTAATGCCTTTAAGTACAAACTCATCGGCATCACTATAGCAATTAATGCAATATTGAGTGTAGTAGTTGAGTACGTTATTTTCCACGGAAAGTAAGCTTCAAACAATATTCGCTACAATATTCGCTACAATATTGTTGACGACTTCTAAACTAGCTGGTAAATTGATCTAAGAGTTAGAGACAATTCCGTCTCGACTAACCAAATTTAATTATTATGGCAGACGCCTCAAGTATACGCAAAGCTAGTTCCCTAGGAACAGCAACCACACCTTTTTACAAAGGTGCAATCCGATTCGTCGGTAACCAAGTTTATGTTAACACAGGTACTCAATGGTTACCACTTGGTAACGTGACTATTGTTACTCAGATCGCTTCTATTAACGAAGCAGTTGACCAGAACATCTTTGTTGCTGATAAGGCATACACTGTAACTTCTGTAACTGAAGTACATAGTACTGCAGGTACCGATGCAGGTGCTGTAACTGCTGCGCTCATGAAATGCACAGGTACTCAAGCAGCTTCTGCTGGTGTAGCCGTAACTACTGCTGCTTTCAACCTCAAGTCCACTGCTAATACTAGCGTAACAGCAACTTTGACTGCTACTACAGCTAACAAAACTTTGGCTGCTGGTGATCGTCTAGCACTAGACTTTACTGGTGTACAGACTGCACTGACTGGTGCGGTTGTAACTGTTGTGCTAACACCAGCGTAATTCAACCCTTAACTCTGAGAGCGATCTAGAAATAGGTCGCTCTCTTTTTTTCATTTGACACAACCAATATGTTGTGTAATATTCCAAATACAGTAACCACAAATTATGAGTGAATCAACAACCGATACGGCGCAAGCCCCAGTCTTCAAGATGACAATTGCAGACACTGTAAAGACGCTTCAAACCTACCTAGGTCAAGCAGACTCGTCATTGGCAAATCTTCAGTCTACCATTGACGACTTGACTAGCAAAACAAACGAAGCTAAACGCATGCAATTGATCTTGATTGGACAGAAGCAGCTCATCCTAGACCTGCTCAACAAGACAGTAGAAGCCCCTAAAGTCGAAGAGAAGTCTGAATCAACTAAATAATCATGCCAACAATACCTAAGCAAGGAGCAGACCGTAAGACACGTGTATTTAACCTAACCCAGGAACGCCTGGAAGCCTTAACTGAAAAGAAAGAGGCAGCTAAACTACACAGTGAGAACGTTAAACGCATCGATGAAGAGATCAAAGCAGTCATGGATGAAGAAGATGCTGATACTGCTAGTGCTCAGAAAGAGGCTTAAGTTTAGCCTTTAACCAGACCTAGAGCCGGTGTATCATTAAGATATGCCGGCTCGCTATTTATGTGCGACTTACTCATACTTTTCTTTCTACTTGGGGCCATCAATTCATCGCTCCTGTATATCTGGTTCAAGACAAACGCTTTCGTAGAATACGTCAGTTTGTTTAGTCTAGGTAAATTCTTTCATGTAAATGAGTACAAGGAAGCTACAGTAGACGATCAGACATTACATTACACCCAGTACCTTAGCGCCAACTACAACAGTTTTCTTACAAAATTGTTTGTATGCCCTAAATGTATCTGTGTTTGGACTTCAGCATTTCTGACGGTACCTATCATGTTCATTTTTACATTGCTATATTTATGGCCTGTACTTTTCGTAGTACCAGCTATACTATTGACTATGTTCTTCAGCTTAGTTTGCTACGGTATTTTAGTTAAATTGAAACATGAGTAATCCAATTGCCAGTTTGATCACGATCGTCAATGAAGCGAATCGTCAAGCTCAGTACATCTCAACTTCGGTTTCTGATAAGCCGACTATCAACTGTGCGCTACCTACATTAGTTGCGCCTCCCACTCCATTAGGGTCAATCACACCACCAAACAATGTAAAAACTTGTTTACCACTCTTTATTGAGTTTCCTTTAGTTGTTGACCCATTTCCTTTGCCTGAGAACTGCCCAAATGGTATTAGCTTTAACCCGACTCCTGTTAGTATCTTCGCGCAAGTAAGCGATATTGTTAGTAATACACCAGCAGGTTCTATTACTGTCGGAGCATCTCAAGCAGATTCAGTCTGTAACTTTAACATAGACTTTCCACCCGTTGTCATACCATGCTTTCCTACTGGTCCGCAGTTAAGTAGTACTGCAACGATTACTGTCGTAGACCCAAACCAAAGTACTGTCGTCACTACTAGCCTAGCTATTGTCAAAGACCATGACGTTCCTTGTAACTGGCAGTTTGTTGGCGACCCTGTAATCAATTTACCTCAGATACCGTGCCCAGATGGTATATCCTTTAAGAACGCACCTCTAGACATTAGGACAAGCCCTACAGGTCCAGTCGTAGACAGGTCAATTGTTACTTTAGCCCCAGATCCAGATAATAGCTGTTCCTTTGATCTGACCTTACCTCCGTTGACCATCCCTTGTTACCCAGATGGACCTAATGTAAGTGGTAGTGTTGACTTCACAATTACTGATTCAGTCAACAGTTCTACGCACACATCATCAATCTCGGTTACACAATCAAACTCAGTACCTTGTCAATTCAACTTTGGTGGTGGACCAATACTAATTGACATCCCTTGTAAAGACACTGGTCCAGTACTAACTGTAGCTCCTTGGGTAATCAGCGATCCATATTTTGGAGGCACTCATAGTTTAACTACTTCGGTAACAAAGCCAGATTTGTGTCACATTACACTTACACCGCCACCAATAGACATTCCTTGTTACCCTAACGGTATTCAATTCAATGATCCAATTTCTTTTGCAGGTTACGCTTTTGCAGATGACTCAGGCAATACTCCAGCAGCAATCAGCTCTAACATTGACTTAACTGATGCAGGCGGTATGCGTGACCCTGCTGCCCCATGTTCTTGGAATGGTACGACTGTTAACCTACCTATACCAGTTTGCGATGGTGGATTTGTAGCTAGTAACTCAGTCAACGTAAAGTTGAACAGTAACTATAGCTTACCCATTACTACTCCAGATAATCCGAATAACTTGACTCGCTACAACGCGATTGAGTTAAAGAAAGTCACAACCGTAACTAGCGGTAAGACTCAATGCGGATTTGAACTAAGCGGTGAACTAAACTTAGGACTACCTCCGATAGCCTCTTGTGCTAACCTCACAATAGGACAAAACCCAGTCACGATCAGTATTGGTCCTACAAATAATCCTAGTACTTGGAGCACTGCAACATTACAGATGCACGCAGCTAGCTTATGTGATTACGAATTTACATCTTCACAGATTCACATACCTGCTTTGAACTGCGATAGTTTTAGTCTTAACCCGACAACTTACACTGCAGGACCTTTCGCAGGACAGCCGATTACACTGACAGTTGCTACGGCTAGTGGAGCAATACAGCAAAATAATCTTAAGTTAGTCTCTGCTGATCCTACTAAACCTTTCTGTTCATTAGCTATCTCCGGTGTACTAGACTTGACTTCCTTTAGTGGAGGTGGAGGAGGTGGAGGAGGAAGTGGAACAGGTATTGGCAGCGCATCTTGGAGTAACAATGGTAACAACAGTAATAGTGGATACAATAGTAACAGTTCCGTCACCATGGTTTACCCTGAAGGTGATAAAGCTAGTTTCAATGCACTAGCCAATACTACTACTGAACCAGGAACTGCCGATGCTGAAGGTAAATGGAAAGAACAGTTCTTGAGCGTGCCTGGAGCTATCATCCCTCCTTTCGGCGTAGTCAAGTGCAAGGAAACAATCGATCCAGCGCAGTTCACAACAGTCAATACAGCTTTCACAGCTACTGACTCTACTGAATACGTCAAGGTTGTACCGCAGTCTTATCTATTTAACGGTGAAGCTTCAATAGGTCGTTATCATGTCTTTGGTCTCGATACCCCATTCAAGATGAGTCCAGGTCATGTCGTTTACCTTGAAGTAGTATTCGCTCCTACTAATTACTTTGGTGAGACTAATGTTGTTTATGCTGCCGTATGCCGTGGATTAGCCAAAGACTTTGATATAGGACAGAGTAGTAGCAGAAACTACATACCGGCCACAACTACGACTTACAAGCTTTTGACACCTGCTCAAGCATCAGCAGCTAGCACAACAGATTTGCAAAACTACTACAACAGTTCTGTAGCTCAAATCGTAGGCATCGATAATAACGTAGCACAAGACTTAATACAGTTGCAGAAGGCAGCTCTAAACGCTATCAAAGCTAGAGGATCATCTGATACGACTAATTATCAATTCAAGGCTTACATACCTATTGCTTATGCCGAATACAACATTCCTACAGCTCCTTTGAATGGTGTGACAGTTAGTAAAAGTTTAGGTAGCCATGTCTCGTTAGTCAACGCAGCTAGCACAAGCTACGCTGTAAAACAGATGACACACTCTCACTTAACTTTGAGGGCTACAAACAATAACTCAGTACCTTTGAAGATTATAGTTCCCGCTATTGATACGACGATTGGTAACATGATTAGTACTGATGCTATACAAAGTAATTCAACACCTACGTTTTCTGCCGCCGCTCCAGGTAGTCACAACGCTAAAGTTGATGCATTCGCATACTCTACTGCCCCTAACTCAGCTTTACAACAGAGTTTGATTACTTTATTGACTCAGTTGGCACCAACCTACACTCCAGTAGGTATTACAACTGAGCTAGCTATAGGTGTCAAATCAAACAACATTCATATCTACTATACATTGGATGGTTCAATCCCTACTGTCAATACTCATGAGAACCAAAATAGCTTTAGGTATGACCCAGCTAATCCTCCAGCAAACATAAATAGGACTGCTAACCCTCGTATCAACTGGATGGCTATTTATCCGGAGTTTAGTACTGCACCGTATTGTACGATCAACACTCCTCTATTCTAATGCAGGAAGTAATCCACGAATCTCAGTATGCTCCGTTTGACGGGTCGAACATCGATCCTTTACACTTAGCATTGAGCACTACCTCTGACACTAATCCAGTTAGACAACCAGCTCTATATGCAGATCAAGCGTTCTTCTTTGGAAGATGTGTTAAGTCGATGTACTTTAGCCTGCTCTGCTTTTATGAGACTACAGATGGCTTCTTGATAGACTTCGGTTCTGTCACAGCGCATAACTTGATTAAAAGGAGACAAGTAGAAGAGAATAATATCTGTCCAGTCAGATTCGATGCTGTTCAAGCAGGTGGAGCTACGGTACAGTTTACTACAGATATGAGTAAAGGGACACCAGGCATCACTACTGTAGCAGGTAGAAAGCTTTATGCATTCTTACCTCAAACACAATTTAGAGTTGCAGGCTCTGGTTCAGCTACAGCTTACTTAGCTCAAGCTGTAAACACTGGTGCTGATGGTAGAATAGTGTTACAGGGATTTCCGTCCTTTAAGTCAGGTGCATTACCATCTATAGGTTACCATGGAGTAGCTAGCTCTCCTCAATACAGTATTAGCAATGTATCTGACTTAGGATCATCGCTAAGATTGACAGAGCGCATAGACAGCATCTACTTCTCAGTAGACGGTGCTTACGCAGGAGATAGCGTTAGCATCACTTGTCCTGCAGTTAGTTCAACCTATGACAGCACAGCCCATAGAACTGGATTTGCTGATTTATCTCAGATCTTGATAGCCGGAGTTTCAGCACCAATTACAAAGGGTACTGTAGCAAGTGATACGAAGTTTGTACTGACATCATCCAGAACTGGAACAGATGCCGTAAAAGACATAGCCACATTTCTAATGCCTTCAGGAGCTACTACAGGATTAGTGCAGTTCTACTTTACAGATGTAGCGGATATTACTAAGAAGGACTACTTTACTTCAGTAAGACCTTTGATAGCGCTTTAATACTTATGAACACTAGAGAATATAATAAAGATTACTACAGTAAGAATAAGCTAAAGTGGAAACAGTATTATAAGCTTAATTCAAAACAAAAAATTCGTAATAGCAAAAATTGGCGAGTTAAAAATCCTGAAAAAGTTAAGAAAATTACCCGTGCTTATGAACTAAAGACAAGTTATGGATTATCTATTGAAGATTACGATAAATTGTTTGATTTACAACTAGGTAAATGTAAAATTTGTGGCAACGTAGGTGAAAGATATAAATTAAACGTAGACCATGATCACACAACAGGAAAAGTAAGGGGATTGCTTTGTAAACCTTGTAATTTAGGACTAGGATACGCTAAAGATAACGTATGTATTCTAAAAAGCATGATCAACTATTTACAAGCTGGTTAGTATTCTGGAATGTGTACTTGTTTACTTAAAACGTCTTCATGGTCCATCCACTTCAAGCCATGCTTAGTCTTCATGACTCGGTATAGCTTGCAATCGTCACCTTTAGCTACGTTGTGATTGATATAGCTAGTGACACCGATCTTTTCAGACTCAGAGATGTGTACTGGATCAAAGAAACCGAATGAGGATGGTGCTACGTTACGAGACTCTGGAGGAATAGCGTCAGTGCTAGGAATACCACCAGGACCCATCTTAGTGACTTTGTGACTATTATCCCAATGTTCTAGAGGGTTAATACCGTCTACGTTGTTAGCTAAAGAGTTACCAATGATAACTGACCTGATCTGAGGAGTGAAAAAGCCTGGTGTAAGCCAGCTAAGATTCTTCTTCATCTGCATCTTGTAAGCAGCCTTCTGTTGTATCTTGGAAGCGTCACGTTGGATATGTTCCTCTACGAAATCTTCAATACCCATGAATTTACTGAACTTCAAGTTATCACGATCATCAGGTTCTGCTTCACCTTTGTTGATCTTGATTAGCTTAGCTGAGCTAGCAAGTAACACTTGAGGACTAATCTTATCGTCCTCAACTCCTACATTACTCTTAACAATGTCCTTATCCAACTTAGTGTGGTTAAGCCATTGTTTTAGCTTCGAAATCTTTTCAGGTCTACTTAGCATTAGTGTTGTATAGCTCCTAAGTCTAGCATTAATTGTTTGACGTTGAACCCAGAAGGAGCGTTGCCTTGATTATTGAACCAGTCAGTGCTAATGATAGCATAGGCCTCTTCCATCTGATTGTACGTCCATTCGTAGGTACCGGTTTGTACCGCACCCCATGTAACGTATTGAAATCCTTTGCTATTATAACCGAAAGCTGGAATAGCATGACCACCAATAGAAGAACCTTTAGTGTAGTTCCAAGTAGTATTGCCTGATTGAATAGCGTCCATGTCAGCTTGTGTAAGCATAACACCAGTATACACTGCACCGAACAACCAAGTAGCAACCTTCATATGCTGGATGTTCTTAGGATTGATTGATACATATGCACCAATCTTATGACCTGCAACACCAACCTTCTGCCAATACTTGAGAACATCAAGTTCAATAGCACCGTTATCAGTAGATGGATCGCCAGGCACATAACCACCAACTGCCTTATAAGCTGTTAAGATTGATTCATCAGAAGGTCTGACAAGCACACCAGCGTTAGCAGTCCAGTTCATGATACAATGTCCGGCAGCTGCACAAGTACAGTCACCTAGTTCATCGTTCTTCATCATACCCCAGTCCTGCACTTTTCCTTGCCAAGCTATGCTATGTGGAGGCTTGAGATTTGGAGCGAGGTAACGGGCGAGGCGTAGTGTACGCTTATCAAATTTAGCCGCTTTACGGCCTAGACGATACTTAATCATAGTGTGCCTTTGGTATAGTACTATTCTAGTTTTAACCTTTAGAAGAAGCAAACAAAATATTTTTATGAATGGAATTGACAAGCCTATGGCTAATTCAATAAAGTTAACTCATATGAGATTAGAGATCGATTATGAACCAGAGGACGAACAAGTCGTAATGACATTGGACGACTCTATAGTGCTTAAAGCAACATTAGGAGACAAGAACACCTTAGTCTTGAACAACAACTTCGTAAATCTCGAGGACGAGAACCCAGAAGTGTACAAGACGTTACGTTCCATTGTCTTATCATTACTTGAATTGAAGGACGCTTAACAGTTCCTCAATTTCACGTAAAGTAGGCAAGTTAAAAAGTTGCCTAAATCTTCATCGTCCCTATTTCCAGCGGACGATTTTTGTGCTAGTCTGTTATTTCGCGTGACTAATTGTTTACGCGAAACTTATTTTTTATGACCAAACAACCAATAACCAACGAACAATATTTAGAGTTTACACGATCAACCGCAATCTATCCTAAGGAAAGAGAACTAGAGTACTTAGCTCTAGGCTTAGCTAGCGAAGCTGGCGAAGTATGCGGTAAGCTAAAGAAAGTAATCAGAGATAACGGTGGCGTACTTACACCAGCAACTAAGCTCACCTTAACTGATGAGACTTCTGATGTAGCATGGTACTTGACTAGACTATGCGATGCACTAGGACTATCTTTGACCGAGCTTTTGGAACACAACTACCGCAAGCTATCTTCTCGTAAAGAAAGAGGCGTGATAGGTGGAAGTGGAGACAACCGATAATGAATTGGCAAGAATTTTATATGAGGCACGTTTATCTCGCTGCTTCAAAGTCCAAAGACCCTACAACTAGGATAGGAGCTATTTTAGAAAAGAACAACCGTCTTATAGCATCAGGCTTTAACGGTTTTCCTTATGGCGTCAGAGATACAGAAGACCGTTATAAAGACCGCACTCTTAAGCATCAGTTAGTGGTACATGCTGAGGCTAATGCAGTACTACAAGGTGCTTTGATGGGACATAGCACACAAGATTCAACACTTTATACACAAGGCATTCCTTGTTCTGAATGCATGAAATCAATCATTCAGGCTGGAATAGTCAAGATAGTCGTTCACAAACAGTGGCCTAATCTAACTCACTCTCCGAAGTGGGTAGAGTCATTCAAAGTTGCAGAAATGATGATGACAGAGGCAGGCATTACCCTAGATTACTTTGATGGAAAGCTAGGTTTAACTGGGATGCTAGACGGTAAGGAAATACACATTTGATATGGAAAATAAATTTAGATTAACAGACAACTTTCTTTCTAGCTATAAACATAAGAAGCCACCATTTGGTTTCAATGGCTTGGGTGAGTTAGTCTACATGCGTACTTACAGCCGCATTAAGGAAAATGGTGAGAACGAACGTTGGTGGGAGACTGTAGCTAGAGTAGTAGAGGGAACGTTCAATATGCAGAAGAAGTGGATTGAAGAGCATAGGTTAGGATGGCAACCACAGAAAGCCCAAAAGTCTGCACAAGAAATGTATGAGCGAATCTTCAGTATGAAGTTCCTACCTCCAGGTCGTGGTCTTTGGGCTATGGGTTCTCCTATCACTGAAGAGCGTAACATCTACATGGCTCTGAACAACTGTGCATTCGTATCTACTTCTTCTCTAAAGGAAGATAGGTCCAAGCCTTTCTGTTTCTTGATGGACGTGTCTATGGTAGGTGTAGGATGTGGCTTTGACACTAAAGGTGCAGGTCAGGTTCAGATTTACGCTCCAAACAAGACTAACGTCGAGACATTTGTCATAGAAGACACTCGTGAAGCTTGGGTAGAGTCTCTCAAAGTATTGCTTGAGTCTTACTTCAACGGTTCTAAAAAGATTGTCTTTGACTATGGCAAAGTCAGAGTAGCCGGACTACCTATCAAAGGTTTCGGTGGTGTATCTAGTGGTCCTGGTCCTTTACAAGAGATGCATGAAGTGATTCGTGCAGTTCTAGATAGGAACGCAGGTACTCCGATCACAATCACAACCATCGTCGACATCATGAACTTAGTAGGTAAATGTGTCGTAGCTGGTAACGTAAGAAGAACCGCTGAAATAGTATTCGGTGATTACAACTCTAACGAGTATTTGGATTTGAAGAACTACAAAGTCAACCCTAGGAGAGAGAGCTTTGGTTGGACTAGTAACAACAGCATCTTTTGTGACCTCGGCATGGACTATACCAACGCAGCTGAAAGGACTCGTATCAACGGTGAGCCTGGTTTTGCTTGGTTAGAGAATATGCAAGGTTACTCTAGAATGAATAACGGCAAGGACAACAAAGACTCTAGAGTATCTGGAGGTAATCCTTGTCTAGAACAGAGTTTGGAAAGTTATGAAGTTTGCAACTTGGTCGAGACATTCCCATCGAATCACGATAGTATGGCAGACTATCTTGTTACGCTTAAGTACGCTTATCTATATGCTAAGACCGTTACTTTAGGCGAGACACACTGGAGTGACACGAATCGTGTAATGCTTAGAAACCGTAGAATAGGCTGCAGTATGAGTGGTATCGCTCAATTTCTTGCGGTTAAAGGAATACATGAGCTCAAAGTTTGGTGTGAGGAAGGCTATAAAGCTATTGAAAGATATGATGAAGTTTATTCTGACTGGTTGGCTATTCCAAAAAGCATCAAGAAGACATCGATTAAACCATCAGGTACTGTAAGTCTTTTGGCTGGAGCTACCCCAGGTGTGCATTTTCCAGAAAACACACACTATATTCGTAGAATGCGATTGAGCAAACACAGCGAATTAATCCAACCCCTAAAAGACGCAGGGTACAAGATAGAACCTTGCTATGGCTCGGAAGATAGTACTATGGTGGTTGAAATTCCTGTTAGCTTAGGCACAAACATTCGAACGTTAAAAGATGTTTCAATGTGGGAACAACTGGGTATGGCAGCCTTTATGCAGCGTTATTGGGCGGATAACCAAGTTAGTTGCACAGTTACATTTAAGAAACATGAAGCAGATCAAATTAAGTTCGCATTGGACCTTTATCAATATCAGCTTAAAGGTGTTTCATTTCTTCCTATGTTAGAGTCTGGTACAACTTATAGACAAATGCCCTATGAAACTATAACTGCTAAAAAATACGATGAGATTTTAGAAAAATTGAAACCTCTAAAATTAAGAGGAATCCATGGTGAAGAGGCTGATGTTGAAAAATTTTGTAGTAATGATTCTTGCGAGATAAAGTTTACTAAGAAATAACTTATTGGTCTTGACATTTTTACTACCTGTGTGTAATATTTACATATGGGTAGTAAAATTATTATAAAGCAAGGTGCCAAATTTGGTAAACTAACGGTTTTAAGAGACTTAGGCAACCACAATCCTAGACATGAATCTAGGTTCGAATGTCAATGCGATTGTGGTAAGGTCAAGAGCATGATTGGTTATCATTTAAGAAGTGGTGCTTCAAAATCATGTGGGTGCACTAACCGTCGTGGCAAGACAAACTCGAAATGGTTAGGATGCGAGGAATTAGGTGGCACAGAATGGAGTTGTATCCGTTATTGTGCTAAAAAACGAGGAATTCCGTTTAAGATCACGATCAAAGACGGCTGGAAACTATTTATACGCCAGGATAAGTTATGTGCATTGACTAACGTTCCAATATCACTGCGTAAGTATGGTGAAGACACGACTAGTAATGCATCTTTAGACCGAATTGACTCATCAAAAGGTTACACTAAGGATAACTGTCAATGGGTGTTAAAAAATATTAATTTAATGAAACAAGACTTAGACGAAAAAGAATTTATTAGCTTATGTAAGCTAGTAGCAAGGTATAATAATGACTAAATATGTAATGGGCTTACTGTTTTCTAAGGACTGCTCTAAGATAGCGTTGATTAGAAAACAGAAGCCGGAATGGCAGCTAGGTTTGCTTAATGGTGTAGGTGGTAAGGTTGAGGATGGCGAAACTTATCTACAAGCCATGACTAGAGAAGCTAAGGAAGAAGCAAACATCAAAGCTGATTGGAAAGAGATTTGTACGTTACGCGACTTGAATGAAGAGAACTTCGTAGTCGCTTGTTTCTATGCCGTGGACTGTATCTTAGATGTCACTACAGTTGAGTCTGAGATCGTTGGCATATACGAAGTGAATGATATTATCACCCGTAAAGAAAAGACAATTCCTAATATCCCTTGGTTAGTGAACTTGGCTTTGGACCATATCTACAACCCAGGACACCCTATAGCATTAGAAGCAATTTATGAATAAGCATGCAGACTTTCTAAAGAATATGCAGGATACGATTGCCAGGGATGGTATTCAATATCCTACGGTAGGATTGAAGAAGGGCTATTTGATTAGCTTTGAAGGAGTAGATGGCGCAGGTAAGACTACGCAAGTAGATTTACTAGCTAAGGCTCTCCAACAACTAGGCTTTCATGTCCATCAATTCAGATCACCAGGCTCATCTAGCTTAGGAGAATCACTCAGGGAAATCGTTAAGAACCCTAGCTCTAAGATTTGTGATGCAGCTGAACTATTACTAATGAATGCTGACAGAGCTCAGTTAGTAGAAGAAAAGATTAGACCTGCTCTTGAAGCGGGCGGTATTTGCATTTGTGACAGGTTCTTGTATAGTACTATCATCTATCAAGGGTTTGGTAGACAGACTGACATGAACATCATCAATGCTCTACTACAGTTTACAGTAGGCCCAACCGTACCTGATCTAACCTTCGTCATGGATATTAGCCCAGAAGAGTCAGCTAAGCGCAAAGCTAATAGAGGCGGCACGGATAGATTTGAGGGCGAGGCTCTAGCTTACCAAACTAGGATAGCTCAAGGTTTCGATTGGTTAAAGAGTAAGGAGAAGGAGAGCAATGGTAAGATACTTAACATTGATTCTTCAGGCTCTATAGAAGATGTTCACAACGAGATTTATCGTTGCACAGCTTTTAGAGTTGGTAAACTTAAAGAAGGCCAGCTAACAGTAGACGCAGGTAACAAAATAATTACATAATATGGGACAACCAACACAAGACACAAACAGTGAAGCCGCAGTATTTCGCAAAGTAGACGCAGAGAGAAAGAAAGCAGCTGCACAAGCAGAGCTCGTTCAACATCAGATCATTATCAATGCTTTAGCAAGCACCCAGCCTAAGACTGATATAAAAGACGCAGTTTGGCAGATGGCTACAGACTCAGGAGTCATTACGTTACCTAAAGGTACAGACCCAGTTAAGTATATGACTGAGGTTGAAGGTAACAGACCTGCAGTAAATGACCCTCGCAAAGATAAGCCAGTACTTGATGCTTTGACAGAAGCTCAGGTCAAGAAGCAGGCTGAAGATACTGAGAAGTGGGCAACGCAATTCTTAGAGGAGGAAAAGTGAATTACCCTGAACCTCCATTCAAAGTAGGCGATAAGATCTGTAAACCTAAAGGATACGCATTTGACGGTACAGTAGTTAGCATATTCAAAACCTTGACTGGTAACGCTAGGGTTGTGGCAGAGCTTACTACAGCTAATGGCGAAGGTATGCTACATATCTTTAGTGAGAATCAGTTGGCTCTGCGTCATGAATAACGCAGACAAACAATACTTAGACTTACTCAACAAGATACTTACTGAAGGGCAATGGAAGGGCAATAGGACTGGTGTCGATTGCTTAACCATTGCCGGTTTCATGTTTGAGCACGATATGGCGGATGGCTTTCCACTACTCACTAGTCGAAAGCTTCCGTTCAAGTCTACGAAAGTTGAGTTAGAGTTCTTCATCAAGGGCTTACGTAGCAAGAAGTGGTTGCAGGATAGGGGATGTCATTACTGGGATGGTTGGTGTAATCCTAAGTTAGTTCCCTATGCTAATGACGACGCTACCAAAGCTAAGATGGCTGCTGAAGACGATCTAGGCCTAATCTATGGAACACAGTGGAGAGGATTCGGTTGCCATAACTGTGGTGATAAGATAGACCAGCTTAAGGTATTAGTGGACACCTTAAAGAAGAATCCTAGTGACAGACGTATGATTGTGTCTGCCTGGAATCCTTTAGTACTTCCTTACGCAGCATTACCTAGTTGCCATTACGGTTTTCAAGTTACAGTAATAGGTGATAAGCTAAACTTAGCTTGGAACCAGCGTAGTGTAGATACTTGCTGTGGTTTACCTCAGAACATCGCTAGTTACGCTCTCTTACTTCATCTATTAGCTAAAGAGGCTAATTTGAAGGAAGGCAAGCTAATCGGGTTCTTGATGGATACTCATATCTATGCTAACCACATGGATGGAGTTAAGCAGCAATTGACTCAAGCTACACATGAGTTGCCTGAGATACATACAGATGACTTCACTAGTATCTTTGATTGGGAATATGGTCACACTGGGTTGACCGGCTATAAGTACAGTGACCCTATCAAGTACGAAGTGTCAGTCTAATAGCTAAAGAAAAGAATGCATAGCCCAGGACCACCATCCCAGGCTATGCATTCATCATAAGTCCTCCTTTTCTTTTTGGTTTACTTCGTTTCCTCCAGAACTCAGTGGTTTATTGTTTCTTTGGTTGGATCTCCATTTTCTCGTCTACGTCCTGTTGTAGGATGACGATGCCAGCCAGTAGGTTCACCCATACCATCCCAAGCAGCCAACGCTAACTTCGCTTTTTCCGGACTGCAGTAGCACCAACGGTCATCGTAGCTATGCTCGCAGTTTTTTTCGCTCAGGACGATAATGGCACAAGTGTAAAGCAATCCCATTAAACAAGCTACCCTACCATCAGGAAATTCCTTAGGGTCGAAGTATTCGTTATCCTGGACCGCTTGCTGCAGCTTAGGACTCATTTCCGTCTCTTTCTTTTAATTGTTGTTGCAGATGTTTTATCGTCTCAAGTAGTTTATACACTTGAGGCAATCCTTCAGTAACCCAGTCAGGCACAGGCAATCCATGAGTAGTGACGAACAAGTGCTGAAACGCAACGTCACCAATCCTGCATTGTTCCTTCCACATCCTGGGATCGTCAACCGTCCAATTAGGCGGCTTATCAAACACCTCACACACGCCGCAGTAATTGGTAACGCCGTGTTTGCAGGGATAGTTCATTGCCAGTCTTCAGGGAACAACAGCTTAACTCGTTCCCCTGTTTTAGTGTTGATCAAAATCATGTATTTTGCAGATTCCGTATCATGATTTGCCATCATGATCAACACGTTTTTTGAAAAGCTCATTCCCATGTGATAGGCGTCATGGTGAAATGGATTGATATTTGTTTCTGGAGACCGTGCAGCCGGCATAGACTCCATGATCTCGATTTTGATTGTAGCTTGGCTGATCTGGGAGTAAGGTAGCTGGACGAACAATTCACGGATCTCCCGCAGTCTAGTCAAACCTGCCATGACACGCTCTTTCTTTTCCGTCGCATAAATAGATGAATGTGCATTCTCCATGCCTGACACATTCAAACCAACCTCAAAAAGGAGTGCGTCCATCTCACCTGTCAAGGCTTTGAAGGTGCTCATGCCTTGACAGGTAGCTGGTTTTTCCGTGCGATAGCCACGAGCTCATCCATATCATATGAGACGTAACCACCCATACCGGAAATGCCTTTGATGACAACCCTGATCTTGGTGCCATGAGGTATCCGGCCAGCGTAGATCGGCTTGTTGGAGAACTCGGTAGTAAACCAAGAATCATCCACATTTCCACCCTCGTCAACCCACCCCTCCAAACCCAGGTTCGGGTCGGTGAAGAAAGTCAAGGTTGTCCAGCGGTCCCAAGGCAGCTTACGATTGTAATACCGTTGATGTAGTAACACCCCCACCCCTAGGGCGGCGAGGATGATGACGGTAAGCCAGAATAGGCTAATTTCGAATGTATGATGTATCATGTTGTTTATTGTAGTTATTTGTTGCAGTTTACGGGGACTCCATTGATAGAGTCTCTCTCAATTTATCATACCCTAAATAAGCATGTAAGCTAGTACGGGCCCCCTCCCCCTAAGCTATAACTTAGTTTGTATGGTATAATAACTTGGATAGCATAAACCCTATCCGTATCTTTTAGCACCCCCTAGGCCAGAATAGCCCCTATTAGGGTATAATGTATTGAACCACGATGTTTTGGCCAAAGGTGACCGTATGTTGCCTCCATGCTGGAAAGGTTCGATCACAAAATCCATGGGACATGAGCCCCCAATGGTGGCGCTACCTCTTCATCCAGCTGATGCTTGAGGTTGTCGTTTCTTCCTCGGACACCCCCTAGGAAGGGGTCCGGTTGCCTGAAAAGGTCTTTGTGGAGAGTCTTAAGTAGAACATCAAAAGTGCTGGCAGCGCTTCAGGTGTTCTAGGGTGTACCACAATTCAAGGCTTTATCCTAGGTTTTGGACGAGCAGTATACGCCAAAAATAATACTGTTAGAGGAGACAAGGCTTAGCGGCCTAACCTCGAATCGACACCCCCTAAACCAATTTACTAGACCTTGTAGTCAGACGCTCGACTTAAGGTTTGCTGATGAGCGGAAGGCGTCAATGTACAGGCTCATCAGTTGGCTGGTAACTAATTTCACTGAGGTAAAACTTTATGTTGGGTGACTTCGATACGTTGAGCTATGGTGGTGGTGGTCATCGTCGGACCTCTTCGGAGCTGGTATGGGAATGACGCCCATTACTTGTGTGATATCACAATACATTACTACGGTTGGCCAGATACAAGGCCGAACTTTGTCCCAACATCCCCCTTTCGTTGAGCGCAAGCTTAATGGAACGTGGTTGGTCATCCTCATTATAGACCAACCCTCCGACAGCCCAAAAGATGGACTGAGCGCAAGCTTAGTGTCAATCCATCAGAGCCCCACAGCACCATTCAACCTGCAAAGGAAGATTGGTGCTGTGGGCTCGTCTGTCAGTTAAACTAACCAACTTTTTAGCTATGAAGATTACTTGTGAAATTGCGGATGACTTGTTACCGATCGGTACCAAAGTTTTCATCCCCAGGCCTGTTGTAAAAGACGTGCATGAAGATGAAATCCTAGGCTACTTCTGTATACTAGGCAAAGACAAAGAAAAAGGCGACATACTGTATGCCACTGACTATAGGTTGCGTATTGTCAACATGGACCGAGGGACATTCTTGGATGCCTGGAAAGCAGACGAATTTTTTCTTAGCTATCAGGAGGCTAAAGAAATGGCAGTCACATATCCTGTTGTAGCAACACAAGACGAGTGGTTTAAGGCCATTGGTCTTAAGAAAGATAGCGATCGATTGCAGTATGACGAGGAATGCGAGTTAGCTCCTTGTTGTGGCACAATCAGTGATATCCGTGATCTGCTTAGCACTATCATGGAGCGAGAGTACTGCACAGGTATGCAGAAGCGTACACTTGTATCACTAATGAACGCGCACGAGCCTGCGTTAGGCCTATCGCCTGCGCTCGACAAAATACTAGCTCAACTAAACATCTGCTGGCGTGAAAACCAGGAGCCTTACGTTAAACCAATAAAATGAAAATACTACAAACACTAAACCTGGATACACAGTCTGGAGTAGGACTGGGAATGTTTCCGGATAACCAACCAAATTTGACGGTCAACACGAAAGAGGTTTCTGTTGACTCTGCGAAAGACGGTGTGCGGGTTGTTGCTCGTTTACGCTCTAGCTTAGACGTAATGAACTTACTTCAGCTCTCGAACGCCCTCGATCATATGTTTATCGAAAAAGCTGAGCTCGTAATACCTTACTTGCTCGGTGCCAGGTCTGACCGTGTAATGGTCCCTGGAGGTCCTGTCTTCCTCGAAGTCGTTGCTGATCTAATCAATCAATGCGGTTTCAAGGTCGTCAACCTTTTCGATCCACACAGCGACGTCGCTCCAGCTCTAATCAAGCACAGCAAAGCTCACAACAACAGTAAACTGGTCCAGGCATATAAACAGGAAGACGCTGTCCTGATAGTGCCTGATGCTGGCGCTGCTAAGAAAGTGAAGAGCTATCTTGGCTGGAATACCAACATCAAAGAGATCGTCTATTGCTCGAAAGATCGTAACCTTGCAACTGGTGCCATCACGCTCAAAGTTCCGAATGAGGTGGCAGCTATCTGTTCTGGAAGAAACTGCGTCATCATTGATGACATTTGTGACGGTGGTGCAACCTTCACCGCCATTGCTCAACAGCTCAAGGAATACTCGGCTGACTGCAAAGACGGCTCGGCCTTGCCTCCCAAGACGATGACGTTGATCGTTTCGCACGGCATCTTTTCCAAAGGGTTCATGGAGTTGGAAAAGTATTTCGACAACATCATCACGAGCGATAGCTTCAGCAATAACTATAGTAGCAAGATTGTTACTGTCGTTCCTGTCTTCGCTGCTCTCGATGCAAAAGCCGGTAACCTGCAATACAAGACGAATGACATCATCATTCCGAAGAAAGAGCATTTCGTTAAAAAGGAACCGAATCCACTGCTCTTGACTGACTTCTATAAAGTTGGTCACGTCTTTCAGTATCCGGAAGGAACTGAATACGTCTATTCTAACTGGACTGCTCGTAAGAGTCGTATAGCTGGAGTGGATAGTATGATGTTCTTTGGTTTGCAAATGTTCTGCCAACGTGTCCTCATTGACTACTTCAACAAACATTTCTTCAAGAAACCTCTTGCTGAAGTGTTAGGCGAGTATAAGCGAATCATCTCCAACACAACTGGAGACCTGGCTTCATACAAGCACGTCGAAGATTTGCACAAGCTCGGTTATCTGCCTATCAAGATCAAGGCTGTGAAAGAGGGTACGCTAGTTCCTATGCGTGTTCCTTGCCTCACTGTCTTGAATACGTTGCCTGAGTTCTATTGGGTGACTAACTGGGTAGAAAGCTTGTTTAGCGCAGAGGTTTGGAAGATGAGCACAAGCGCAACCATCGCATTCCAATACAGGCTGATCCTGGATAAATATGCCAAGGAAACTGGCATGTCTCCGGAGTTCGTGCAATGGCAAGGGCACGACTTCAGCTTCCGAGGCATGGATGGGTGGGACAGCGCTCAAAGATCTGGCATGGCTCACTTGTTGAGCTTTACTGGCACTGATACGATTCCTGCCATCACTGGTTTGGAATACTACTATGGAGCTGACGTGACCAAGGAATTGGTTGGCGGCTCTGTTCCCGCTACTGAACACAGCGTTATGTGTAGCGGTGGTAAAGGCACGGAAATTGAAACCTTCCGTCGTCTCATCACCAAAGTCTATCCCAAGGGCATCGTTTCAATCGTCAGTGATACCTGGGACCTTTGGAAAGTCGTCACCGAATACCTGTTAGCTCTCAAAGCTGACGTGCTGGCTCGTGACGGTAAAGTGGTCATCCGCCCTGATAGCGGTGACCCTGAGTTAATCATCTGTGGTAATCCGGATGGTGCAAGCGAAGCTGAACGTAAGGGCGTAGTTCAATGTTTGTGGGAAATCTTCGGAGGGACTACTACAGACAAAGGCTACAAGCTTCTTGACTCACACATCGGCGTCATCTATGGGGATAGCATTACCTTAGAGCGCGCCCGTGCTATCTGCGAAGGATTGGCTGCGAAAGGATTCGCTTCACAAGTTGTGCTAGGTATTGGTTCATATACCTATCAGTGCAACACTCGCGACACATTCGGTCTGGCTATGAAAGCCACTTATGTGGAAATCAACGGTAAATCGGTCGACATCTTCAAAGATCCGGTTACCGACGATGGCACAAAGAAGAGCAACTGCGGTCTGCTCAAAGTCTACAAAGATGACAAGGGTCGTCTGCAAGTCCAAGAGAAGGTGACTTGGGGTGAGGAAGCTAAGAGTGAGCTGGAGGTCGTCTTCGTTGACGGCCAGCTCAAACGTTTCCAGACTTTGAAAGAAATCCGCGGTATCGTCGCTGAAGCCCGTGCTAAGGCTTTGGCATAATTGTGTCTTGGCCCTTGATAGGATAGTCAGTATCCTTCAGGGGCCAACGTCTCAAACACAAATTAAAACAAAATACACTTGGCCCTTGACGAGTGCTGATTAGTCAAGGTCAGGCACAGTAAGTTCCTTTGCAGCGGGCTTGGGCATCTCTTGGTCGTTCTCCGGATTAAAGGCTTCTATCACATTTGGTAGATAGTTCTTATAGTTTGGAGTAACTCTAGGAGTGCCCAGGCCTGCATCTAACATAATGTCAGTCATTTCTTTTAGCAATGAGTACTGGCTAATGAAAGCTTTGCATTTTATCTTGAATGCTGCAATCTCACCGTCTTTTATGATGCTACCGAATTGATAGTAGACATCACCCACTTTCTTGATTTCAGAGAGTTCCATCGCAAAGTTAGTGAACTCATAGGTATTTTTTCCAATAGTATAATAGTACCTATCATCGATCCTAAGAAACTTTGTACCACTGATATTGACTTCAGATGTCTTCTCCTTAATCCAGGCCTGTTTTAAGGGAATGCCGGTAATCGCTTCTAACTCCTTCATTTTTTTAATTGTCAGCTTTCCTAGCGTACCTTTGATCTCTTTATGCAGATCAGGTGTTTTTATTAGCGACAATGGATTACAGTTAGAAGCTATCTCTTCAGTATGTTGCCAAATCTCGATACACTGCTGCGGCTTCAAGGAATGATGAAGATTCAATACTTTATCAGACCAACCAACAATTTTCTGAGACCAAGTACAACCTTCGATCTCAAACAAGTTTCGTATATCTCCAACTACACTTCCACCTAACCTACCATACCAGCCAGGTTCGGGGTTACGGTAGATCATCTTTCGGTCAGCAATGTCCTTAGGATTAAGAATGATCTCTAATGAAGCTAATTTACCTGGCGCATAAAACGTAGGTAACAGTAACTTGTTAGAGTAAGCTTCATTTAACAACAGTGGACGGAAGACAGGATCACTGATGTGCTTAGCAGTGACTACACCTATTTCAGTCTGTGTAAACTTAGGCATACCAAGTTCATTCAGCAGTTTACCCATCATGATAGGCTTTCCGTTGTAATACATTGGCATCTCCTTGCCAGCAGTCCTACAAGCTAGCCAGAACCTCTCCTGACTTCTATGTAAGGTATAGTCCTGCGCAAAGCTAAGTTCGTCCGTTTCAGTATACTTTGGCGGTATATCAAAGAGCTCCGGATGCTCCTGTACAAAGTAGCTATAGCATTTCCTACCAAACTCATAATCATCTCTCTTTATCTTATGCGGCTGTGTAAAGAAGAAGAGATCAATGGCGTTATAAGCATTGTCATCTTGGGCTAAGGCTAGCTGTCCTAACCTAGGGACTTTGTGGGTGGATTTAGGCCTTTCGCAGGCAAAATGCACCAAAACTGATTGTAAGTTTAACCTAGTACAAAATTCGTTGACTGTCATAAAATATCTTGCTGATCTGGATGCCCGTGGTTATACTAATACTATGAAATATAGCCTAGATGTAACCAGTGACTATTCATACCGAGAGCTTTATAGCTACTTGAATATCAATACCACTCCTGACTTCGTGAAGCAAGGAGAATGTATGACAAAGTTGGCAGCAAATGAACTGCTAGACGATGCCTTTGCTGACAAGTACCATCGCGCTTTCCCTATCAATTCAGCACCTGATGTTTATGTTAGTAACGCCTACTTTATAAACAAGAAGGCTGAGTTAGCAAAGCTTTGGGGTCACAACTACGTCAAAGACGTGGAGACCAGAATTAACAAAGCAGCTGAAGTGTTTTCTATCAAGGGCGACCTCGACAAATATAACACTAACATTATGGAAAAATCAGCTGCTGACTACACAGAACAATCTATCGCATCTGTAGAGATGAACGATACGACTTACGATTTATTTCCTTACAAGACAGCCGAAGACATTAAGTTCCAAGCTGAACAGTTCGTTAACAACATCAAGAATTACCCTTTCGCTTGGAGAAACAAAATTGCTCATGCGTTCATTGATAAGGCTGCTGAAGCCGGTATCACTGAACTGCCTGACTTAATCTGCAAGTATGGCGGTATGTTCTTCCCTGATGTTCGAGAATTTGAAGACACACTCTCTAGGCGCATGCGTAAATTGAGTGAAGTTTATCAGAAAGAGTACCAGCCCCTTCTAGAGAAGGCTGCTGCTATTACTTGTAGGGAAGACGCTTATAGTGTCTGTGCCGAAGCATATAAGATTGAAAAATCTGCCGGTGTTTACGACAAGCCTTTGGTTTATCGTGAATTCGGTGATATCGTTGACCGCACCATGACATTGAGCATGACTAAGCTTGCCGACATCATGAACGTCGTCAAGATGGATGGAGACTATTACAAGATGGATGATCTCCAGAAAGTCAGCAAAGACATTTTCAAACAAGCTTTTGGTTGCGACATCGATCCTGCCAATGCCACTGAACTACGCGATGTTCTCCCGACTATGCCTGGTTCTGATGTGGCGTTGTTTAGAGAGCTGAGCAATATATCTGCTTGCTAATGCACGATTTTTCCCCAATCGTCCTCAAAGACAAATCAGCACCGGCTTGCGCACTACTCTTAGCAGTAGTAGCAGAGTTCGGTGTTGATTGCTTTGCCTGGGACCCACATATCCTGAGGATTGAGTTGTTGGAAGAATACAACATCACTCTCTCAGAAGAACAGTCTGACAAGCTTCAGGCTGCTATTACTATTCTCAATACCGACGCTTTTGAGACTGACTGGCATGCATTTAACAATTGCATCCATGCACTCAATGGTGAACCTTTCGATTACGACACTCTAGAACCTATTGACGCTGAACAGATAGCTGCAGCAATGCCGGAGATAGAAGTGTTACGCTCTAAGTTCCTTGAAGAAGGTTTGCAATTTACTGATGAGATCAAAGCCTATGCTGGTATGATCTTTTCAGAATATGGCCTCTTCTTCGCTCCTAATGAATTCCCTTCCGCCATCATGCCTTCTTTGCCTGGTGAGCATAACTCTGATAGCCAAATAGAAAAGCAAGAAGCTTTGGCAGAGGTCTACAATAAGAAGAAGGAAAAGATTAATGAGTACCTTGCAAAATTCCAGTAAGCTAAATAAAATTTGACTAGTTCAACTCTATTGAGTAGAATTGAACTATGACACTTAAACAAAGAATTTTAGTATTACGTAAAAATAAGAAATCTTATGCGGAAATTAGTAAAATAGTAGGCTGTAGCAAAGGTAATATAGCATATCATTGTTCTTCTGATGTAAAAAATAAACAACACGCTCGACAAAACAAATCGAGAAACTACTACATGATTACAATCAAAAATGACCGAGGTGGTAAGTGTACAAAATGTGGTTATGACAAATGCCTACAAGCTTTAGAATTTCATCATACTGATCCTTCTACTAAATATAAGCATAATGGTAAAGCTATCTCTATCAGGCAAATGGTAAACTTAAAAACTAGAAAAGAAGTTTTAGAAGAAACAAAAAAGTGTATACTACTGTGCTCAAACTGTCACAAAGAGTTACATTATTTGTAATTTGCGCTGAAAGGATTTGAACCTCCGTGCAGCTAAAGGTATTTCACTTTAGCTGTGTATTCCAGTCTACCACAGCGCAGATTAGTTATCATCCATACTACTAATATTGTGAGTCGTAAAGAAACTGTTACCGGCCCACAAATGCGCAGAACAAGCAGCGTAATTTAGTGTATGATAGAAGTCATCAGGATCAGTATCACGATGCCTATAAAACACTTTGCTTCTTAAGTTATCTTCCTTAACCTCAATGAAGATGTTGAGGATGTCTTGCATAGCTTCGGCGGTATCACCACTATCCCAAGCAGGAAATAGGATTCTGTTCTTCTTGAGCAAGTCCATAGTGAAGCTCATAGTTTCACTTCTGTTCAAGCACCACCTAGTCTGACTCCAATCCAAAGCATTAGCCGGTATATCAGTGTACTGAGTTAAATTAGTTTCACGATAAGAGATAAGCTGAGTTCTGGATGGCTCATATAGATTACCTAACATCTTTGCTCTTAACGGATCTGGTCCTGAGTCAGCAAACACGTTACAATTAAATGCCCTGGCTAAATCAGCTATCTCTCTTATCTGCTGTTCATAGTCCACGTTCTTGAAGATCTTGATATAAAAGACTTCAATGATACCGTCTGGTCTAAATCCTAGTATAGTGCAAACTGTTCTAGAGCTTTCTGGATTAACACCCCAGTCAACACCCATCGCAGTGTAGACGTATCTGCTCATGTTCCTGCCATACACAGTCCTAATGTCGCCAAGCACGCACAATGACTTCAGATGCTCTTCCGTGATCGGTTTAGTACCAACGTCGTAAGGAAGTCCAAAGACTTCGTTATAGACCTGTAGCACACTGTAGCTACTGTCAATGTTGTGTACCTTGTTATAAATTTCCTTCCAACCTCTTTCAGTCTGGTTGTAGTAAGGTAGGATAGGCTGAGCCATATGAAACCCGTAGATTTCCCTGTCTCCTGGATTCATATCAACCCATTGGCCAGCACTAGTGTCTAACAGCTTGCTGCATTTGCTGCAGCTCAACCCTGCTTTAAGAATCATCTTCAGAGGCTCATTGGCTTCTGTAAGCATGTTCCAGTGATTGCAGCCTGAACACTTAGTTATCCATTCAATTTGGTGCGCCTTCTTCCATAGACAGCTAATAGTGTTGTCTGTAGTAAGTGGCGTACCTGCGTAGACCTCGCGTTTAACCTGACTGATAGCCATTGTCTCATTGATAATGGGTAAGATGTCCAGGTTCATACCCTGCACCTCGTCGAATACGTTATGATCTGTAGCCGGACCACGGGTACGATTAGCGTCTTCACTAGCGTAGGTTAGAATGATGTTGCTGTGGGAGTCCTCGACTTCCTTAACGTATACATCGTTCTTTGATAGTTTGCTTAAGATGTCCTTCAATGGAGGACTCTGAAAGCGTGCGCTCAAATAGTCGTGGGAAAAGCGTTTGGTAGCCTGCTCATTAGGTGCGATGTACATCATCTTATAATAATTATACCTAATAAGATTCAAGGCGATTATGTTACTAATCAACGTCGATTTCAAAGTTTTACGTGAACACTTAAGCAGTAATTTTCTCGGCACACCGTCGTAAATGGCACGCATCATTGGAAACTTATCCAATTTCTGCGGTTGCCCCTCGTTGTTATACAGATAGAGTTCTACGAGCCTGCTCAAAGGATTGTGCAGGAATAGCAGTTGTCTTGCTAAAAATCGTGACTTTTGATCTTTCTGTTTTAGCAGCTGAGTAGCCCTTTCAAAGGAATCATGGAGAGAAAGCATAGGAATTCGGAACGTGATGATCTAGGCTATGGCCTAGAACTCGCGGCTGATCAATTTTTTCAATGCTTATCACAAATCTTCAACCTAATCACGCTAATCTTTAAGTAATCACAATTCTAACCAATTCAAGACCTTATGTCAAGAACGGCAAAAAAATACAAATCTAAAGCTAAACCCCAAGATACCGAGAAAAAGGTTCGTGGGAGTTATACTTCGGACATCACCAAAACAACAAACCAAAAAACAAAAGATGCAAAACCAAACAATTAATGCAGGAGATAGCGTTGTCTTCACACAGCGCTATCAACCTGAAGATCCACTGTCCCGTCTACACGGGCATACAGGCATAGTCCTGGAAATGCAAGGTAACAGCGCAATCGTTGACTTTGATCACGCTGCCGTTACTGTCAATTTAGCAGACATTGAGTCTGCAGAAGAGTCCGATGAACTGCCAGCTCCTGGAACCGACACCATTACACTTATTGACGATCATGAGTGTTCCGGGATGAGCCGTGCACAACTGATAGCCCACAAACTAATTGCTCAAGAAGGTGATCCTAAATTGGACCATGAACTGACTGAGCTCCTCAACGTAAACTAACCAACAAAATGCAAAACTTATCATTCGAAGAGAAGTTCAAAAACTACCTGCGCGCTAGTTACCCGCTTCTTTACATCCGCACGCACGAAGAAGGACGCGTAACCCGCTCCATCATCAACTCCCTCAACGACGCCACTATTCCCATCTCGATCTATAGCTGGGATAGCAAACGTTTGCTTGAGAAACATAACAAGTCTGCTAACGGCGCTCAAGGCGGTTCTTGGGAACAGGTCAAAGGCACTCCTGGCAAAGACTATGGTCTGGCCAACGTCATTGACAACATCAAAGGCATCGGCAGCACCTCTGGTCGTAACGTTATCATCATGAAGGATTTCCATTCCTTTATCGAAGCTCCTGGTCAGATTCGTCCGATTCGTAACGCGATTGAGGAACTGAAGTGCAAGGGTAACATGATCGTCTTCATTTCACCTATCATCAAGATCCCGGTTGAATTGGAGAAAGACATCCAGATCCTGGACTATCATCTCCCCGATGACAAGCAGCTGGAAGGCATCCTTACATCCGTCATGACTATCTTCAACAAGAAGCAGAAAGATAAGGGTCGCCCGGAACAGGTGCTCTCGGAAGACGTCAAACAGGCGTCAATTGAAGCAGCCAAGGGTCTGACCTTTGGTGAAGCACACGATGCCTTCTCACTGGCTATCATCGAAAATCACGAGTTCAACAATGAATTCGTTTTGAGCGTGTTCGAGGAGAAAGTGAAACAGGTCAAGCGTAACGGCTTGCTGCAATACATCAAGACTGGTGGACGCTTCGACAACATCGGTGGTATGGAAGGCTTGAAGAAATGGGCTCGTGCTCGTGGTAAAGCTTATTCAACGGCTGCGCGCGCATACAAGCTTCCTTATCCTAAGGGCATCTTGCTGTGCGGTATTCCTGGTTGTGGTAAGACTGAGTTCGCCAAAGCTATCGCTAACGAGTTCGGTTTCCCGCTCTTCCAGTTAGACATCGGTGCCTTGTTCGGCAAGTTCGTCGGTGAATCGGAAGAAAACTTCCGCAAAGTCATCGAAGTGGTGGAAAGTATTGGCCGTTGCGTGCTCTTCATTGATGAAATCGAGAAGTCCTTGAACCGCAATGCAACTTCTGGTGCAGGTGATACTGGCACTAGCTCACGTGCGTTTGCTACGTTGCTGACTTGGTTGAGTGATCACAAGTCTCCGGTGTTCGTGATCGGAACTTCTAACGACCATACACGTCTCCCCACAGAGTTCGTGCGTAAAGGTCGTTTCGATGAAATCTTCTGGCTCGACCTGCCCTCGCCGGCTGAGCGTGAGAAGATCTTCGAGGTGCTCCTGTTGCGCTACGGTCGTAAGATCGAAGACATCAAGGGCGGTAACCTCAAGAAACTGGCTGAAGAGACGGTCGGCTTCACCGGTGCAGAAATCGAGCAGGTCATCATCGGCACTATGTCAACTCGCTTCGACAAGGACGGTAAGGAGTTCACGCAGACCGATATCATTGATGAAATCAAAGCAGTCGTCCCTATCAGCGTAACTGCTAAAGAGGACATCGAACAAATGCGCAATAAAGCTGCAGGCAAATTGCGTGTTGTCAACTCCAGCGGTGCTAGCCGCATCTATCAGCTGGAAGGTGAAGGGAAACGTTCGGATGACGATGGTCTCAACCGCCGTCTTGACGAAAAGTTCTCGTAAACTAATCATGGGCTGGCCTGAAATATGGCCAGCCCTCTTTCAAAATTAAAATAATGGATACCATGACACAACCTGACTTGGACAAGCGTTTTAAGAAATTGTTCCAAGCTGGTAACTTAGTACAGGTTCACGTAAGTAAATGGGGCATGACTGTCTCTGCTACTGAAAAGGACTTGGGGCTGGACAACAAACCAGCTGAAGGGGTGGAGCAAAAGAAGCTACCGCCGTTCGTTACATTAGGGAAGAAGGCCTTGTTTACCGATGAAGTTCGCCTCGTCTTTGGACGCATCGAGTCTAACGCCAGGGCATTCTTGCTTAACAACTCACACCGTTTCCCTGTAGCTGACGCTCACTTTGTTCCTGCTAAAAACATGGAGCACGTGATAACTGAACTTGAGAAGTTCCGCGTTGCCTACTTGACCGAGGTTGAGAAGTTTGTCACCAACTACACTGTTTACAAACAGAAGATGTTGGATGCCTATCCTGACTTCAAGACCTTGCTTGAACCTTACTATCCTGAAGCTCAGGACGTTAGGTCGAAATTCGGTTTCACGGTCAGCATCTACGAGATTGCTTTTCCTAAGAGGATGCAGCAGATCTCCGTTGCTGAAATCAAGGCCCAGAACATTGCTGCAGAAGCTGCTAAGGCCAAATACGAGAAACTAATGGAAGGACAGTACCATCACCATCTTCAGCAGATGCAGGACTTCCTTAAAGAAACAGCAACTGGTATGCGCGGCGAGATTATCAAGACCTTTGAAGTCATCGCGCAAAAGATCCAGAACCGTGAGGTGGTGTCTACCGCTAACCTGAAAACGCTCAAGAACACGATCGACAGCTTCGATGCCTTGGATTTCCTCGATGACAAAAAAGTCAAAGAGAACCTGGCACTCGTTAAGAAGGTGATCGGCTCTGGTGCAGACTTCAAGTCTGACGCCGAAGCATTGGTGCGTCTTAGCACAGCGATTAACACTACTCTAACTACAGCCAAGTCTATGACTGACGTTGACGCCTTGACAGGTGAATACACTAGGAGACTTGATACTGAAGGAATCTGATCATGATCACATTCGAGGGCGAACCATTTCTGCTTGACGTCATTTACCTTAAGGTCAAACCTGAAGGTAGCAAGACAGAACTTACACTACTTAGCATCCCCTTCGTTGAGGCACTTGGTATCCTTAATAACGTTACATTCGATTACAGGGCTAGTAGAGCCAAGACAATCGAATCAGCTGAAGTTCAATACGTTATAACAGGTGACACAGAGAAGGAAAAAAACAAAACCTTTGTAGTATCTAAGCAAGACCTTATCAAAAGGCTTCAGCTGGACATTTACGAAGACAAACAAAGAATCGTCGATCTAGTCATCCAACCTATGGATGAACTGGTAACCGATGAAGTCGAAAAATTCATTGCAATATGAGCCATACAGTCAAAATCAATTCTAGCTTCAAAACGGAGCACACTAACGCCCTCAAGCGCGCACTCGAAAACTTCGGTTGGAGCTTGAAGGAAAACAGCAAAATCAACACATATCCTAGCGATCCCGGCCGTAACAAAGTTTACCCGATGATCATGCAAAATCCTAAGGGATATGACATCGGTCTGTTGTTCAATGAACAGACGGGTGAGATCGAACTCTACGGTGACTTCTTCGATGGCAGCATCCAGAAGAGCCTGGGCAACAACATTGACAAACTCAAGCAGGAGTATAGCTGCTGCGTTGCGGAAGATCAGCTCGCCTACATGGGTTACTCCACCTCTCGTGCAGTTAACCAGGAAACTGGCGAAGTCACAGTCAACTTCGAACAATAATCAACATGATTCCTATTCCCCAAAAGAAAAAAGCAACGGGATTCGCAATCGACAAGTTTAGGACTGGCTCGGAATGGACACCGGGCAATCCTACTC